GCGGCAGGAACAGCTTCTGCTAGCGCGGCTTCCTCTGCTGGCTTTTCCTCGGCCTTTACTTTCGCTGCTTCTGCTCCATCTGCTGGACCCGCCCCTCCAATCATCAAACTTTCCTTTACCTTGCAAATAGGGTTTTTACTACCAGGGTAGCATTCTCTAAAAATGTCCTTTACAAAATCATTCATAAAGTCTTTGCTAACATCTAAATGATTGATGTATTCGGTGTAAGTTAACAACTTTTTCATGGCGTCGCCTTTGTAGTAAAGGCATTGAGGGAGAGAAAATTCACTTTTTTTGTTGAGCACTTCAACATATTTCCATCCATTCCCAATTTCACCATTATCGATGATATTGTATAACGTGTTTTTAAATGTAAGTGTTTTCTTATTACTCATGGTATATATAATGTATATATAAAATGAATTATTTAATATTTCACAAGTAAAACTAATATAATTTACTTAAAATTCTTGGTCCCATTCAGTTTCGCGTTTGTTTCCTCCCCGAGATGCTAAATGATTTTTTTGTTCTGACGTTTCACAAGCACACCCACCTGTTCCACTAACAGTAGAATTCTTGCAACATTCTGGTTTAAAGTCGTTATTGCCATAATAAAACAATTGTCCTTCGGGTAAGGGAACACTAACCTTTTCATAATTCTCACCGGGTTGGTACGTTTTTTGGTATTTGTCTTCGTGAATACCATCCGACGTTTTGTAGAAAAGATTTGCCATGTTTTCTCTGTGTATACAACTAAAGCACGTGTTACTAATGATAAATCCAGCAACAATCATAATAATCAATACATTAACTAAATTAAGATTAAGGGTTATGGAATAATTACTCATATAAATATTAAATAGATAATAATTACAAAATAGTCAATCATTTACTGATTTAAAAAATGGTCCAAACAAGCATTGTAATCCAACACCTTTACATCATTTACGAAAAAATGTTTTTTGTCTGTAATAATATGATACAAATATTCTCCATTTTCTTGATTTTTAATATATTTTTTATCGTAGTTTGCTAAATTATCGTTTTCAAACATAATATTGTTTCCCTTTACATTAAATGACTGGTTAAGATAGTTAAATGTTTTTTTATGGTCCAACGATTTCACAATACCTGTAATTTTAATATCATTCTTCAACATTTCTCCTACATTTAAATTTTGAACCTTCTTTTTCTCATTATTTTTTAATTCTATCATTGTATTTTTAAAAAAACCACTGTTTAAGTAATAGTTGATATCTTCCTTTGTGTAAATATATTTTTTGTTTTTCAAAGTAAGAATGTCTGTAATATCAACTTCATCCCAATCCATAAACACATGATTTTTAATACAAATCTTCTTAGATTGTGTGTTTAAACAATATACGTGTTTATGAGTTATGCCATCTAAAAGAATCGCGCGCGGGTCACGTTCTACACGGTTCCATCCGATAGTTTCATTGTAAACGTGATGATTTCCAGTTACAATAATACCGTTTAAATCATAAAATGTGTTTTTTAAACCACTAGTTTTAAACAAACTAGTAACAATGGTTCCGTCTTCCAATTTATCTCCTGGATTTAATTTGGATATTTTTATCGGTCCATTTTTGGTTTTAATAATTGTATCTTTGTGAAAACAATTTGCCGGTTTACCTGGTTTAGGAGGTATACTGCCTGAACTAATCATTAAAATTCGCGCCATATTTACCTTTACAATAATCAGAAGAGTCATTATCACTATATAAAAAACCGTTGCTGGTATGGCTACCGGCCATGAAAACGGGATAATCCACAATGCAACAATAGAAGCAGACGATGCGATCATACCAACAATCATCATATCAATAAAAGAACCAACAAATGATTTCATAGCGTAAAACTGAGCAATTAATGTGTATAAAAAAGCACTAAGAACGCCATTCATTTTTTTCATTGTGTCCTTGATATTGATAAACATCTTTTGAACGGGTATAATAACTGACGATAAACGATTGATAAAATATTTTATCATTTTTTGTATTTTTTCAAACAAACCAGCGGTGACTTTCTGTAAGGTTCCTCCTGAACTAAGTATCTTTTTAAAGGTTGCGTTTAGCGTACTCATTGCGGATGTAACTGGCTTGGTAAACATTTCAACCACCGTTTTTAAAATTAAATTGGTACACAAATTAAAATTTTTTCCAGTGCTTTCGAATACAGTATCATTTGGGTCTTTGTTAATCATACCGGCAAACGGGATAATACCAGGATGACACTTTAAATTGTTCCAATCTTTTTTTATGGGTTCTAAATTTGCTCTTATATAAAAATATGAAAATACTAAAAAAAATGCTAATAGAATGATAACTGTGATTGCAACAGAGTGTCCGTATTTCTCTAAATAAGTCTTATTTCTGTATAATTTATTTACATTTAAAATAAAAGTATCATTCATCTTATATATAAAATGGATAATAATATGATTTTTGTGCTGTAATAAAAATCATATTATTACTGACTTAATCTTCCCAATCCCAAAATTTAAATTCTCCTACTGGAATAATGTGGTTGGATGTAATCAAACAAGAAAGTGTATCACTGTATTTGTTTGTTTTGTTTGCGAATTTGTATACTTCTACTGGAATTAGTTCACCGTTTTCCGGGTTTATTATCTTGTGACTACCAGTAACATAAATATATTCATTTAAAGCTTTACTCCATATTTTGTAAAAACAGTGTTCTGTTCCTCCTTTAATTTTAAGGGTCGCGATTACATCTACGCCATTTTCCAATGTTTCACCGATAACAATGTCTTTCATTTTTTTCTTACTTCCATCGTTCATGGTTACTAATGTATTGGGTGAGAAACAGAGAGTTCTTAATGTTTCACCAACAGGTCCCCTCCACATACTTCTTGCTGTCAATGAACTACCTTCAATTATATTAGACATTACTGACATTGTTCCTCCAAACTTAGACAATACATCTTTTATATTGACAATAAAATATTGCATTTTCACCATAATACCTTTAAACATACTAAGTATATCGAAACTTGCCATTCCAAATCCAACATTCATATTGGACATCAATACAGTTAGCGAACGTATAGAACCTACAATACTACCTGCTACATCTCCTAATATATTTAAGTTGGAAAATATTGGTTTAAGAAATGTATTCATTAATCCCGACTGGATTTTACCTATACAAAAAGCAAAATTCTCCAAAGCATCATACCCTAAATATCCGGCAAAAGGCATTGCCATAGGACTACATCTATATTGATTCCAGTTTTCCTTTATTTTTTTTAATCCAATGGCAAGAAAAGAAGATATGTATAAGGCAATAAAAATCACAATAATAAGCAATGCTGTTCCCAAATCACTGTTTTGACTTGGAGATTTTGTTGTTGCTTTTCTAACCGAATTTAATCCTTTTAATAATTTAAATGCTTCCATAATAAATTAGGTTTTGATTTTAATATTTTACAAAAACATTAAAATTAAATAAATACGTATCAATCGTCGTATATTAATAAATCATGGATTACATTAGAACGTTATGCCTTTCTGTTACTTTTGTTGACAATTTTTAATCGTTTCTTCAAGGTTTTTCTGCGCCGTTTCATTGGTTTAGGCATTTTTGTCCCTCCCAATAATGAATATGGTTGACTTGAAAATACGGAATGACTACTTGAATCAATACCGGAAAAAGTTTCAATTACATCTGGTTTTATTTCATTGAATATATTTGCTTGATTCGACACTTCTGCCGCGGCCTTTGTTGATTCGACACTATCATCACTTTGATTTGGGTCTTGAGGAACCTCTTTAAGCATTTTTACAGGTTTATCGCCATTTTTTGACCCTCCCTTCATAGAAATGAACTTTAACTGTTGACGTATTTTTTTTTTTGCTTTTTTAAGTGTTGCTTTGAGTTTGTGACTAGACATCTTCTTAAAACTAATACGTTTCTTAAGGGTTCTTTTCTTTCCTTTTTTTTTCCTTTTCTCTCCCTTTTTTGTTTTCGAGATTCTTTTTTTTGTTGATTTATGTTTTAAAATCATTTTTTTCCGCATTTTGTTGGTTATATAAATAACGCGTAAAATAATATAAAACAATAAAAATAATTATTTATATAATTATGAATGACGATGCACGACTAAAGTTGAAAAATATGATTAATGAATTTAATCCAGAAGAGACTACTGAAAAAATTAGGACATTGCGACATAGTGAGATGATTAAAACACAAGTAAATACATACTTGCAATTAAAGAAACAATATGGACGTGTATCTAAAGAAACCTTTGGAAATCTTTCTAGAAAAAAGTGCGAATTTCTTTATACCAATTATACCAATCTTTACAATAAACTTATTAAAGATGAGTTGGATTTAAATATCTTGTTTGAGTTTATTGATATTCTAAAACAAATCGAAGTCGGTAAACTTGACCAACATGAAGCTTCTGTAAAAGTTGGACAAATATTAAAAGAACTTTATATCGATAGTGCTTTAAGAGAAGACAAAAAACGAAAGAATAAAGATCGCACGTATAGAAAAGAGAAAACGGTATCATGGAATGATTTTAAGCAACATAACATGCACTTGACAGACCATTAAAGGTTTATAAAAACAATTTAAATCAAAAAGTGTTAGTAATAATATATGCAATCAAAACTAATTAAATCTATTCAATCCCATCCGTCACTACAACCTACTTTACAAAGGTGTTCTTATTGTAAATCGTGTTTTGAGAGTAATTATTACGCACTTTTCCAAGTCTATGACAAACACACAAAATCCAATGTCAACTATTTTTTTACATTTACAACAGCGTTTTTGTTTCAATATCTTTTAAATGTTATATTAACTACTTGGAAACCAATATATCAGTGGAGTGTAATTGAATTTGTAGGTATTGTGTATTTTATTTTTAAAATAGGGTATTTGCTTGCAGAAAAAACCTATATGTATTTAGAAGATGTATCAACCGGTCCATTTACAAGTCAAAATGATGGAGACAGTTATTTAAATCCAATCGACTTAACATTGGATACAAACGAAGAACTCGAGGCTTTGGACGCATTAAATATGTTAAGCGAGGAAACAACTACGTATCTCGACAAGCAAATTAAAACCGAATAAGTTGTCTATCTAAACAAACGGATTTATAAAACCATTTAAAGTTTAACCCTCAATAATTATAATTACAGTATTATAATTATTTACCCACACGATACAATCCAATGAAACTAGTAATTGTCGAATCTCCAGCAAAGTGTAAAAAAATAGAGTCTTATTTAGGGATAGGATACAAATGTGTAGCAAGTTATGGACACATACGTGAATTTTTAAATGGTTTAAAATCCATAGACATCAAAGACACATTTCAACCAAAATACAAACTAATGACGTCAAAAAAAAGGTATATCAATCAATTAAGAACCCATATTAAAAAGGCTTCTGAAGTAATATTGGCAACAGACGATGATAGGGAAGGAGAAGCAATTGCGTGGCATATTTGTATGTCGTTTGATTTGCCCCCTCAATTTACCAAGCGTATCATATTCCATGAAATTACCAAACCAGCCATTCAAAAAGCTTTATCAAATCCAACCATACTTGACATGGACAAGGTATACTCACAACAATCACGTCAAATATTAGATTTATTGGTAGGATTTAAGGTGTCTCCTATACTTTGGAAAAATATATCCGGTAAAAGTGGATTGTCAGCAGGAAGATGTCAGTCTACGGCATTGCGATTAGTATATGACAATTATAAACAAACTAATAAACAAACTGGTAAACAGGTGTATAATACATATGGAGGATTTTGTATATCGAATGCTAATTCCAAAATTAACGATGCTCCTATACCTAAAATATCGTTTCAATTAACTGTTCAAATAAAAAACAGTGAAATGATAGAAGAGTTTTTAGAAGAAAGCGTATTTTTTACTCACACTATAACCAATAAAGAAACCAAAAATGTGATAAAGCAATCGCCAATCCCTCTTACAACGAGTAGGTTACAACAAAAAGCAAGCAATGATTTAGGATATAGTCCAAAACAAACCATGAGATGTGCTCAGCGTTTGTATGAAAATGGATATATCACCTACATGAGAACTGATTCCATAAAATATAGTATAGAATTTGTGAAAAAATCGAAAAACTTTATTATAGATCAATACGGGGAACCTTATGTGTCCAATACAATATTTGCTCTGGTAAATAAGACCACCTCCACGCCCACAACTAAACAATCCAGCAAAAATAAAAATGGTAAACAAAATCTTGCTCAAGAAGCACATGAGGCTATACGTCCAACTGATATCAATAGAACTTCCTTGCAAATCAATAGTAAAATAACACCAACAGAGTTGCGATTGTATTTGTTAATTTATAAAAATGCGTTGGCATCTTGTATGTCAAAAGCAGAGTACACAAAATTAATACTTACCTTATCGGCACCTTTAAACAATGCATACAAAACTGATGTAGAAAATGTTGTATTTGATGGTTGGAAAAAAGTGTATGGGGTGGAGGACAATGGTGTAAACTATCAACGATTAAGTTTAATAGAAAATGGCACTACGATGAATTATGATAAAATCAACAGTGATATGACTGTTGTCAACTTAAAACAACATCATACGGAGTCAAAATTAATCCAATTATTGGAGAGAAAGGGTATTGGTAGACCTAGCACGTATTCGTCTATTATCAGTAAAATTCAAGACAAGGGTTATGTTGGGAAAAAAAATGTGCCTGGTAAAAAGTTGACATGCAAAAATTATGAATTGGTTAAAGATGAAATTGAGATTAAGACAGAAGATAAAGAATTTGGACAAGAAAAAAACAAATTAGTATTAGAGTCTACTGGATTGTTAGTGATAGAGTTTTTAATCAAGCATTTTGGGGAATTGTTTGAATACGATTATACTAGAAATATGGAAGTTATGCTGGATAATATCGCAAGTGGAAATACACAATGGAGTGATTTGTGCAGAGATTGCAATACAACATTGGACAAATACATAAAGCAGATTAAAAAAACAGATAAACCGGTCATTAAAATAGACGAACATCACACATATACTATTGGAAGATATGGACCTGTTATAAAGTGCGACGATGAAAATGGAGTTAGTTTTAAACAAATTAACAAACGCCTTCAAATTGATTTTGAAAAATTAAGAAATGGAGGATACACATTAAACGAACTTATGTATCATAATAATTCGAACACAGACAGCAGCAACAGCGACAATATTACCCCCAACTTCAATGGAAATAAGATTTTGGGAGAACACGATGGAAATGAAGTAGTATTGAAAAATGGCAAGTTTGGCGTATATGTTACCATAGGAGGAAAAAATACATCACTTAAGTATCTCGATAAACCAATAGATGATATCAAATTAAATGATGTTGTAGAGTATATAACTAAAAAGGGAGGTTCTTCTTCTTCTAATATTATAAAACAATTAAGCACTGAAGTTAGTATTCGCAAAGGAAGATATGGTCCATACGTATTTTACAAAACGTCCAGTATGAACCGTCCTAAATTTATATCTATGAAGGGAGTATCTCCTGAAGAAGTAACATTGGCATGGGTAGAAACAAAATTAAACGAGTAAATACATACTCATACTTAACAATATATCAAGCGTGACAACGCAACATAACACAAAAACAAGTATATTTATTTAAATATACTTGTTTTTTTTATTTTATAATTGAGTAAACGATTCAAACAACCAAGGTAGGTTTTCTGCTGCAGATTTACTTACAATGGTAAGTGCTCCTAATACATAAAATACAGCAAGAGACCGTGATTGTGTATCTACTCCCGAGGTGATAAACTTTTTTATAATTTTAAGCAGTGTTTTTTTAACAGTTTCTATTCCACCGTTGAAAATGTTTCTACTAAAACGGAACGGATAACCCAATTCACTTGGGTAAATCTTTTTTCTAGTTTCAGAGTTTAACTGTGCTCTATAATCCCATACATCAATTATTTCTTTCATAAATTTACTCAAACCGTGCATATTTAAATTCATAATCCATTTGCTATGTGTAATAAATCCAAATGTGTCTATAATTTGAAACAGTTCAATCGCATTAAATTCATTTTGTTTTTTTAAAGTTGCACCGTATTCGTCATTATCAATCATAATATTGATATCGATACCCGATAATTTTGTATATTTGACAATATTGTATAAGTCCTTACGAAGTGTATCTGGAAATGGTTGTCTATTAAATGGATTAATAAACGCCTTGTTCGATTTTCTGGAGTTGTTCGATCGGGATGGTTTCGATTTATTATGTTCTTTAAATAAGTTATACAGTGAACATATATCAAAACAGTATGTATGATTTTTTACACCAGAAGCAACGCACATAACTTGTGAAATATTTAAATTGGATATTGGTTCTAGTGTTAGAAAATCGATATCATTGGTAGCATTTTTTAAAAGGTGTATATTTTTAAGTTTCATCATTTTTTTTACAATCAATCCTCGAAACAATGATTGTATTTTAACAGCATAATAAGAAAGTCTCATATTATTAAACAATCGTTTTACCAATTCTCCCTTATTGCCACTTACTTTGTATTTGTAATGCTTGCACATTTTCTTTAGTTGACAAACATTATAATTGTATTGTAGTATATCTTGATATTCATTTATACGTAGGATTCTAAAATCACAACTATTAATTTTACGTTTTTTTTTGGTAGTGACAATATCTTTGTATAAGTGATGTTGAATATATGTTTTTGGGGATACCAAAGAGGTTTTTTTATTAATAGATTTAAACTCATTTTCAAATTCAGTATTTATCATTAGTTTAAACATTTTATATATATTTATACTATTTTTATAAATCATTAGTAAGGTTTGGTTGACCACATGACGATAACATGGATTGTCCCTTAAGTAATTGAAAAATATATTTAAATACAACAATTAAAATACATTTAACTATTATGAACCGACTATATATTTTATACCATAAATCAATTCTAAATGTAAATAAACTTATCATGAACTTATGCTTGATATGTTATGTATCTCAATCCATGGAAATAACCAAATGTAATAAAATGTGGGGAGTAACTCAAGACGCAAATGGAGAAATGTTATATAAGGTGTCAATGTACATGTGTATTGAAGACCCATACAATATTTATAAAAGTACATACCTACGGTCGTCTAAGTCAAGTGATACAACCCTGTCAAATTATTCAACAACCATTGAACCGACGACTACAACAACCATTGAACCGACGACTACAACAACCATTGTTCCGACGGATGTTATCACTAGCGCTGGTATTCCTAATATAAATACAACCAATATTACTTTCTTATTTGAGAATAAGTCTCAACCAACAAATGAAAGCGTAAATAGGACCAATCCTACCAGTTTTAGAACGCAACGGACAAATAAAGAAATTACGCAAGTTAATCAGCAAAAAAACATCTTACATATAATATTAATTATATCGGGGATAGTTCTTATTCATATTATTGTGATTGGGACAATTTATTATAAAAAACGACACCGAAAAATTCAACAAGATAAAAGTGGTTCTCACTTAAATACGCCTATTCGCAAGCATCAATTGAAACCATTTGCCAATGAAGTGCCGTCCAATTTCAAACCAGATGAAAATATCACAATGCACAAAAAAAAGCATCCCATACCAAGGGTATTAAATAAACCGTCATACACCACAAGAAAAAAACCATTGGCAGTAAATACACTATCCAAACAAAGTAGAACATTAAATATTAAACATGATGCATTAACCCCAAATACCAAAAAAATATTAGATGAATCAAAGCGTTCTGTGAAAACATGGTATAAAAAAACATTTCCGTCTGAATTAAGACAATCAAGTAATGATATCCCATTACCCCCATCCTATGCTATCACACCGTCCTTGCCAGATAGAAACGGTAATGTAAAGTTAATGGTAAATCAAAAAGAAGAAGATATCCGGAGAATCGATGAAAATCAACCCTCTTTTTTTGCTCGTTAATAGATAATAATAAATATATTATCTATTATAAAATTTATATGGTATGACCATGTTATTTACAGAATCGTTCAATAACTAAATTCTCAAAAATTACAATAATTTATAAAATTGATTTAAAAAAAATACAATATAATTAATGTATAATAATCATGAGTTCAGTAAGCTATTTAATCACCAAAGCAAAATCCTTCAACCCCGACGCGGTTACCTATAAACCTGCTCTTAATAACAAGAGAGGTGGTAAGAGCGTTCAGTTAAACCTATCGGGTCAACCAATTGTCCTACAAGTTCCTCTAATGCTAACATGGGGAGTTAATGAGAGAGTAGATGAACAAAGTGGACGCGTAACATATGATATGGCGTTGGATTTTAGAAACGAAACCGCATCTGTTCTAAAATTCAAGGATGCGATGGCTCGATTTGAAGATAATATTAAAAACGACTGTATTAAGTATTGTAAGGAATGGTTTGGAAAAACGAAGATGAGTCGCGAACTGGTAGACAATCTAATGTATCCGATTCTCAAGTATCCTAAGTTGAAGGATAGTGATGGAAATTATACAGATGAATCCGATTACAGTCGTTCGCCTACCTTGAAGGTTAAACTACCATATTGGGAAGGTCGATTTAATGTAGAATTGTATAATTATGATGACAAGAAACCATTGTATTTGCCTCCCCGAAGAGACGAAGAAGCAACTAGTAGTCCAGTCGAATGTATTCCTAAGGCATCTCACGTAAATGGATTGATTGCCTGCCAGGGTCTCTGGTTTGCCGGCGGTAGATGTGGTGTAACATGGAAGTTGGTTCAAGCATGTGTAAGACCACCTGCTAGATTGTTGGGGACAGCAACTTGTCATATCGAAGACGATAGTGATGATGAAGAAATGGAAAATAATTTGGCAGAAAAAGAAACAGAGGATACAGATAATGGGTCCGTAGAAGTTGATACACCTGTTCCTTCCTTTAAAGATTCAGACGAAGATGAGGAAGAGGAGGAAGAAGAGGTAAAACCAAAGAAGAAGAAGAAGGTGGTTCGTAGAAAGAAGCAATAAATTAACAATAATACAAATTTAATAAATTATTAATAATAAGTTAATATTGAGTTAAAAATACATAAACATATTTATAATTTTTATGTATTTTTATTTATAATCACAAAAGCAATGTAAATTCTACAATAATATTACTCCTTTTATTATTGTCGTATAAATTTTGTTTGTTTGGTATTAGTTTTCCTTCATTTTTAAAAACAATAAACTGTGGATCTTTTGTAATTGTAACTTGGTCTGCTTGAATATCAAGAGTCTTATCGGTCAGTGGAACAGTGACATTTCCTTTTTTGTATAATTCAATTATGGACGCGCTAAATTTAACTGTAATATCATGATTCGCACTTATAACTATATTATCTGAAATGTCGGGTATATTTTTAATAATCATGTTGTCTACTAAAATTTCATCGTGCCATAAAGGTATATAATGCGTATCTTCTCCTATATCCAACTTGTAAATATTATCATTTAAAATATCGTTCATTGAAGGGTTCAATAAAATAATATTATTGTTTTTAATTTTATTTTGAATAACTTCTTTGTATTTAACCAACTGTTCGTCAGATAAACAAAATGAGTCCTTATGTTGGGAGAGAAAAGAGTAAATTAATCTACATTTCTCAATATTGAGTTGTGCAAACACTTTTAAAGAATACGCGTCACACTTCTTTAATATAGTATGTAATGTTGTTTTAATAAATAAATTATCAAAATGTTCGTATCCTGTTCGGTTTTTAATCATTGTTTCTACAAACGATACAAACATATTTTCAAATGTGTCGTGATCACTAGACATAAACGCGGATGAACTTATTCCATTAGTGCCTGTTTTTTCGACGTGTATAATAAAATCATATGCTTCCTTTATTTCATTAAACCGCCGTGGGTCACCTCCTTTATCTGGATGATGTTTTAAAGCAAGTTTATAATACGATTTTTTTATCAAATTAATTTTATCCTCCTTTGTAATTTTATCCTTTATCAATGAGGGAGAGATGTTTAATGTTTGACTTGCGGTTATATAGTCAAGTTTCTGTTCCATTTATTCTGTTATTTTTTTAGAATAAGGTTGATTTACTGATATACATAATTTATAAAAAATTGCCTCTAAATGGAAAATAGGTCTATAATTATTATTATATTGCGAAAAAAAGATATTTATATCATACAATAATTGTTCCATGTTGTTTACATTTAATCGTTTTTTACATACAAAATGGTTGATGGTATAAAACAAAAAATCAGAAATATCAATGTCAAAAATAAGCAAGTTATATAACAAATCTCTAATATCATAATACTTCATTTCGTCTAGATGATTTATCGCGTAAATAAGTTTTTCAATATGATATAGACTAATTTCATGTAATTTGGTAGTATTAAATAATAAATTATTTATATTGGTAACATTATACGGTTGAGACAGTGTATTCTCTAACAAATCTTTGTTTATCTTGTATTTTTTATTGCGAGACGTGTGTGCTTTAATGCATTGTAAATAAGCGGTTTTTGTTGGTCGTTTTAAATTAATAATTTGACAACGAGATAATATATTATCTGGAATAAAACTTATATGATCGCACAACAACATATACTGGATTTTAATTTTCTTGTGGTGAAGCGATTGCATATAAGTAAAAAAAATATCCAATAATTCTGAATGAATTTTGTGAAAGTTTTTACATAATACGATGCCAAATTTAGACTGTCTCATACTTATTATCTCAACTATATGATAAAACAAGTTATTAAATAACACTTTTGAATTACAACCCAACAACTCCATGTCAATTTCAAAGTGAACATCGCTTACTTTAAAAATATATTCCTTTTTATTTTGAAACATAAATGTCATCTTTTTATCGTATTTACAGTTGGTGGGACTAAAATATTTTATATATTTAAGTGCTTGAGAATATTTACCAATTCCACTAGGTCCATACAAAATAATATGTTCATTTATAATTTTATCCTTTGTTATGTGTTCGTGTAAATCATACTTTTCTACTTGTTTGATATAATCGTCAAATTTATTATTCATTGATTATTATTATCAGTATAATGTTTTATTTTTAAACTTAAATAGAATATTAACTTTATCTTTAACTGAAATACAAAACTTAAACGCAATATGCTTTATTAATACAATCATGACAACCGAATATTTAGATACAACTCAATTATTTAAGGAAGCATCCTTACGATTGGAAGATATTAAGTTAATACAACCAAATGTATACAATTTATGGAAGGTTTATTTATACAAAAAACACAACGCTTACGTAAAGTCTGTAAATGAATGTTTAACCATGTTAAATGAAATAGATAATATCAATAAACCGTTGACAATTAGTGATTTACAAACACTCGCTATTTTAAGAAGAGAGTCCATGTGATAATACCAATAACAACTATATTAATAACAATAACAACTATATTAATAACAATAACAACTATATTAATAACAATAACAACTATATTAATAATAATTTAAACACATTAAAGTGTAATATGTTAATATGTATTTAACTATACCAACTACTGATTTTGAAATAAATAATGTAATCATAAGTGATAAATCCAAAAACAATATAATTGAAAATAGTTTTTTTTACAGAATGTATTATTCAAATTCCGTGTTTTCAACCAATGGTATTTATATAAAATTTAACTTGTATGATTTAGACGTAGAAGAATATTACAGTAAAATCAAGTGTAATTTTTCACGATACGACGAAAGAAATAAATTAGCAATACGTCAACTTACTAATATAGAGCACCAGATATTGAAAAATTATATCCAATTGACCCAAAATCCGGTATACACAATACGCGAACAACTAATGAATTATTACATAAAACTATATCACAAAGACACAAATCGTATTATAGGACGGTCATCTAAACTAACTATTATTCTTAAAATATCCGGATTATGGCTTACTAACAAAGAACACGGATTAACATTTCGTTTTATTATAGTGGATTCGAAATAACGTATATTGATATAATGTAATATAATGAATTATATTGTATTATGTATTATTTGTAACTATATTTATCGACCTTTTTCTTTTCAATATCGACTTTGACGTCATAAATTAAAAATGCGGTAATAACGCCTATTAATATAGTAATTTCGCCAAACAATGGTTTTTCCATAATAGTTCTAAAAATAGTCATTAATAATTGTGCGGCAATTGATATAATTACAGTTGTATTTTTTGTTTTAAAATTCTTGGGAATTTCTTCACTAATAAATAGTGCCGGCGACTTCATAACGATTAATAAATAAAAGACTAACTGTCCTATAATGATAAATATGTCAAAACTATTGTAAATAGAAAGAAATACCTTTTTAATAATATTTATTACACCCGCACTTTCCTTAAATGCTTCTGATAATTCTTTAGCAAACCGAAGCGTATTTCCAAGAAACACCAGTCCAATAATACCCAAAAACCCAATAACAAACCCAAATAGAGTATTGTTTATTTTAAACCCAAATAGAATAGATACAATTGTATTAATTATAGTAAGAGCAACTAAACCCAATCCAAATTTATTCATGATATATTACGATTAGATATTTTATTAGGTTAAACGATATAAATTTAAAAATAATATATATATTAAATTTATATAATAATGCACCCTATAATAAAACCAGGACAAAATTATGTAATGCGCAAAGAAGTGATATCGATACATGGGATAGACAAAGACGTATCCAAATGGCCAACCAATAATGAGTTTGAAATATCTCTCCCTTATCCTATCCAAAATGTAAGTTATATAAAGTTAAAAGACATTACACTTCCCAATTTTTTACATAACATAAGTGAACGAAAACAAAATTCTAAAATGCGAATTCAATACGCCAATCCAACGTTTGGATCGGGTTTAGACATTAATACGCACACTGGCGACGTTACAGAAACCATACAAGTCCCTGATGGTTATTACACACCAGTAAAACTAGCCAATACGATTCAAAATGTTCTTAATCGTTCTATGTACAATCAATTTGATCTTGAACCATTTAAGGTGAAATACAATGAAATTACCAATAAAATTTTGATTGGTGTAACCGAAGGACAATTTAAATTGTTGTTTACATACAAACATACGTTTACAAGTGGTTCCAACTGTATTTACAAACCTAAATTCACAAATTATATGGATTGGGGATTGGGTAGTATTTTAGGATATGAAAAGCAAGATTATACAGGTACCATTTTTGATGTAGCAACCGCAGATCGTTATACACAATTAAAAACAGGATTAACATTAAACAACGAGACAGTTGCTTGGTTGATACCATCCAAACAACACAGTTCAGCAAAAACAACGGTTGCATATTTGAAATCTCCTCATGCGGTTAATACACAGAAATACGATGCGATGTATGTTGAATTAGACCAACACAACTATATTAGTGAAATACAACCATATTCAGACAATACAATTTCTAGTTTCAATAACGACTTGGTATTTAAAAACAATAGTGCTTTTGCTAAACTTTCTTTGGTAAAAACAAATATCGTTCAATCGTCGATTGTTGCCGACCAAATGTTTCATATGATATCGTTTAATTCGAGTGAAATAACCAGTAATTCCCATAATTACACCCCTCCTATTAAATCATTGAGCAAACTAAAATTTAAGTTTCGCCACCATGATGGAACTATGGCGGAATTCGATAAATCATCACCATCACTAACTTTAGAAATAGGATGCTTAATGGAAGAATACAAACAAATTGGGACAATTCGAAATCAATATTAAAATTCCCAAAATAAGTATAAAAATAAACGCACAAAAATAATAATTTTAAACATAAAATAAAATTTTAACTGGAGTGTTCGTTTTAAAATAAAAATCATTTCTTAAAAATAATATATTTTAAGAAATGAACTTAAAAAGAAGTATCAATAATAGATTATAAGATGCCAAAGAAAGTTTCCAAGAAAACCAAAGCCCCCACCACTGCCCCTGCTTCTGTAAAAGCAGCAGCAGTTAAATCAGCAGCAGTTAAATCAGTTGCTAAGACTGTTAGTAAGACTGTTACTAAAGCAGCTGCTCCAGTTGCAGTTGCTGCTCCAGAAACGGTAGAGGTTCCTTCTCTAGCCGAACAATTTACGGATTTGCTAAGTCAGTTGTCTTCGTTGCGAACTCAACTCTCTTCTGTAACCACTCAAGCACGTGTTCTTGCGAAGCGTTCGGAACGCGAATTGAAGCAAGCACTAAAGGCCAGTAAGAAGAAGCGTAAGACTGGTAGTAAGGAACCAAGTGGGTTCACTAAACCAGCACAAATTAGTTCAGAATTGGCTGCTTTTCTAGGAAAGGCAGTAGGAACTGAAATGGCGCGCACTGAAGTAACAAAGGAACTACAAAAGTATATTCTTAGTCATAAACTTCAAGATCCAGCAAACCGTCGAAACATCAATGCCGACGCTAAGTTGCGCAAGTTGTTGGGAATGAAGAAGTCGGACAGTCTTACTTACTTTAATCTCCAGAAGTGGATGAAGCCACACTTCAAGACCAGGACTCAGTCTGTTTAACTTATTCTTATACAAACAATCAAATCCATATCTTACTGAATTAAATAAAAATTAATTATATTTATAGTAATATCATTATAAATATTATCAAATCAACATGCTTGCACTACGGGAATTGGAGGATAAATAAAGTTATCTTGTTCTAATAATTTATATACTTTATCAGTATCCATATAACTAGATACAATCCCCGTTTTGTCAAATAAGTTATCTGGTATGTTATACATATCATATACTTTCTGCAAATAATCACTTTCTTTTTTTAACATAAATAATTTGGTCATAACATATTCAATAAATGTGACATAATTATGCAACTGCTGTTGTTTTTCATAATAATAAGTTTTGTATAATTTGTAATATTCAAATACATTTTTAGTGTGTAAATTATAATCGTTCTGTGACAATATACACATCCATTTAAAGTCATCGAAATTCATATTTAAACTTTGTAATACCATATCCAAATCATATTGAAGGCAAGTTCCATTTACAATATCCAAGTTTCTATATACATATTTTGATTTATATACAAACATATCCATGTCATCGGACAAACACCCGTCTTTACATATAGAATGAACCAATTTACCACATATTTGGTCTGCTTCATTTACGGCAACATAATATTTCATACCATAATCGTATAATAATTGTTTAATGCGGTCAATATCTTCTTTTTTAACACGTGTAAATGACTTTTTCAATTCCAACAATTGACTTTTGTTTGTTTTGATATAATCTTCTGAATAATTATCAATGATATCATAATACTTTTGTTTCGCGATATATTTTTGTTTACTACGTTGAGAAAGGGTTTCCATTTTAATCTGAGTAGGCCGACCATCAAATACAAATATTGCGTCAATACTATAATGATTAATAATACTACACAATTTAAATATATTTGTAAGTAACATGTCTTGAGATTTATATTTATACAAGTATATACTGATATCCACAACAATAGATTTGCCTTTTAAGTCGCTTAAATTAATGATTTTAACTGCCTTGGTGGCATATTGTTTCATTAATTTATTAAGTAGTTTGATTCCCATTGTAAGATGATTATGATTTTTTAATAATAATCATTAATATTATTTTAATATCAATTTTATTGTGTATATACCACAATGTATTTTATACCTAAATTTGTGTTTTCCTTGTTTTACTACGTGGTTTCTTTTTTTTACGTTTTGTTTTTTGCCTTGCTTTCCCTTTTCGACGAGTAGTTTGTTTTAAGGAAGGGTTAAAATTTTCTTCCACGTGCCATTTCATTAATTCCTCCGGATCTCCTGTCCATCTTCCTTTGTATGATTTTGCCATACGATTCGTCTTTACATTGGGATGTTGTTGAAATGGACCCGTCGCTGATAATACTGCTACGGCAGTTAATAACGATGCCATAGCATTTGATAGATTGCCCTTGCGTATTTCTTTTTTTGACTTTGTCAATAACTTGACACTATGTCCCATAGATACAATCGGTGTTTTTTTTGCATATTCTCTAATAATACTTCTGCTATTTTTTTCATCCAATTGTAATTTTTTAAGATAACTGTTATTTTTTCTTGTAAAACGCATATTGGATTTATTTGTTTTAGTTTTAGATTTGGGGCGTCGGTTTTTCTTAGTTTTAAGATACGATGAAGACATTTGTAATATATATAACAGATATTATATATAATAAATAGATACAATCATACAATTTATATTGTATTTATAGTCATCTGAGTAGTTTGTAGAAGTTTTTGCATGTTTGCGCTTTCTTTATTAACGCTTCTATAAAAACGAAGGTATTGGTTTAAAGTTTTTATCAACTCACCCTCATTATGATATTTTTCAATTAATTTCAAAAAATGGCGAAGGGTTTGAGGTGTTTTGTCAAAATTCAACAGGGAGGTATTATTACTTTTAAAAAAACGAATTGTGTCATTATTATTAAATAACAATAATCCTTTGATAATATAATAGCAAAACACATTTGTTTTTTCCTTGTACAAATTTTCTTTGATGTATTTATCTACATTTTTACTTATTAACATTGAATACGTCATTCCCATATGATTTAACACCTTTGTAATCTGCAACATAGAAAACATTTGTTCTGTCATTAAACATAAATTATAAAACCCCAAACATTCCTTTTTATTGCTTTTCTTCTCTAACATCATAAACCCGTACAACAGACAATTAATATTTGTTGCCCACCATTCATTATAACTTTCGCTGAGTAAAAAATCACTTTTAATACAAAACATTTCGGTTAAATGTTTTTTCACATTAATATCACTTCTTAAGTTAATAAAATCCAAGCATAAACTGTGAAACAACTCATGTATCAAACACTTCAACCACTCTTCTTTTCTATAAATAAGTATTTCACCATCTACATTACAACTGTAAGTAACTGCCGAATTTACGTGTTCTATATTTAATACGCAAAGATTACTCAATGGTAACTTTTTTTCTTTATTTGTTAAATACAAAAATATATTCAGTGATTTTTGATCTTTTTTGTTGGCGTATCCTAATAACATATCAATCATTGATAATACATGGTGTATAGTGTATTTATGTATATCTTGTTTCATAGTTAGGTCATTGACGTTGATTGTGATTTTAATGTCTCTAAGAACGCATGTATAAACAACTACCTTCTCTGTTTTAGAGTAGACTATTTTTCTTAAATCCTTACAACTGTAATGACTATCCAGTAAGTCAGTATTTGGTATGTCGGATGGGGTGTTCGGAACAATCGTTTTAATACGTACCTTATTTTTACGAATCAATGTTTTTACTTTTCTATAAGACTTGTATAAATCATTAAAAAGATTTCCAATTACTTTTTTTTCGGTGGCTCTGGTTTTATTTCGTATGTATAATGTATCCATGTTATCCAATAATACACCTATAATTTCTTCATTAGTGCTCATTTATAATATAAATATAAATAATTTATATTTATATTTATTATTTATATTGTTTTATGATTCATGCTATTTTGATTCATCACGCAACAATTTTCTTATTTTCATTGTGTCATAAAACACAATACTACCTCCTCTGGAAAAGTGAACCAACTTAGCATCATTTGTTAGTAACACCATCTTCTTTAGTTCAGGATTTTGTTTGTATTTCGCAAGTTGTCCATTGTACATTACATCTTCGTTTTTACCATTCATCATAAAGTCGTCGTCCATTATAATATTAGATGGTCTAAATTTCTTTTTATTTACCTTACCGGTTTTACCACCTGCCCCTTTTGCTGCGACCGGACTGATCGAAATATCTGATTTACTTTCCATAGTAAACAACTTATAAAAGTCCATATTTTTTTTCTTGAATTTATTTGCGTGGTAATAATGTTCTACACTTGCCCAAGTATAACCATCCAACTTAAACAATGAAACCACCTTTTTATTTTTGTCCAGGTTTGTGTGAAAATTTGACAATTTGTGTCTCCAATTCTTTATTTTTCCCAACTCAACAAACTCTTGCGCTAATTTTGGAGATATAGTTTCGCCACTACCCTTTCCGGGTGCAACATCTCTAGACTTGCTGTAAAATTGTAAAATGGTACTATCGTCAAACAATGGTTCGTCTTCATCTGTTTTAGATATTGATGGAGTCATCTCTGCTTCATTATCGGATGTAATATCCTCATCGACTTCGCCATCTGATCGAGGCATTGTAGTAGGAAGACCCATATATGTTTGAAATTTGGGGATATAATTATATATAGTTTTTCCTTTAGAACCAGCACAGCGTTCTATCAAATCTTCCCTCAATTTATAAGGAAGTTGATGAAACAACATAGTTCCATTACCATTGTATTTAATTAATTTATAATGGTCGCCTGTATGGTCTACTATTATATAATGTTTTGGATTAAAGTAACCTTTATCTTCTATTTCCTTAAGTGTAAAATCTCCACACGTAACTACTCTCTCTTTTAATCCCATTTTATAGTATTCACTACTTAATACAATCAATTTAATATTCATAATATGTTCAATTCTGGTAATAGAAGACGAGTCTGCCCAAAATTTGCAACTATTGATCATTTTCTTCAAATCTTCTAAGGTTTCAATGCCATCCATAAACTGAAATTCTACTAAGTTACTCTCAGCTACCTTTTTGTCATCCTTGTATTTTTGAAATACAGGTTTAACCGAATCAAATTCGGTTTTTATATTTAATGCTTTGTCTCGCAATATCAATTTGTTGTCCCTATCCGTCTCTTGTTTTGCTTTTGCTGTTATTTTTTTATATTCCTTTGCCAATTCTCCATGTTTTTTTCTTACTTCAATCATCTTATTTGTTAAGTCATTGATCTCATTTGTAATCATATCATAGTTTTCTTTATAGGTATTAAACTGTTCTCGCGTAGTTGATTCACTTAACATTTTCCTGATTTCTGGAACAGTAATAGATATCTTACTTTGTTTTAATCCATCGCGAATAGCCGCAAACAAGCAATCCCCGCCTCCTTCATTATCGAGTATACTATAATTGTTATTTTTATAGAATTCTTCAATCCAGGAAGTAGTTGTCGTGATTTTAAACATGTTTACTATTTCGTCATTTTGTTTTTTAGTTTCTTCTAACTCTAAATAAACTTCATCATCATCTTCGTATATAAATGCCTGTATTTTATCCGTATCGTTTTCTTCTTCTTCTTCTTCTTCATCGCTGTCTGTATCTTCATCGTCATCGATATCTTCCATAAGACCATATTTTTCGATGGTTTCTTGTATGTATTCTTGTGTTACAAATTCAAATAAAAGTGGTCCGTCGATATAAGCAATGTTCAAGTCATTATCTTCATCTAACAATGTAGTATAATTTTCAGCAAGAAACTCGTATATACCTATTTTAATTTGAACATTTTCATTTAATATGAGATAGACAGGAGCAAAATAAATATCGTTATATAAAGATGTATTTACCTTGCCCAAGGAAACATTTACATCCGTATCAAATAATGTAATTCTAAATATAGATACTACTGCTTTTTTATCGTGTTTTTCAACGGATTTATCTTCTTTAAATTTAATATTTTGTATGATATTAGAAACTACCATTATAATTTAAATTAATATTTTATTTATATTAATTTAATATATCAATTTACTACAATTAATTAGTTTATATTTATAAACTTAGAAAGGTATTCATCATTTTGTAGTTCTTCTAGATAAAACCACCGTGTTTTACGATGCTCTACTACAAATTCATTTTCTTGTTGAATTTCAAATTCTATAATATCATCGATGCAGTTTTCTTTTGTTTTTTTTCGTGTAGATAAGTTATAATATTTCATTATATGAATCAAATCCTTTTTTAGGTAATTTATTTCATAGTCCATTTTTAAACATAATATATCATTGTCGTTTACATTATCCGTCTCGTATTCACCATCTGTGTCGTCATATTGTTCTAATGTTTTTTGATATTTGTCATCTACAATTTTTTCAATTTCTTCAAAACAAACACTCCTTAATTTTTCATTATCTCCATCTACAATACGACAGTTCATTAAATAAAAGTATTAATTGTTTTTAATACTTTTATTTTAATAGTTAATCATATAAATTCGTCTGCAAAATCACAACATTTAAATACCGTTTTTTGCGTCAGTCCACAATAAGCACGGGCATTCATATTTGAAATATTCTCTATTTTATCATTTAGTTTTAATTCACACAACGAACCATTGTCGTAAGTGGCAAAAATCAATATATTATTTACTACTTCGTCTAATTCATGTGTTTTTGTTTTATCAGTTAAATACATATCAAATTTAGTCAATAGGTCTATTACTATAGTTTTTATAACACTATAGTCAATTAACCCTTCTATCATAATAAATGTTAAAAATTTACTAAATGCCTTCCTGTTTTCATTGATTTTATTGCAACTACAAAATTCATTGTAATCTTCTTCTGGATCGATATATTTAATCTCCTTAAACAATTCGGTATATGTATCGATATCAACTTTATATACTTCCGTTAAATTATATTTAACAGATAAGTCCTTGTATAGTTTGGCGTATATCTCAGACCAAAAAAAGTTTGTTTTACCAATATCAAATATACAAGTAACTACTTCGGTTAGCATCTTTTTATCTTCTACATCATTATTAATTAAATCAATAATTTCGGTTTTAATGATATCATAATTGTCCTTGGTTAATTTGTTTAAATTACTTCTGATTTTATCAATAATAATATTAGTATCGTCTAGTTTTTTCTCTAATTTGGTAACTTTAAAATTTCGAATTTCATTCCAATTTGCCAAATCATTTTTTTTTGTGTGCTTGTGTTTTTTCTTAAAAATAGGTGTTTTTTGATAATTAGGTGCTCCCACCCTCTTTGCCAAATTGTTAATTAGTTGTATAGTGGTTTGTTTTATTTCTTCTATATCTCCTGCTGTTTCTACATCATAAAAAAATTTCAAATTATATCGGTTTAAGTTATTCGTTGAATTTGAAGGTGTGGACTGTAGCATTATAATTATAATTGCTTATGTATTTAATATATTTTCACACAATAATAATTAAATCAAATAAATAAGTCTTTACTTAAATAAACTTAAAAACATTCTTACTTTTAATATTATTAATGATGACTGAACCGCAACCAACACCAAAACTTAAAAATAATAATAAGTCGTATGAAATTAGTGGATGGGAAGATGAAAATCTTGCCCTAAAACCAAAACTAATTAGGGGTATTTATTCAATGGGATTTGAAATACCAAGTAGTATACAAAAAAAAGCATTGTATCCAATGATACATAATATTAATAATAACCGACATAGAGATATTATAGCACAGGCACAATCAGGAACTGGAAAAACAGGTGCTTTTTCAGTAGGAGCACTTCAGTTGATAGATGAAACATCAGACGACACTCAAGCATTGATTATAGCACCAACACACGAATTAGCAGACCAAACCGTGAAGGTAATAAAGCAATTAGGGCATTATTTGAAAATCCGTTCTATGTTATTGGTAGGAGGGACATCTGTTGATAAAAACAAGTCCGATTTACATGAAATCAAACCTCACGTAGTAGTAGGAACACCTGGTCGGATTCACGATATGATACGTCGGCGATATTTAAAAGTAGATAAAATTAAGATTCTTGTGATTGATGAAGCAGATGAAATGATGTCGTCTGGTTTTAAAGACCAAATGTATAATATTTTTCAACCCCTTCACAATGATATTCAAGTTGCGTTGTTTAGTGCTACTTATTCAGAAGAATTGGAAGAGTTGTCTAAAAGTTTTATGCAGAATCCAACTCAAATTCGTGTAAAAGCAGAAGAACTAACGTTACAGGGAATTGCTCAATATTATATTAATTTGATGGACGATGTACAAAAATACGAAACGGTGAAAGATATATTTGAGAGTCTTACAATTTCACAGGCAATCATATATTGTAATAGCACTCATCGAGTTGATGATTTGGCTGAAGCAATGAAAACCGATAACTTTCCAGTTGAAAAAATACATGGAAAAATGTCAGAACAAGAACGAAAAGACAATTATACAAAATTTAAAAAGGGCGCTTGTAGGGTATTGATTACATCTGATTTATTTGCTAGGGGAATTGATGTTCAACAAGTAAGCATTGTTATTAATTTTGATATTCCCAAAAATGAACATACATATCTTCATCGTATTGGTCGATCTGGACGATGGGGTAGAAAGGGTATTGCTATTAATTTTCAAACCAAGCAAGATAGTGATAAACTTAAGCGATTTTCGGATTATTATCATACTGAAATCGCCGAAATGCCTGCAGATTTTACTGAACACTTAAAATCAACCTAAATAAATAATAAGTAAATATATTATTGTTTGCGTTGTAATATCATCATATTTATAACTTGTATTTATAAATATTATGTTTAATAACTTTTTAGAAATAGACAACTCCGCACTGGAAAAAGAAAATGAAACCGATAGCAAATATAAATTGGTATTAAACCAGATATTTAAACAACCAATTGATTACTGTAAAAAAGTTCATCGTATAGAAAATCATGTTCAGGCAGATTTAGAACTGATTAAAAGCGAAGATAAAGAAAGTGAAAGTGTTTATAACATGTTAGTAGATACGGAAACTGAAGTAGGAAAGGAAATACTACCAAATTTTGCCAGTAAATATTCTACTAACACAAGGTATTTAAAGGAAACACAAAAGTTGTTGAAACATTCATCTGATATTATGTTCGATAAGCATATAATTAATAATATGACTGAGTTTTGGATGAATATCAAATCAAATCGTAATTTTGTAGAAACATATCAGTATTTAGAGTTTGAGCGTTTTAGTTACTTAAACTATTCTACCATATTTTTGACATGGCTTACTATTTTAAATTTATTGTCTCCATTATTACAGGTAATGACACCGGTGTTATTACTTATATTACCATTTTTATTGATGAGAACAGTTAGTAATAATGAAAATATGACATTTTCAAATTATTTTGAGGGATTGAAATATGTATTAAGCAACAATTCATTAGGTAAAATGATTATAAACTTTAACAATGGAACAATACAGCAAAAGTTTCAATGTATTATGTTTGTATCGATGTATTTTTATAATTTATATCAAAATTTTATATCTTGCTACAAGTTTTATAAATCACAGTTTGAAATTCAGCAAAATCTCAATTTAACCAAAGAATATTTAAACTATACCATTCAATCCTATGATTATTTTAGTAATAAAATTAAATATTGCAAATTAAAAGAATATGGTTATAATCGCGAAGGGCGATTTATACAGACATTGAATAAATACAGGGAAAAAACAGCAGAATTATACAAAAAATTCGATTTTGTAAGCGAACACATGGATTACAAATACTGTTCCAATCCTGGTAAAATAATGAAAACCTTCTATGAGTTATATGATTCAACTGAAGTAGACGATGTTATGACTTATTCTTTGGGATTTCATGGGTACTTTGATATATTAAAGTCATTGGTAAGCAAAATTAAAACAAAAACCATACATAAAATAAAGTATACAAAGAAAAACAAATGTAGTTTTAATTCTATATATCATCCGTGTATTAAGGATGTTCCTGTGAAAAACGATATTGATTTTAGCAAAAATAAAATCATAACTGGTCCAAACGCAGCTGGAAAAACAACAATATTAAAGTCAGTTATTGTAAACATATTATTAAGTCAGCGTATTGGTTATGGGTATTTTGATAGCGGTATTATTAATCCATATCGGCATTTTCACTGTTATATAAACATACCGGACAATTGTAGTAGAGATAGTTTGTTTCAATCAGAGGTGAGAAGATGCAAATCTATATTAGATACCATAAAAAAACATCCAAACGAAAGACATTTTTGTGTATTTGATGAATTATATTCTGGAACCAATCCATACGAGGCTATTTCTAGTGCTACATCATATTTAAAGTATATCAATCAATACAACAATGTATCATTTGTATTAACAACACACTTCATGAAAATATGTAACTTACTCAAACATGAAACACGAATAGAAAATTGCCATATGAAAACCGATCAAGAAAATGATACATTAACTTATTTTTACAAAATGATTTTAGGAATATCTGGTATACGTGGTGGGATATCCGTTTTAAGGCAATTAGATTATCCAGATACTATTGTTAATGCTGCTAAGCAAATATTAAAAACCATTTGATTCGTTAAAATTTATGATTAAATATATGTATTGATATAAAATTATGTTTAGTAAAGAAATTGTTTTATCAGTAGGATTGACGTTATGTTCGACTATATTGATTTATTTATATGTAAAGTCAAGAGTAAATAGTCTTGAAAATAAAGTTAACTCGTTAATACAAATTATACAAAGTCACGGACAATTATCTCATGGAGATTCTCATGTACAAATGGCCGGCGACAGACAAACAGATTATGAAAAAATAGTAGTATCGGATGATGAAGACGATAGCAGTGATGAAGAAAGTAGTAGTGGGGAAGAAGATGATGAAGATGATGAAGAAGAAGAAGAACCCAAAGTAATGATGACATTGGAACCTAAAGACGAAGAATCAACGGTTGATATCGAAGTACATGAGGGTGACCTAGCGGGTAAAGAAATATTGGAGTTGACTTCTCCACACGGACTTCATGATATGGTTGAACATGTTGCATCGTCCGAAGAAGATGGACTTGATGATATGGATGATTTAGATGAAAATTTAGAAGAAGAAACGGTAGAAGATTATTCTAGTATGGGTAAAGTAGAATTAAGAAAGTATTGCGAGAGTAAGGGATTTGAAACAAAGGGGAAAAAGAAACAAGAACTACTTGAATTATTGAACCAATAATCACATTCATTAATTTAGTTTATAAAAATATCATAATATGGTTTAATAAAATATCATAATATAATATATTAATAATGAGTTGGAGCACATGTTATAAGGGTTCAAATAATATTTATTCTGATTTTCCAGCAATGATGAGCGATGGACGAATTCATACGGAGAATGAAACTGCTTGTGATATCAACAATCAACTACAGAAAAGTGTTGGAATCACAAACAATTATGATTACAGACAGTATCTAATGAATAACGGGTTGGATATTATGTCTCAAAACATGGAATCATCTCAAGGATGTTCCAATGTAAAAACATTTTCGGATGTAGTAGCACATGGGAAGTATCTATTTAAAAGTATGTCCGATTCAACTACTCCATTTGGTTATGAAAAAACAGATTTAAAAAATCTGTACTTGTCTAGAAAACAATTGGAAAGTAAAATGACTGCTCCATTTGTTACACAAGAAGAATTATTAAAACAACGTGCTGGTAAATAATTTAGTAAATTACCAATATGTAAATAAAGTAATTAAATTATTATAATTTTAAAACAATAGATTATAATAATTATAATATAAATGAAATTAATTAGTATAGATGTTGGAATGAAGAATTTAGCATATTGTTTAATGGAAGTAAATACGAATGACTCTTCTGGTTATATAAACAATAATCTAAATTATAAAATTATAGATTGGAATGTTATAAATTTAACAGATTCAGACAAATATATTTGTAAATGCTTGATGAAAAATAATAAGGAATGTAATAAAAAGGCAAAGTTTTTTAAAAATACAACCTATTACTGTAAAACACACGCAAAACAAAGCAGTCATACAGTTCCAACCGATGAATTAAATATAAAAAAATTGGACAAACGACTGGTTTCGGAATTAAAACAATATATAAAAAAATATAACATATCCATAGACCCTTCTATTAAAAAACATACCAAATCGGTTTTATTGGATGCTATCAAAAAGGAGTTAATTAATAATTATTTAATGCCTGTTGTGATAAAAAAAACCAAATCTATTAGTTTAGTGGATTATGGTATTGCTTTAAAGGAAAAATTCACAGATACATTTAATTATGAAGAAGTGGATAAGGTTATTATTGAAAATCAAATAGGTCCATTGGCATTGCGAATGAAAACATTACAAGGAATGATAACTCAACATTTTATCGAACAGGGAATCGAAGACATTGAAATGATTAGTGCTTCGAATAAATTAAATCAAATGGTTGGGAATGGGAAAAAAACGTGTTATAGTGAGCGGAAAAAAGCAGGTATAAAATATACTCTAGGGGATTTAAATACACACAGTGAAATTTCATCTTGGTTTGAACATTTCAGTAAACATAAAAAAAAAGACGATTTGGCAGATTGTTATTTGCAAGGAAAATGGTTTATTTCTACACTTAAGATGCAATCTAACAATAAAAAATAACAATAAATAACCGTTGTATAATTAGTTTAATTATTATATTAAATACGTAATAATTAAATAATAGTGCGGATTACTTAAAATTAAAAGTTCTAGATAAAACATAAGTATGAGTATTGAACTTAAATTATCAGAAGAAGTAATGCCGGGTCCAACCGTTGTTCCAATTAGTAGCGGTGGTCAAAAATCGGTTAATTTTGGACCAGGAGCAGAAATGCTTATGAATCCGAGTAAGCAAAATAAGTCAAGTGAACAAAAATCTGACATTAAATTGTCAGAAATCAATGATTTGGAAGACATTGATATTGGTGACGGACGTGCTCCTAATAGTTCTGTTAGTAAGGGAGATTTTTTGTTAAACGCCGTGTCCAATCTTTCGGATGACGCACCAATCAAATTAAACATCGATTCTACATCTTTGAATGATATTGGTATTTCCAATGGAACTGGTCCATCGTTGATGGGAAATTTAGGGAAAACACAGTCCAGTGATGGATTTAAAAGTTTTACCGATATTCCAGTGAATCCAGAAACAAGGGTTCCCGAAAAACCCCGACTAACTGGAAAAGATTTGCTGAAGGAAAAGTTTAGTTATTTGCGGAAATTGGAGGCATTGGAAAAGAAAGGAATTACATTGAGTAAAAAATATTCGATGGATAGTAGTTTGGATGAAATGAAAGGAGAATACGAAATGATTAAATCAGAGCGAGAAAAGGACAACAGTAAAAAGTTTCAATCTAAGATGCTGATGGCATTTATTTCAGGAGTCGAGTTTTTAAATAATAAGTTTGACCCTTTTGATTTAAAGTTGGATGGGTGGTCTGAAGCAGTCAATGAAAACATGGACGAATACGATGAGGTATTTGGCGAATTGCATCAAAAATATGGTGGCAAAACAAAGGTTGCTCCAGAGTTGAAATTATTGTTTATGTTGGGAGGCAGTGGGTTGATGCTTCATATGACCAATACGATGTTTAAGTCATCAATGCCTGGAATGGACGATATTATGAGACAGAATCCTGAATTGATGCAACAGTTTACACAGGCAGCGGTAAATACAATGGGAGAAAGTAATCCTGGTTTTGGTAACTTTATGTCGGATTTTTCTAGGGGTGGAAACAACAATAGTATGCCTCCTCCACCAGTTATCCCCCCACGTGGATCTCCGCCTGGTCCTACACAGGAAATGAAGCGAAATCCTCCTAGACAAAACAAAAAGGTAAGTATTTCACGACCAGATATTAGTGCGGCTAGAGGTGGAAATCCAGTATTTAATGATGCTGAAAACATGGATTCAAATTATGGAAGTGCTCGTGCTGAAATGAAGGGACCAGGAGATTTAAGAGACATTCTTGCTGGATTGAAAACCAAAACAATTAATATCAATGAAGGTACAAAAGATGGAAGTACCATTAGTTTACAGGAATTAGAAGAAATCCAATCTATGGATTTGTCTTCTAAGAAAAACAAGATGGTAAAAAGCAAGCGAAAGAAGTCCAACCGCAATGTAGTTAACTTGGGTATTTAATCAGTATACTAATACATGAACATTAAATACGAGACAATACAATATATTACAAAATATAATTATAAATATAAATATATTTTATACACTATACAACTATGGTATTAGGATTTTTATTATATGAAGCAATTGATGTAGCTTATCACGCTACAAAATTAACATTTAATAGCGCGTCTTTTTTATATAATTGGTATTACGATATCAGTATTCATAACTTGGATAATAAAATACAACACGAAGAAGAACATGTTAAATTATTGGAAGATAGGGTGAAGCAATTAGAACATTTATTGGACGTAAGTAGAAATGTTGTTCGAAAAAATGATGTAGATGCCTATTGTGATTCAATATAAGGTATAATAAAGTGTTATGTTACACATTTTATTATATTACATTATAATTTACATTTCTTTCTTGTTTTATTGATTTTATGATTTCGTCGTTTCATAGTCTTTGATTTATGGGTTGTTTTTCGTTTAATTGGTTTATTGTTGTTTTTGTTTCGTCTAGTTTTTCTTCCCCCCTTCTGTTTTAAAATAGATTCTAGTTCAATAAGTTGTCGATTTATCGTTTTAATCTCTTGTTCTTTTTCCCCCAATTCAACTTGTTTCTCAGCAATATACGAATTATGCGGATTTTCCATTGATTGAGAATTTTTTATCTCGGTAGAGATTTCCATTTTTTCATCTTCCATATCATTTATTCTTTTCTTTACTTCTTTTATTTTTTTAGCAGTTTTATTAAATGATTGCTTAATTAGGTTGTCTTCTGATGCGTCTAAATCTATAAACCACTTTTTGTTTGCTATGCCTTTCATAATTGTCTTAAGTTTATCAAATCGATTTGGACAATTTAACACACCCGCATAACTGTTTTTTATTTGCTCACCCAATATATTTCCCAATTTGCCAACAAGAGGTTTTTTGTTCCATTCTTCTTCGGTTATCATCTTAGACTGAAACAGTGTTAAATCCACGTAAATATCGACATCAACTATTTTATTTTTGTTGTCTTCTTGTGGTCGTATTTTAGTATCAAAGAAAAGTCCTGACGGTCTTTTTTGAATGTTGGGCGAGTGAGATATAGAGTATGTAGTTGTATTGTTTGGTTTTATAAGTTTGTTTAAGTCTTTTACATTAGATACAGGTTGATATTTTGCCAGTATAAAATCCAAATTAAATTTTGTGTTTTTTCGTAGACGCTCCAATGTATTTTCTGAAATAACATTATTGAAATTATTCAGTTTTACACCATCGTTAAGCAACTTATTGATATCTACATCATAATGTTCTTTTTCAACATACTTAAACTTTAAAAGTTTATCAGTTGTGACATTTGGTATTGTGTTTGTTATGTTTTCATACTTTTCTTGATATTCATTTAATTCGGCCGGATCAATATATGTTTCAAATGGTTCAAATCGAATAGAGTAAATGTATTTTTTCCGGTCGTAATAATTACGTTTATTTAAGGGGTCTTCGCGAATGCCTGTTACTTTAGCAAGTAGATTGTGGTTGGGATGAGATGGATAATTGTATTTTACGATATCCCCTTCTTTTAATTCGGTGTATTTATCTACTTGTGCATATTTGTCTGCTTCAGAAAGCAACTCTACATTGGATATTTTAAGAGGGAAATACCTTGAACCAGAATAATTGGTTTTATAAAACCATTTTAGATTATATTTTGTTTTTTTGTTTTTTGATTTTGACATTTTGTCGTATTTTGCCTTAAGTTTCTTCATTTTGTTTATTTCGCTTGGGTCACCAGATTCTATAATATTATAAAACACACCGTCTTCCATCTCAATTTCTATATTATATTCGCCTCGAGATATATTTCTTAATGTTTTAAATCCGTCTACGGTCAAGATATTAACTATATTTATATCATAAACTTCGTCTAGTTTTATAATATATTCTGCTCCTATTTCTTCTATAATTTCGCCATCGTCAAACTTAATTTTGAATTTATTTATACCATCGTTATCCATAATAGTCGCCTTGTACCAATTTTCGTTATTTTGTGAAAAAGTTCTTTCAATAACCCTTTTAAGTGGTATAAACTTACTATTGTCCGATAGTGTTATATTTTTTTTAGAGTAATCGGGATACTCTATTCGATCTTCGTCATAATAAGCTACCACGCGGCTAACATTGTTATCAACTAATTTTTTAAACCGTTTTTTGATGAAGTCTTCGTATAACAATGTATCCTTATCTAAAAATAATCTTTTGTCAAAGTCGGTATCAATCGCATTTAGTTCATAAATTGCTTCTGTATTAACTCTTCTAGTAGTGTTTACAATTATACCACTTGTCCGTGAATTGAATTTTTTGTCGATTAATACTATTGTATTGTTTTTTTTTAATATATCCGATCCACTCATAGTTATATTTTAGTTAGATTATTTAACTAAAATATATTTTAATCTATTGATTGAAAATGTAAACAGGGAGAGATGTTTAAACCAATGTTTTAAACTGATTTAATGTTTTTAACATACCCGTATTAATGTGTTGTTGTTTTGCCTTTTTAAGCAACTCTTCTGCTCTTTTTATTTCATCTGGAGTTACTACACCATCTCCATTTAAATCAAGCACATCTTTGTATTTTCTATATTCCAATGGAATAACGCAAAATTGACTATTTTCATTAAATAAAAATTCCGTCATAACAACAAATATAGCAGTAAGTGCCAGAGACATTAGAATATCACGGGTTCCCATCCACGATATTGAAAAGATAAGTATCTGTCTTGCTACGTGGTTTTTAAGGTATTCTTCTTGTGTTTTACTTAATTCAATGGTAATATATTTTGAACCAATATTAAGCATAATCATTACTAAACCAGCAAAAAATTTGCTGTTATTGAGAGACGCTAAATTTTCATTAATTTTTTGAATCATCTTATTTAATATAGTTTGATAAAATGTTTTATTATAGATAAATGTTTATCATTTTTACTGTTTTATTTAGGGATTGTTTAACACTTAAAACTCTTTACTTGAATCAAGGGTAGAACGTTCTGCCGAAGCCTTCAATTCTCTGTCTAAATCAGTTGTATTGGTTGTTGTTATTGGTATTTTAAATTTCTTCAATATTTCGGTAAAACCTGTAAATCCTTCTTTGTCGTATGTTTCACATTCTTTTTCTGATTTTTTTATTAATTCAAACCCTTCTTTAACAGGTACTTCTTCTTCTTCTTCTTCTTCTTCTACTACTTCTTTGTTAGACTTTTTCTCCTTCTTAGTCTTTTTCATCTTATCCGACGCTCCCTTTTTCATTTCTTTTTCCTCCATTTCAGCGATTTCTTCTTCTGGAGATTTTTCACTTTCCTCTTCTTTACCTTCAAATCCTTCGGTTGTCGATTGATGTAAAAGGGTAATCATTATAATTGCTAAAATAATAGCACTAACACTATCTATCATTTGATAAACTACGAAAATAATAACCATCCACGATAGGTTTCCCATAGGATTGCCGACACTTTCAATTAAAAACGATGGTGTTTTGTAAAACAAAGCGGCTAATATTGCTAGTAAAACTATATTTGCATATTTTTTCATTATATATAAATAAAAACAAATAAAAAATAATCTTCTTTTTTTATAAGTATGACAAGTCAATTAGGATTTTCTGAATTTATGTCTAATAATGAAAATATAGAACCTCAACCACAAAAAAGGAAAAACAAAACCATAAAAAAGAAAGCAAAACCAAGTAAAAAGGCAATGGATTTCCTAAATTCAATGGGTGGTTATAAAAACGAAGGGGAAGATGATGACGATAGTTTAGCAGATTTTAACCCTCCGCCTAACCCCGCTTTAACATCTCTCCCTAATGACAAACAAGAAGAAGAGGTAGACGCTGGTGTTTCACCAGAGGCATTTAATAATATCAATGTTTCTGATGAACAAATAAAGCAATATTACAACAATTATATTCCATATTATGAAAATACAACAAGTGTTCCAAATATACATGGGTCCAAAGATGACTTGATGAAGAAACTTAATTATATGATTCACTTACTTGAAGAAAATAAAGATGAAAAAACAAACAATGTTACTGAAGAACTAATTTTGTATATGTTTTTAGGAGTATTTGTTATCTTTGTAGTTGATAGTTTTGCCAAAGCAGGTAAATATACACGGTAAATAAACTTATAGTATCAAAGTATTACTGTTTATTTATAAAATAACGATGTGTTTAGCACTAATTGGTTTCATAGCATAATTATACATATAATAGTAGTATTTTGATACATGGTATGGATATTGTTTAATGTTTTTCAGTAAATAATGAGTATCTGATATGTTTTCCAATAATAAAATTATATATTTATCAATCGTTTTAAAATGATCAATTGCTAAATAAAACCCTAACAAAAACATATTATCGTCTAATAGAGGTTTAATTTTTATACTTGAAAAACATTCGATGGATTTATCTCCGTTGTATGTTGTGTATATATCTTTGAAAAAGTAAAAAGCAAGAGGTACCCCATGTTCTATTAAACAAAACACGTAAATATGTTTTTTATTAATCAAGTAAATTAAATGTTCAAATTCGTCCATAATAACACACTGAAATTTAAATGAAGCAGGTTGACTTGACTTTCCTATACCATTAATGTGTTTTGTTAAGGATGTCTGTAAATCATATATCAAATGAGAGGTGTCCTTGTTAACCAATATACTACTTACATGTTTTTGAGTAACTAATATTTTATCAAATGAATCAAGGTTATAAAAATATGTATTGTAAATGGTTAATGGGACAAACGGTCTTGAAATACCTTCGTGTTTAAACATATATACTGCCGTTTTATGTTGATATCTCTCCCTTACATAATGGTTTTGTATAAGTTGTCCAGCAATATTTTTACCTCGATGTTTTTTATCTACACATAAATTGTCAACATAACCAACTTGTAATTGTGTTCCTTTTTTTATAAATGTTTTGTATGTGGATGTCATACTGCCGATTAGATTGCCATACAAGTTATCGTAATACAACGATACATTAGAGGGTGTATTTTTAAACAATAAATGGTCCATTACATCATTATTAGTTGGCACATACTGTTCATGATAATCTGGCATATAATTATTGGTTAACAAATTAGTCAAGTTGGTTATCTCTTGTTTAGTTAATGTTTTTGCTTCTTTATATTCAATTGTTTTAAGCAATTTGTTGGAAACATTAGGGAGAGATGTTTCTATAATCCCAATCGGAAAAAACAAGTTCCTAATATCATGGTAGTAGAATATGGGTTGTTTAGACCAAAATGGATAATACAACTTAAAATAAATATTAAACAATACATAGAAAATGACTACCCCTAATGTCATATATTTAAGCATCATAAATTTATTCATTATATGTTAGTAATAAATAAATTTTAAAAAAAACGACGAATAACACTTATTCGGGTTTTTGAAGAAAATACAAGTATTGATACTCATACTGACAACCGACCATGTCTATTTTTGACTGCATAATAAATCCAGTGCTTTTTGCTTTGGTTAATATATCACGCTGAGACTCCATATAAAGCATATGTTCATTTTTCCTAGTGTTTTTGGTAGCATCGTCCTTAAACGTTTCGTAAAAGTAAGCCATATCATTTTCACTGTCTGGAACAAATGATGCCTTGTATAAAAAGTCTTTAAATTTAACAACCGATTTAGTAAGACGAGAATCGGCATATTTTTGCGCATTTACTAAAGAAAGAGGGTTTGCCGCATTTAATATTGGGTCAAACTTATTACGATTTACCAAATGAACAATTAACTTGCCACCAGGTTTCAACCAATCAAAGCAATTTTTAAAAAATTTAGTCTTGTCTTCTATATTATAAATAGTAAAATACAAGCAAATAATATGACTAGCGCTTCCATATTGGAAATTTGAAGAATCTAGTATATCACCGACCTTAAAATCACATTTAGGATGTTCTTGTTTTGCTAGTTTAATCATACTAGGGGATATATCCAATCCAGTTATTTCTACTCCTTTTCCTGTATAATAACTAACATGATGACCTCTTCCACATCCTAAGTCCAATACTCTTGAAGTTTCATCGATTTTACCAGTTCGTTTTAAATGAATCACTTCATAATCATTTTTAAGGTCGTCGTATACCAAATCATCATAGATAGAACAATAAAAATCATCATAAACATCATTTCCTTTTTTAACCATAAACTCACTTGCTTGTTCAAATCCTTCTTTTTTGTTAAACATGTAAGAACTAATTACAAAAGCAACTATAAGTAAAATAAGAAGTTTTTGAATTAAGGGCATTTTAACAAATAGTTTAGGAAGTTTTCTTAATGATTTAAATATTTTATTGAAAAATTTAACAAATGTGTTCGCCATATATGTATTATTGGTATTTTTTTTATATGAAATGTAATTATTAATGAACAAAAATGATATTAACGATAAAAGAATGCAAAAAGAGTTTTCAGGGATAACATTTTCACAGTTTAAAAAAAGCGATGTCAAGCGTCAGTTAATAAATGCGATTATATACAATAAATTAGAGGAATCATGCTATTGGAGTGCTGAATTTATATGCAGTGGACATTTTATTGATTTATGGGAGATAATTATACTATTGATTGGAAAACATATACATATTGGAAATCCTAAAATTTCCATTTACTTAGAACTAAGACTTACTTTTTTTCGAGATATGCTAAATAATGGTTACGTAGATAGTGAAATCAAAATGCGAAACAATCAAAAAATTCGAGAAATGTTTGCCGAAATCATGTGTGTGATGTGCTTGTCTAGAAAGAAAAACTCGTTTGATGTTCCAAAAATACCAGTAGAAGAATACAACATATTACGAATATCCTATAAATTAGATGCAGACAGTTTAGAATATGGTCAATCCAATATTCACAAAGAAGATCCAAAGGAATTATTTATTGCTATAAATGAATTAGCATACAATTTAAGCAAAAAAATTAAAAACATGACCAAATGTATTTATTGGATAGAGTGGATTTTAGGGTTTGAAGCATTGTCTAAACGTGAAAACAAGTTAATATTTTATGGAACTAGAAGAGCATATAATGTACAACCACAATTTCAGAAAGATGTTGTTTGGATTATATGGGATTTGATATTAAAAACAGCAAAGGAAAAAAGCAGTGGTATGTATAAAATAATTTCTTCAATAAACACCTTATTTTGCTTAAAATATTCCCCTGGAGTAAAGAAAAAAAGAAAGTATTTAATGTTTTATAGTATTGCTATGTTAACTGAATATGTTGACAATTCTGTTAAAATAATAAGTAAACCAGAATTAATTGAAGAAATTAAGAAAAAGATTAATATCATTTACAAACAAATTAAGATAAATGAAATAAGACCTAAAACAGACTATTTGTTTAACAATAGTTATAATTCTGGAAATTTAGAGAAAACAATTGAGAGATTGGAAAAAATGAATAGTTTGACAAATTTAATACCGCGTTCATAAAAAAAAATATATATTTAATATATAATGCCTTCTTACAGACCAAGATATTACAGTGCTAAACGAGCCGACGACGGAACCACCGGTGGTAACAGCAAAGCCGGTGTACCAAGTCGTGTTGGTAAAAGTCCATACATCATGCGTATGATTATCAATCGTGCCGACTCCAAATGTGGATGCTAAATTATCGTTGTATATTTTTACAACAAATATAATATTAAAAATACTATATTTGTTATAAGTTTATTTATTTTATATGACCTATTTGTATATGGAAAATAATCTTAGTGATATTATCACCCCATCTTTATCCCCATCAGCAACCATTGTAGAAACATCTGTTACTAGTAAAAGTGTTTGGTTTTATATTCGAATCGTATTTTCAGTATTGTTTTTGGCATTAATGGGTTTAAATATATTTACTTATTTGTCTGAAGGCACTGATATATTTGGTAAATATTTAGGTATATCTCTTTTAAAAGGAGCAGAAGGAACCAAAAAAACATTGACAAATACCGTGACTGGAGGTAAAATTGCTTTGGATGTAACAGAAGGTAGCGCATCACAGTTAATTAATCTACCTGAAAGTCAAATACGTAAGAGATTAAACCAACCACAAAAAAATGTACCTGTTAGTGGTAGTAGAAAGGTCGATGCTTCTACTAATAATACCATTAAAAGTAAGAAAAATGCGTTTTGTTATATAGGCAATGAAAATGGTAATCGTCGATGTGTTGAAATTGGTAAAGACGATGTATGTGAATCCAATAAAGTGTTTCCTTCTATGCAACTTTGTATTAATCCACATTTACGGTAATGATTGGAAGGTTCATACATATTTTGTTTATATATTGTCATAATAAATATGTTATGATAATATGTTTGTTTCATTAATATTCAATTAATTACGCTGTCTTTGGCAAATACCATCGCATAGAAAGGTATGGTGGATTGATAGACATTGAATCCCCATCGGCAGCCTTAAGATTAGCTCCTTTTTTAACAATATTTGATACTTCCACGCCAGTAATCGCACGATTAAAATATCGAAGGTTTGAAATTAAACCGTCAAATCCAGTCTGCTGTGCTACATAAACATTTCCATAGTTTTGTTTAGGTGGAGACCCTTCAAATATATGTCGATGAACAATATTATTGTTTACATACACGTCCAAATTTTGATGTTTGACTCGAATGGTTACGTTAAGCCATTTTTGAAGAGGAATATTGGATATTTCAATTTTCGCACTTGCGGGATTTTTAAATGAACTCATAATGATTAGTAACTCGGCTCCATTATTTCCCGGATTTTTTCGGATATATAATCCAGGACCATTGTTGACCTTATTTGTCATACTACTTCCTTGTTGAGAGTCTCCTTTATGAAATACATGTTGATATGAATCATTAACTGTTTCGATAAACAACCATGTATTCCATGTAAATTCAACACCCCCTGATTCGTTTTTCGACCGCATGATGGTTACTGACCCACTATCTTTTGGATGCTGGTTAATTGTAACGGGTTGATTTCCACGTTTTAACCCATTAATTAAAATAGGATTGGACGAAGGAGAAAAATAACGTTGTATAATATTCGTTGCTATACGTAATACAAACGTAAAGGCAATTAATACCATCAACAAAAAAGCAATTTTAGCAATAGCTGAGTTGGATTCCAAAAAATCAGCAGTTCCTGAAACATAACGATTGTTCCTAAATGAATCAAAAACTTCACCTGTTGTTTGTTTTAAGTTGCCTACAGCAGACGTAATTGCTTGTCCTGTATTTTGTGCTACATTTTGTGCTTTTTCAATAGGATTTACATTATTTACAATATTTTGTATGGGATTTGCTGGTGCTTCATATGACATCTGTATTTATATATAATATTATAAGAAATTAACATATTTAAAATGTAAAATTCTTATAGAGATTTAATAGTATAATTGAATGGTTATAGTTGTAAATTATCATGTATAATAATTACAATATAATGCTGCTCTTTTCTTGATTGTCTTGTAAGAAAGCAAATTTAAGTTTAAACCGGTTGAAAAAGTCTCCTAACATACCAGAACCGTATCCTTCCTTGTAAAGTTGATATGCTTCACGTGTATTGATAGCATTGGGAAAGTAATTTACCTTGGATAAATATCCCGCAAATCCATAATCACCAGATGCTCCTTCTGGTTTAGGGGTGATAATAATATCCGCATCAACAACACTACTGGCGGTATTAGATAATATACTTGTTTTCACCAACTTTCCATCAATATAAATATCAATTGTATTTCCAGATTTAGTCATAACGATATGATTCCATTTTTGAAGTGGAATATTGTTTACAACGATTTCATGGTCTGTTGTGGTTGCAGATGTTTGTCCAGTAGTTACTTTAAAATGCATATCATTTTGATTTTCTCCTAAACTTATTTTGGGAAATACCGTTTCTTTGCCTTGCGTAGCAGAACGTTTTAATATAACCTTTTCATTTCCGTAAAACTTGTTGTAATCATTAATGTAGATCCAAAACGAATATGTGTAATTAACGCTTCTACTTACAGATAACTTTTCAGAGTTTATTCTAAGTTCATTTTTCATTCCATCGTGCATGGTTACTAAATCGTTTTTACTTTTATCCGCAAATACAGATGTGTAAAATATATATAAAACAATAACAATTACTGCTCCAAACAAAATTTTTTTGAAATCCATAGTATAATTATTGGTTAGAAAATTATATATACTTCATTGATTTATTTATACTTTTAAAAGTTTGCTTATAACAGGAGGACTTTTGTTTTTCAATAAGTTATAGTTGGATATTATTTTGTCTTTTGTTAAATAATTTTTGTAATATACTATATTTGCGATTCCTCCACTTATACCAAATTCTTCTCCTATTGTGATATCATTGTATTTAAATTCCTCCATGCCTCCTTGGAAACTGTTCACCATTTCGCCATTCACAAACAAATCATATGTTCCATCAATATAATTGATAACAATATTGTTCCATTTCTGCATTTTTAGATTGGGTAATGTATACTCTACGTCCCTCTCCGTAGAGGAACCCAACACAAACTTTAATACGCTGTAAGGGTAATTGTATTGTATTTCGGAATGATGAACGCCTTCATAGGTTTCATCACTTGTTATGTTTTTTAATTTATACACAACATACTTATTTGAAACCAATTCAGAACTTACTACTCGTGCACGTATAATTTCATCATTTCCATTTTTTTTATATTTTACAACATCCCCGGTTGGTATTTTATTATAGGTAGGACAATACATAACCTGAGGGCGTCCATCAAAGTTAATAATATTGTTACATTGTTTAATACTACCTGATTGCGGGTGAATAAATACCCAAAACGACAACCCGTATGAATAATTGGTTTGGTTTGCTATGTTGGTAAATATATTGATTTTGTCTACAGATGTTGGAGTGGTTGTTGTTTTAAGAGACACGGGGTTCATCTGTAAAATAATCGCGTCTTTTACTGCCTTCATAGTGGGCGTTTCCAACTCGTTTTCTGATTCACCAGTTGTATCTAAAAGTTCTTCTTTTGGCGATATTTCTGTTTTTAATACTGATATTTCTTGATTCATCGCAATGATTTTCTCGTTATATTTAGTTAAATAATCAACTGTTTCATTTATTATTTTATCACAATTTTCCTTTTCTTCACCATTATAGCAAAATTCCAATTCAATTAATCGATTTTTTGCTAGTTCTTTATCACTGGTCAATAACGCAATCAATTCAATCCAAGTGTCTTCTATACCTTGACTGTTCATATTAATGACATTTTCACTATGCGATTTTCTAAAAAACTTTTTTTGAATTTTCACTATTTTTTTCTGTAAATCTTCCTTGCGCTGTTGATTGATTTTCATTATTTCATTTAATTCATCGGCATTGTTTTTTTTATTGGTTAAATTAAAATAAAATTGACGGTTAATCGAAGGTATAACAAAATAGAGCAAAATAATCACCAGTTCTGCCAATAATACTGTATACACAAAACTAGGAGTATTTTTAACTTGTTCAGTTATCCAACTTATTGCTATGGAAATTATACAAGGTATAATAAATATTAAGTTAAATAAAAACAACAATGGGGTAAACTGTTTTATTTTTTCGAAAAAAGATGAATTCACAATGACAGTATAAACCATAAACATAGCAACAATACCAGCAAATACACCTAATGTGCTTAAACTAATTATAGCAGAGCGTTCGGATTGTAAAGCAATTGCTGCTCCAATGGTTAATCCTATTAACACCATTACGATACTCGCGATTTTAAGTCGGTTTTCTTTTAAGATGTTTTTAATGTTTATTAATTGTCCCCAAATTCCAACCGCATTGCCTTTAAACAACCCATCCTTGTTTTTAAGTCGTATATAAAAAAACCCGGCAATTACAATTGCTAACAAAGACAACACAATCGCAAATATAATATTGTATTTGGTATAAGGGGTTCCGATTGATGTAACAAACACAAATGTTAATCCAACCGCAACACCTATTCCCAATACAAACATAATTGAACTTAATCGATTTACGGGATTGTTTTTATCGCGAAAATGAAAAAAACTATTTAAAAAGGTCAGAATTTTAGAGTTTTCAATTACATTAGAATTATTGGATACATTGATATTTCCTCTGAACCATCCCCACCAATTTTTCATGAATTCGGCAAGCATGTTCCATTTTAATTGTCCCCATTCCTTAACTGTATCTCTTAACGATTTATTTAATGCAAGAATAAGCGCAATAACACCCCCTACTGCTGAAAGTGACGCAATTACAACGGTTTGTTTTTCCTTTTCTTTTTGTATTTTTAACTCATACTCAGTTTTACTTTCTTTTTTTGATTCAGCCATAAACTTATTGTATTTTATATATTATTTATATTAAATAATCTATAAAACAAACACTTAAAATCAATTCTCAAAGACGACCCATCACCCCTTTTTTTGCGTGACATCTTCTGCACACGGCTGCTAAATTACTTACGTGATTCGATCCTCCATATTGTAAATCAACTTTATGATCGACTTCAAATGTTTCATCCAACTGTTCGCCACAATATCCGCATTTCCAACTTTGTTGGGCAGCTACATATTTTTTTTTTGTTTCGCTAACACTACGTTTTGAACTTCCAAATCCAGAGTTTATCATACGTTTTGTTTGAGGACTACTGGTTAAATTTTCGATTATTTTATTGGAATTGGTTAAATCAAATATCGGAGTTATCATATCACGGGTATTAGGATCAATCGGTAAATACTTGACAATATTTGAACCATGGTATAGTAGTTTTTGCGAAGATACCGGGTATTTCTTAATAAAAACATACAAACTTAACCCAACAAACCCTATGGTTGCTATTTTAAAGTATTTTTTTTTAGTTAAAAACCATTTTGAATATTCTCCATCATGATATGTATCAAAAATCAATAAAACTGTTATTATAAAAATCCATTTCTCTATCCCCATTATATAAATGATGATATTTTATATGTATTACTTATTGTATAAATAAGCAGCAACAGCGATAACCATACATACCACTGACATTTGAATCATCTTTCGTTTTAAATGGTAGTAGTCTTTGTCTTGTTGTTTGGATGGTTTATAATGGTCATAATACTTTTCTAAACTTGTTTGAAATGTCTCCGTTTCCATATTGTGCTCTTTTTGTATTTTATTAAATATATAATGAACCCATTTCATAAAAGACAAACGAGATTCTAAATAAGGAGTTACTGGATAATTGTCTATTGTTTTAATAAACTCATTGCCAAATGGTTCCATAGGTATAAACAGAGGTAAATTTTGAATAAAATCATAATATTTTTTTTTACTTACATCATTTGGATGGGTGGGATAATTTAAAGCAATGGTGAGCATAAAAAATTTAACATATGGCAACCATACTTCTTTGCTTAAACTCATTTATATAGCAAATGATATAAAAATAAAGCGTTTTAAACATATAGAAGAAAATGAATAACGCTAAAAATTTATTTTGTACCAATTGTGGGAAGTCGGGTCATCATTTTAGGTCATGTAAAAAACCAATTACTAGTTCTGGTATTATTTGTTTTCGTAAGAAAAACCATAAGATAGAATATTTATTGATTTGCAGAAAAGACACGTTGGGGTTTGTAGAGTTTATGCGTGGAAAATACCCTATGTATTATAAATCATACATTATTAATTTAATAAATGAAATGACCATTCAAGAAAAAAACAATATATTAAACAAACCATTTGATGAATTATGGTATGAGTTATGGGGGGATTTCATCAACACGAAATATTCCACAGAAGGAAAGGTATCCAAATCAAAATTTAATCATATTACCGAAGGTGTTAATATTCACAATACAGACTATTTTAATTTAAAAGATTTAGTTGAAAAAAGTACTACAACTTGGACTGAACCAGAATGGGGGTTTCCAAAAGGCAGACGTGAATATCATGAAACCGATGTGGAATGTAGCAAGCGGGAATTTCAAGAAGAAACAGGTATTTTAAGCAATAAATTAGATATGATACTCAATGTTATTCCTTACGAAGAGACGTTTATGGGTTCCAATTATAAAACTTACAAACATAAATATTATTTAGCTTATATGAAGGAAATATGCAATACTACTAATTTTCAAAGAACTGAAGTAAGCAACATGAAATGGTTGACGTATGACAAAGCATTGAAACATATACGCCCATATAATAATGAATTGTGTAGTATACTTGTAAAAGTCAACGCGTTGATCAAAGAGTATGATATCGTGTAACAGTAGATAAGTATATTAAATTTTAAATATAGTATTGTTTAAATAATCGTTTAAACAATAATATAACAATAGTTTAATCTTATATTATATATATTAATATGGAGCAAAATTTATATCCACACATCGAGTCTCTGGATTTCAATAAAAAAATAACATTAAAAAAAGAGTTTCATAATACAAGGATAAAAGGATATACTAGTGAAGATTATAAAAATATAGTTAATATTTCAGACAAAATGTGTAATGTAACTGATTTTGAATTAACAAATCATCAACAGTTTGTTAGAAATTTTTTGTCGTTTGAAACACCATACAATAGTTTGTTATTGTATCATGGATTGGGGACTGGAAAAACTTGTTCTTCTATTTCCATTACAGAGGAAACTAGAAAATATATGAAATTGATGGGATATACAAAGAAAATCATTGTTATTGCTAGTCCTGTGGTTCAGGAAAATTACAAATTGCAGTTATTTGACGAACGAAAATTAAAATTGGTAGACGGATATTGGAATATTAAAGCATGCACTGGTAATAAGTTTATTGAAGAAGTAAATCCAATGTTTACCAAAAACATATCCCGTGATAAGGTGATAAAACAAATAAATAAAGTCATAAAAAATTGGTATCAGTTTATGGGTTATTTAGAATTCTCTAACTACATTACAAGTATTATAAAAAAAGCAAATATATCACTTACAGATAACGAACTAAAAGACAAAAATAAAATAGACATAATTGAAAAAGAGTTTTCCAATAGAGTTATTGTTATAGACGAGGTTCATAATATTCGAACTGGTGATAAAATGAAGCGAACATCTGAACATTTTTTAAATTTAGTAAAATACGCAAAAGATACGAAGTTGATATTATTAACAGCAACACCTATGTATAATGACCATAGAGAAATCATATGGTTATTAAATCTAATGAACTTAAATGACGGAAGGTATATGTTAAAGGAAAATGATGTGTTTGATAAAAAAGGTAATCTAAAAGTAGATAAAAAAGGACGAGAAGTCGGAAAAGAAACATTGATTCAAAAAAGTACAGGATATTTTAGTTATGTAAAAGGAAACAATCCATTTACATTTCCGTTCCATATTATGCCTGAAGTTGCAAACCGACCAGAATCTTTGCGTTTACTTAGTAAAAGCAAAACATGGGATTACCCAACCAGTCAAATAAACGGACTGAAAATAGACAACCCAATTCAATACTTAGACTTGTTTATTAATAATATATCTGGAACCTTACAAGAAAAGGCGTATGAAATGTTGATCAATCGACTTAAAAAAGACCATCCTATCTTAAAAAATAAAAACAAGGGTATTCAATACACTATTATAGACGGTCCACTTCAATTATTGAATATGGTTTACCCAAATAAAACATTGATGGAAAACAAAACAACGAACAATGTGAACACAATTGGTAAAATGTATGGAAGAGAAGGATTGATGCGATTAATGAAGCGTCAAGACAATAAACGAGGATACGAATACAAACAATCGACCATTAGCAATTATGGTAGAATTTTTTCAGAAGAAAAAATTAAAACATATAGTCGTAAAATATACAATATTATTACTGAAATAAAAAAATCAAAAGGGGTGGTAATGGTTTATTCTCAGTTTATTGAAGGAGGGTGTGTCCCTATTGCCCTTGCGTTGGAAGAATTGGGACTTGAACGCTCAAATGGAAGCAATATGTTTAAAAGTCAAGCTAAATCGCGGTTTAAATTTGTAAATGAACGAAAAAAGGCGTTTTTTGGAAGATATGTTATGATTACTGGAGACCCAACAATATCTCCCAATAACAAGATTGAATTAAAAAATGCTACAAATGTTAGCAATAAATATGGTGAATTTGTAAAGGTTGTTATTATTTCTAAGGCAGGTTCAGAAGGTCTTGATTTTAAAAACATTCGTCAAATGCATTTAATGGAACCATGGTATAATTTAAATAGAACCAATCAAATTATCGGACGCGGAGTTAGAAATTTAAGCCATTGTTTGTTACCGTTTAAAGAAAGAAACGTAGAGGTATTTTTGTATGGAACACAACTAAACGATGCAAACGATATGGAAGCGATTGATTTATATATGTACCGATTGGCAGAACAAAAGTCAATGAAAATCAATACAATTTCAAGTATATTAAAAGAAAACGCTCTGGACTGTGCGTTAAACAAAAACCAATTAATCCAATATGACAAAACAGTTGAAATAGAAATATCAAGTGGTATTGTTATCAAAAACTTTGATGTAAGGTCAAAAGATTATAGTTTTGCTTGTGAAATAGGAAAATGCAATTATACGTGTAATGTTAATAAAGACCCAACATTTAATGAAGATAATATAGACACATCTACTTACAATGATTATTTTATCATTCTTAATTTAGATGTATTGTTAAAGAAAATAAAGTTTATATTTTCAAATGGTTATTTGTATCATAAAACACAATTGTTTCTTTTAATTAACCAGTATAAAAAATACTCAGACGAAGAGATTTATATTGCACTGGACATATTAATCAATAATCGAAATGAATTTTTAAAGGATATGCTAGGTCGTATTGGGAAATTAGTAAATATAGGAGAATATTACATGTTTCAACCAATTGAGTTATATAATAAAAATATTCCATTACTACAGCGTAAAACCCCTATTGAATACGAAAACAATAAAATTAAACTAAGTATTCCAAAATCGGTATACAAAAAAAAAGGCGACGACAGTTCAATGTTAGATAATATTATAGAAAATTACAATTATTTAATCGGAAAAAACAATTCATTAAATACGCCAAACAGATTAAAGGTAAAAAAATACAAAGATGTCATAAACGAAATAACAAAACATTTTGGAATAGACGTTACATTATTGGCAATGTATACAATCCATCATATGATAGAAGAATTGCCTTATTTATCTAAAAAGCGTATATTGATAAACTACGAAACGATTAACGATAAAAAAATTATACAGGTTTTGGATGTATATTTTGATAAATATTATATTGGAACTGTAGATGGGAAAAAAGCGATTGCATTGCCCAACGAGAAGAGTCCCATTCGAAAATATAATTTTTTTGTGAAACAAATACTTCAATCAAAGAAAACTAAATGGGTAGAAGAAAGCAAGCGACTATCAATCCTTATTAAAAAGTTAATTGAAACATTTAAAGTATCACAATGGAAGGACAAATGGTTATTGAAGGACGGCAAGGAAAAAACAATCCACTTCTACGACACGTTTAGAGAAAGAATTGTAAGTAAAATAAAAGAATTGGGAGAGAAAACAAACAGCACTGGAAAACAATGTAGCGTTGGGCAAAGTAAAAAAGTAATATCGAAAAAATTAAAAGAGTTGGATCAAAACATACAAAAAAAATTAAACAAAGAAGGACAACCATTAATAATGAATAGTTTAAAAAAAATGTGTATTGCGATTACATTACTTTCTTACTATTTAACCTATAAACACAATGAAAAATATAATTATAATTTATTAGAAGGATTTTTATACGATGTGTACCTTTTACCAAAGATAGACTTGAAAAAACAAAATAAGAATGGTAATACAATATTTTTGATGTAATAAATTGATTTAATATAATAATTATAGTTAAATATAAAAATTTATATTTATACTATATAATGAAATCCGCAAAAACAATCAAGAAGGGGTCTATTTATACAAAATCAATATTGGTTCGGAAACTATACGTTGATTTTAAACACGTTAATAATTATTTAAAAGAACATATATTGGTCCGTTTAAAAGAAGAGTTTGAAGGGAAGTGTAGTAAAGAAGGATATATTAAAACAAACTCCATCGAGGTTATCACTCATAGTTCAGGTGTAATTGAAGGAAACAAATTATCGTTTGATGTATCATTCCAATGCTTGGTATGCCATCCCGTTGAAAATATGAAAATTAAATGCATTGTTAAAAATGTAACACGCGCTGGCGTACGTGCTGTATATTATAAAGAAGATGAAACCCCATTAGTAATGTTTATAGCAAGAGAACACAACGTTAAAAATGAACAGTTTAATCAAATAAAGGAAAATGATATTATTGTAGCGAAGGTAATCGGGATACGATACAAATTAAATGATGATCAGATATCTATTATTGGTGATTTGTCATCTACCAAGAAAAACAAACGTAATACAACAAAAAAAAACAATTAACTAATGATTAATATAATAAATATAAACATTTTTTCACATATACCATTATAATGATTAGTATGAGCGTTGTTGAAACGATAAATAATGAAAAATATACGACTGAACAGTTGAAAACATTAAAAAAAGTAATAGAGAAAAAAGATCAGATACACCATAAAAAGATTTTAGAAATTATTGTGAAGCACGATACCAACTTTTCTGAAAATAACAATGGAGTATTTTTGTCATTAAACAAATTACCAGTTCAAATTATAAAGGAAATAGAAAATTATCTAAAATACATCAGTGAACAAGAAAACATGTTAAATACGATTGAAAATACACAAGAAGTATTTGAAAAAGAATACTTTAATAAAACAACATAAATGCTTTAATGGTTATATATATATAAACTATGCACAGAAATACACATAGAAATACACATCGAAATAGGAACCGATATGGAAATAATCGAGTATACGATAATAAAAAACATAATAACAATCGGGTTGTTAACCATAGACCCGTATATACTCCAACAAATAACGATATAGAAGATTTATTGATGAACCTTAATAAATATTCACTAACTAATAAAAATATAATAAAATCATTTTGTTTTATTAAACCAACTCGAAAACCAGATGAACATATAGAAGAAGTCAAGTTAACCAAAAAAAAGGCTGATTATTTTTATCCACCATTGGAATGCAAAGACTCGTTGTTTTGGTGTTGGGTATCGCACCACTATGGTTTACAGGAATACGAATTAAATAAAAATAATCTATATAATTATGAAACCAATCGTAAATTTGAATATGTAAGCAGCATACGTAGTAATAAACCATTATTGAAGTTGCTGAAATTAAATAGAATACATCTAGAAGAAAAATTATTGGACGACAATGGCATAGATTTGGCACTGTTTACATTTATTTGTTTGGTTCATAAATACAATGTAGTTTATACGGACAATTATATGTATTATGAATATATCGACGAATTTAACAGTTCGTTTATTATGATTAATAAACGAAATAATAAATATGGATTGTATATCAAAGAGAAGGTTACGAACGAGTTGGTAAGTGATTTAAAAAAAAATAAATGGGTTGTAGATTCAATTACCAAACCTCTCCGTTCTGTAGGAAGTTATAAAGCCGTTGAAATAAAAGAAATCTGTAGTTTATTAAAAATAAATATTATGAAAAACGAAAAAAAAACATTTACGAAAAATGAACTATACGAAAAAATAAAACAACTTATTATGTGATTAAACTTACGATGAAGTGCGCGGAGGATAACAACATGATTATAAGTAATTTAATTATGTTAAAATTGAAATATATAAATTTAATAGAAATAATATTAAATTTATATATAATTTATATATATTAATGAGTAAAAATAACTTCTCAAAATCATTTACAGATTATTTAAGGACGTATACCGTGTCCAATCAAGCAACCGATGAATTTGAATTGCGGTTTGGAACCAATTACGCTAATAAAATCACACGCATTGATTTTGATAATGTTATCAAAAAACTAAAATTAAACAATTATACTTGTAAAACTCCCAATGGCCAATATCATTTAAACATACAAAACGAATTTTTAGATGAACGCACCGGCCGACTTCGAATGTCCAATATTAGAACAGAAATAAAAGGACTAATGAATATTAAATCCTATTGCAAAAAAAACACGTTTAATTTAGAAATACCAGAACCCTATGTATCGTTTCTACAAAAACAATCCAAAGAAAAGAGTGGGTCGGAACGCATGGTAGCATTGGATAATAAAGAATATGAATTCCGCGTTAATTATAAAACGGAAAATCGGTTAGCAGGAGAATACCCTCTAGTAAGAAACATGATTAACAATTGGAACAATAATAAAAAAACATTTCGTTTAATAAAACGATTTACGTTTAAAAAAGAAGGGATTCCATTCAAGTTTGATTTAAGCGTTTTAAGAACTTCAAAATGGAACTACCAAACCCGAAAATATACACCGGAATCTACTATTCAAAAATCCAACTTATTTAACAATCCAGAAACGTATGAGATTGAAGTTGAATTAATAAATGACGAAGCAAAAGCAATGATGCATTTAGATCTTAAAAAAGAATTAAATAAAGCAATCAAAATTATACTTTCGGGATTGCAACAAACCAACTACCCTATATCTTACACGGAACAAAAGGCGGTTGTATATAATTTTGTAAAACTAACCAATACAAGTGCCAATGAATCATTGTTTGCCAATGATAGAAAAGGACATTCTATGAGAAAAAATAGAAGAAATTTTATTGGTCCCTCGTCCATTACACTTGAAATGGAAAATGCTGCCCCTAAATTAGAAGATTTAACTATTCCGAATATTCACTCTGCTTACACAGTAACTGATAAAGCAGACGGGATAAGAAAATTACTGTATGTAGGTCAAAAAGGTAAAATTTACATGATAGACATCAATATGAACGTACAATACACAGGTTTGATAACCAAAGATAATGAATACTACAACAGTGTATTAGATGGCGAACATATTATTCACGACAAACATGGAAAATACTTAAACTTGTATACATGTTTCGACGTATATTTTAAAAAGGGAGAAGACTATCGATATTACCCTCTTATTTATCGTGATAATTTGTCGTTTGACGATAAGAAATACAACACCGGATTGTCTAGATTGGAAGTATTAAATAAGTTTGTGAAAGGAATGACTATTTTGTCTATCGTGAAAGATAAAAAACCATCCATGGATATTAAAGTAAAAACATTTTATTCCAATAGAAATGCTAAAAATGAAGAAATAAGTTTGTTTCGTTCTTGTAAAGAATTGCTAGATGGCATGGAAGATGGGTCTATGTTTGATTACGAAACGGATGGGTTGATATTTACGCCTATTGACAAGTCAGTTGGAAGTAGTAAATTGGGAGTATTGGAGTATCAAAAAACATGGAAGCATAGTTTTAAATGGAAACCTCCCCAATACAATACGGTTGATTTCTTGATAATCACTAAAAAAACCGAAACCGGACGAGACAAAATAAATCATATATTTCAGGATGGAACTGATATGGCTGGAAGCAATAGTCAATTGCTTCAATATAAAACCATCGAGTTGCGTGTAGGGTTTAATCCATCACAACACGGGTTTATAAATCCATGTCAAGATGTAATAGATGGTAATTATCCAGATAATATAACATATGACAACAGACAATACAAACCCGTACCATTCTTTCCAACCGAACCTAGTCCAAATTTTAACGTTCACTTATGTAATATACCATTATTAGATGGTAATATGTTTATTGAAGACAAAACTGAAGCGTTTCAAGATAAAACAATTGTAGAATTTAAGTATGTAAAAAGCAATGAAAAATATTGGCAATGGATCCCTATTCGCGTAAGACACGATAAAACAGCAGATTACAGAAGTGGAAACAAGAATTTTGGAAACGCGTATCATGTAGCAAATGGTGTGTGGAAGTCTATTCATAATCCTATTACTCGAGATATGTTAAGTGGGAAAGGGTTGTTTGATTTGGAAAACAGTGAAGTGTATTATAAACAATCGACTACGGAAACCAACACTCGTTCGTTGCGTGATTTTCATAACAAATATGTAAAACAGTTGCTTATTACACGGGCATCCAAAAACAAGGATACGCTTATCGATATGTCTGTAGGTAGAGCAGGTGATATGTGGAAATGGTACCAATCTAAGTTGGAATTTGTTGTTGGATTTGACTTGTCAAAAATGAATTTGGAAAACAGAAAGGACGGTGCTTGTGCTAGGTATTTGAAATTTAAAAGCAAGCATAGAAACGCCCCAAGTTGTTTGTTTATCACAGCTGACAGTGGTCATAATTTAAGAAATGGAGATGGTATATTAGAACCTAAAGGTAAGAAAATTATGGATGCAATTATAGGTAAAGGCAGTAAAGACAAGGATGTATTGGGGAAGGTAGTATATGAAAACCATGGAGTCGGTAGAGACGGATTTGACGTAGTATCCAATATGTTTTCATCCCATTACTTCTTTGAAAATGTTGAAATATTAAATGAATACCTTAGAAATGTCTCAGAGAATTGTAAAATAAATGGGTATTTTATAGGAACTTGTTATGATGGTGTTAAAGTATTTAATATGTTGAAAAATAAGGAATATCAAGAAAGTGAATATATCCTAGAAAATAATAAAAAGACATGGGAAATAAAGAAAATGTATCAACATGAAAAGTTTCCAGCAGACTTAACAGGAGTTGGTTATAGAATTGATGTTTATCAGGAATCTATCAATAAAGTGTTTCCAGAATATTTGGTGAACTTTGATTATTTTAAGGAGTTATTGGATTTATATGGATTTGCTCCATTGGACGCTGATGAATGCAAACAGTTTGGGGTATTTACGGGCGTTGACTCGTTTCAACGATTGTTTAACAAAATGGGAAATGATGTAGAGAATAGAGAAATATCTAAAAAACAAATTGGAACCGCGTTGGAGATGAGTGATAATGAGAAAAAGGTTTCGTTTCTAAACAATTACTTTATCTTTAAAAAGGTGCGCAATGTAGACGCAAGCAATGTATTTAAGATTCAAATGGATAAGGCAAATGATACCATTGATAAAACAAAAGAACGAATACAGAAAATGAAGGATACAACTATGGTATTGAAACGCAATGTTGTAAAGATGAAACGCAAAATACGATTGGTATAATAAACAAAAACAAAACAAAACAAAACAATATAAAATTAGTTACATAAATAATATAGAATACAAATATGTTATATTATTTATTGCCAGATTGCAATCATATATTAAAGTCCATAAATATAAAATTAAAATTCAAAGTATCAGAAGAGGAAAATGAGGTTTACTTAAGTAAAAGCATACACAAATACTTAAACAACTCCAAAGAATTAATAAATCAAAATTATAAAAAATGGGATATGATGAAAAAATACACCAATCCATACGAATTTATTCATAGTAATCTACCACATATGAATTATGCTATATCTAAAATCAAACCTGTATCCCGCGCTTATTTTAAATTAATTGAAATATACAAACATTTCAATATACTTGGTAATTACAACAGTTTAAAAAGTTTTCATTTAGCAGAAGGTCCTGGTGGGTTTATAGAAGCGACAGCATTTATGCGTTCTAATCCATTGGATACTTATTATGGCATTACATTAACAAATGAAGATGATTATAGTATTCCAGGGTGGAGAAAAAGCGAACATTTGTTTAAAACATATAAAAATATTGTTATTGAAAAAGGAAAGACAGGAAATGGTAACTTATATAATGTGGAAAATTACAAATACATGGCTCACATGTATAAAAATAGTATGAATATCATTACAGCAGATGGAGGGTTCGATTTTTCAAGTGATTTTAATAAACAAGAAAACAATGCTTTTCGGTTACTTTTTACTCAGGTAGCATATGCGATTGTTATGCAGAAATACAATGGGGTATTTATTTTAAAGATATTTGACGTATTTTTGAAAAGCACAACACAATTGATTTATTTATTAAACTGTTTTTATAAAAAAGTTTATATTGTAAAACCGAATACAAGTAGACACGCAAATAGTGAAAAGTATTTGGTGTGTAAATATTTTAAGTTTAGTGATACTTCATCGATTTACAACCGATTTCATGATATTTTGTATGTATTGGATAACATAGACTTTGATAAGTATGAAATAGCAAGTATATTAGATGTAGAATTAAATACCTATTATTTAAGTAGATTAAATGAAATCAACTCCATATTTACACAACAACAAATCGAAAATATAATGAACACTATTAAAATGATTCATTATCAAGACAAATCAAAAGATAAGATGGAACTAGTGAAAAACCAAAACATAAAAAAATGCATCCGATGGTGTGTAGAACATGGAATACCGTATTACAATAACTATACCCCTACTAATATTTTTTTGGTGAATAAAAGTTGAGATAAGTTTAGGTATAAATTGATTAAAATTTTAAACTTATTATTATTTATTAAATAAAAATAAGTAACCAAAATGAGTAGTATATTAAAAGAAACTATGATGCAAATGAAATATAGGACCTGTTTTAGTAGTATAAGTCAGAATGGGTATAAATTGGATATCCTTAAAAGTGGAATGCAGAAATATTTAAGGAGAAAGCAATTTGGCGATATGGTCTGGTGTGCTTATGAGATATATAAGTTTGAACTGTATGCCTGTACTGAGAAACAACAGAAGGCTTGTAATGCTATAATTACTAATCTTATTAATAGGATTATAGTAATGATGGATGAAGAACTGTTGTTTGCTGAGACGGAACGATATATTGTTTTAAGGGAAATGATTGAAAAGTTTCAGGAGAACAGGAAAAGTTCTGGCGAAACTCTTATACTAATGTGTAAGTGTTTGGTAGAAGGTCGTATTTCCAGAAGAAACAGTGACCTTAGAAGTTGGTGGAGTCACCGTATTATTAATGAGGACTATGGATTGGACGATACTGTTTATTTTGAAAGATTTGTGGAGTGTTTTGAGAGAAAAGATGACGAATGTTTTAAATGGATGTTTAAAATATTTAAGGGAGAGAAAAAAGGAGATACAGTAAGGTATAGGAGGAAAGATAATATTTATATGGTATGGGAATATTTGTTTGATACTGAAGTAGTAAAGGCGAATTCTGTATATAAGAAGGTAATGGATTATAAATTAAATGAATTCTTTAAATTAGGAAGAGGAGAAAGGTTTATGTTCCTGTGTTCTTGTATTGATATGGCGATGAAGTGTAATACTCCAGAAGACAAGAGTAGGGAGATACTAAGTAATTTACGAGAATTATATGTACACGGACGATGGATCGACGCTGATTTGTTGAAGAAATGCAATGAGTATATACAGATTGATGATTATTGTATTGATATGCATACTAGTCAAGGTCGCAAGATGGGTAAAAATAAAGCAGATTTTGCGAAGGAAGGGTGTGTAGTAGTAGATGAAGATAAGGAATTTTATGTAAGAGAATGGAGAGACTACTATATACAAGAGAAACTAGACAATCCCATTAAGATTAGAAAAAAGAAGTCCCTTAAAAACAAAAAAACAAAGAAAAAGGAAGAAAAGAAAAAAGAAAAGAAAAAAGGAATTGATAAATTTGTAGTTAATGTGAAAAGTGTAAAGGCAAAATCAGTTAGTCAATTGAAAAGAGAGGAGAAGACTAAAAGGATAAAAAAAATGAGACCGACACCTGTCTTTAGTGAGTTAGAAGATAAGTTGCCAAAAAAAATGTGGCTATGGATGGATAGCACTCAGAAATTGTGTGGGAATACAACCTGTGGAAATAAGGTAATGTGTTTTAAATATAAGGATACAATTTGGAAGGAGTCCAGGAAGAGTATGAACTATAACAGGGACTATTGTGTATTGGATAAATGCAAACCCTTCTTTGGACTGAATAGTATTGGAATGAAAAGAATATTGTCTGATTTTAGGGTAGAAAAGATATCTAAAGAAACAAAATATTGGGCCGATAATTGGGAAGTGACGGTGAATGGTGAAAAAGAAGGTCATGTTGTTTATTGTGTAATGGATGAGATTACTCCAGGGACAGAGGTCGGAAAAATGAAGGCAGAATTACTTAATGACAGGAGATTACTCAAGGAATTTGCTAAGATTGGAATAGTAAGGGGGATATTTAGAGTGAGTGATTTTAATGGTAGAAATGTTTTGGTGAAGGAGGTAAATGGGAGGAAAGAATTGGTAAGTATTGATGAGGGAGATATTGGTAAAAGAGTTGATATAATTGGTAGAAAAAATAGGTGGCTTATGAATGCTTTGAATAAGGATAATGGTATTGTCTATGAGATTTTGAATGAAGTAGATACTGCCTGGAAGTTACACTCTGAAATGATATCTAGTATTATGATGGAGTATAAATTTACAAAAGAGTTGTTTGAAGAAGTGCGTAAAAATTATAATAATCTGTTGAGTGATTTGGTCGGTGAAGGATTTCAAGAAACGGTTGTATAATTAATAAATTAATATAATTATTATTATTAATATAATAATAATTATTTTTTAATTAATATTATATTTCAAATGTTTTACGAGTTTCGTGCGTTGGTGATGATGTATTATTATTGTTTTTATTTTGCATATTAAACAACTCCAATCTTAATTCCTGATTTTTACGTATTTCATTGTTTTCTTCTTCTTCTTCTTCAGTTTGCTTATCTTCGTTAATTAAATCGTTACAGCAACAAATAACTTTACAGCAACAGCAGATTTTATCTATCTGTTCTTTGTATCCGCAAAATATGTAGTCATTTACAAAATCATCGAGTATATCGTTGCATATCTTTTTAATACAACAATTCCACGTACACTTACATATTACCAGAGCAGCAAAACCAACTAAGCTAATAAATGAAATAATAACCCATAATGGGGTATTATTTCTGTCATGGTTTCTAGTACAGTTACATACCATCGAATAATTTAAATCATCTTCGCTTCTAATTATATGTTTATCAATATATCTGTGCTTATAAATAATCTTATATATGATATTTGTCTTATTGATGATATTTGTCTTATTGATGATATTTGTCTTGTTGATGATATTTTCCTTCGTAATATATTCAATATATGGAACAGTGTGATGTCTTAAATGAAACATATAAGATATTGATTGGTACGCAAATCTTCCCGGAGAGGTCTGAGGTATCCATGTAACATTCGATATATTTGGACAAGCATAAAAACGACATGTATCTATATTTTTTGGTCGCAACACATAATCAGCATACCTTGACAGTACATTACATCTACCTGTTTTCTCATCTATACATTTTTTTTTACATTCTGGTAATGTTGCTTCTATATAATCCGTGTTATTAATCATTATGGTAGGACAATTTGGTCTTTTTCCATAATTATCACTTCTTCTTAACCATAAATAATTTTTATCAATATTCGTTTTGTATCTATTAATACAAGATTCGTCACAATGAGCAGAATAATACGGTCTACCACCATTTTCATTATTCTTTCCAGAACAAAAAACATTATTACGATAATGATTAATGCATGTTATCTCGTAATCGGGGCCATCGTCGGTAGTATAGTAATAATGATTCATCTCTTCGCCTAATGAAATAGTATAATAAGCACAATTCCTGCACATTAATGAAAAAGGGTCGTCCCATGATGCTGTATGCTGACAACATGATTCCGCGATTGTATTTAGTTCAGGAATATATCCACTATTTTTTGTAAAAACAGGAACAACAGCATTAAACATACAGAATAATTGTAGAAAAAGACTATAATTAGAATTATTTTTCATTTGTTATAGAATTCTTATAAAAATAGTTACAAAATTAAACTTATATTTTACAGTATAAATATGAAATAAATTGATTTGAAATAAACACAATATGAAAATGTAATATTATATTTAATTATTGAAATGGAAAATCATAAAGTAATGCCTTCATCGTCCGTTGTTGAATCACGACAATTAATCAAAAAACAGGAAGTATTAATCAACAAATTAGTTGTTCGAGTGGAAACACTAAAAAAAAAGTATAAATTCCTAAAAACAAAGTACACTGAATCCCAAGATAATCTTAACTTGTCTAATGAAGAACTAGAATTGTATAAATCATATTGTAAAGACGTAACCCATATGAAATGGGATTAATATTTCAAACTAACAGGCAATAATAAACATAAATTGAAATAAAAACATAACTTTTTATCAAGTTAATATGACAACCATAATAAAGGTACATTATTGATATTTGATATTTGTGACTATTTAAATAATGAGTGAAAACAAACCAATTCAACTTGGACTATGTTGCTTAAACACCGTTTTAAGACAACAGAAACCAACTGTATTTTCGTCCAGAAAAATGATAATTCGTTCTATAAAAGAAAGGGGGATAGACGAATTAAAGGATAAAATTATACAAAACCTAAAAGATACACTTACATTGATAGACTTTAATGAAGAAAATGGTATTAAGGTGTTCCGATTAAGTAGTGAAATGTTTCCACACAAAAGCAATCCCAAGGTGGAAGATTATACATTTGACTTTGCGAAAGATTTATTAACACAAATTGGGGAAAAAGCACGACAATACAATCAGCGCATCACATTTCATCCAGGACAATACAATGTGTTGGGTTCTCCAACACCAAATGCTGTAAAACATACAATATGTGACTTGGATTATCATGCAACAGTTCTCGATTTAATGGGAATGGGTAAAGATTCTGTAATGGTAATTCATGGGGGAGGTGTATATGGTAATAAAAGGGAAGCCATTGCTCGATGGTGTGAAACTTATTTATCTCTCCCCTCGCATATTAGAAAAAGATTGGTATTGGAGAATTGTGAGAAATGCTTCTCTATTGTGGATTGTTTGAATATTTCAAAAAAGGTCGGTGTTCCCGTTGTGTTTGATACCCATCACTTTAATTGTTATATTAAACTCCACCCAACCCAACTATTTTACCAAGCAAGTTTCTACATACCTTTAATATTACATACTTGGAAGAGGAGGGGTATTAAACCAAAATTCCACGTCAGCGAACAAGGAAGTGGTAGATGTGGTCATCATAGCGATTACATTGAAAAAATACCAGACTACTTAATGGAAATTCCTAAAAAGTATGGTGTAGACATAGACATAATGATCGAAGCGAAAATGAAAGAACAGGCAATATTTAAATTGTATCAAAAATATCCCAATTTAAATTGTAAAATATCAAAGAAATTATAATAATATACAAACAAAAATCAAATAGGTTTTTGTTTTTATTTTAATTTTTATCTAACTTGTGGGACGCTGTCTTCCTTTTCCTAAGGTTGGACTACTAATAACTTTTAATTTATATTTTTTTTTAATTTCTATTTTTCTAAACTCTTGATCCAGTTTATGTATAGTGTAAGATAATTTACTGGAAAACATCTAAATTACAATATTTATATTATAATATCAATTATTTTTAATGTTTTTATCGTAAATACAAATCAATTTAAATTATTTTTTGTAAGTATATTTATTTTCTGTAGTATTTCTTCTGCTGTAAGTATGACCATTTACATAATTATTTCTAGGAATAACATAATTGTTGTACCGACGTCTTAAATTCATTGTAGTATGCGATACATCACGTTCAACATCATTATCTATATCCATGTCTACCCCTACAGTTTGTCTTCTGCGTGGGCGTTCTACATGAATACACCGACAAACGGGACATCGCTGGTCTCGAGCCAACCATTTGGATATACACAAATTATGAAAACTATGGTTACATACCAATCGTTTTCTATTTTTGGATATCATAGATAAACAAATAGAACATTGGTCCGGGGTGTAAAAATAATTATGAATGACATCTTTTTCATCCAATTGTTTTGTTAAATTTGAATTTTCAGGTGAAATAGGAGGAGATATGTAATCTGGCATACCATCTTCTTGCAATCCAGAACGACGCGCAAGTCTTGATTGCGCAATAGACATCATTTTAATAATATCTATTGTTTTAAATGTAAATTCCCCATACTGTCCTTTTGCTGTAAGGGAACCTTTACAATATTCATCATTATGAGTATGTATAGTAAAATAATAATTACCATTGGGCAACACGTTACCATTAACATCACATATAGAAGTTGGACAACTAATGGTTGTCTTTATTTCACTACTATAAACCGCGTTCTTTTCTGATATTGATTGTTGAGTTTCTTGTTGAGTTTCTTGTTGAGTTTCTTGTTGTTGTTCCATTTTAAGATAAAAAGATTATATTATAACGTTTTTAACTTTATAAAAAGTTTTTGAATTGATTATCGGGTAATATAATAACCATATTTAAACAAATACTTCAGGTTGATACATTGACCAATCTTGCTTTATAAATTGTATTGTTTTTGTCAAGGTTGCTTTTACAAATCGATGTGTATAAATATCTAAATGCTTGTCGATAGAGTCATACAATTCTTCTTGTATTTCTTCCATACATATTGTTTTTAGGTGATCTGTTCTGGTCTTAACTTTTTTTTTACGTTGTTTATTCAGTTCTTTCATATTCGAATAATAACTTGCCAAATACGTATTGATGCGGTCGTCAATTTGAGCCAAAGCATGATATACAAATAAATCAATATCGTTTGTTTCTAGAAAACATTCAACTGTTTTTTCTACAATAATAGAATATGTCCCGTTTTTGTTGATAAAATACTTGTTGTAATTTGTATGAATCAATAGATTAAACAAAATAGGAAATATAAAACAAGCACCGTAATTATCGTATGCCTGAAGATTGATTCCTAAATAATTGTGCTGTCTTGTTAAATCATAACATACATGTGTTTTTACCTGATATTCACGATTGTATTGATTCAATGCTTTTACAAAAGCATTGTTTACGATGAAATCGATCGACTTGTCAAATGTTGTTTTTTTAATACTATTGCGTTTCCTTCCAATTGGTTTTTCATGAAAGTTTGTATAAAGCAATGATCCACCATGTGAATTAATGTAAAACATATTGTATGTTGATGTAGAGATTCCTTTTATGGTTTTTGGGTGAAATATTAATAAGGTTGAATGTGTAACATGAGTATTTTCGTCATGTTCGTATATGTATTTTTCCAAACTTAATGTAACTGTAATTACATGACCACATTCCATGCGTTCACTTATATAATCAATCGCCGGTTGAGAATATACTTCGCCATTTTCTAAAAACTCAACCGTTTGACGTGCGAAGTGTTTGCGTTTATTAACAGACGATTTATAAAGGAATTTATTTATATCAATACTCATATAACACTGTGATATACTAACGTTTTTTTCAGCAGCACAGTATTTATTTAAATTGTGAATTTGAGTATAATACTGTGTGTTGGGATCTTGTGATGAAAACCCATAACGATAAGCATCTTTAAATATTGTATTAAAAGATGATCGTTTTGGTTTGATTTGGTTTAATGATATAGTAGAGTGATTCATGGCTTATATTACGTTATGGTTGTATAATTTTGTGTGGTTGGTCTTTTCTTTTCAATTTTAAAATGGCATTTGTTAATTGCACGAGTTTTTGGTTCCATTTCTTCGGTCTGTACAACTTGATGAATTTGCGATAGTTCTAGCTAAAGGTAAACTATCGTGTAAACATTTAAAATTATCTTTACAATCAAAACTATAAAATCTCGATTGCATAGCAGTTGTATTGTTGTATTTTAAACGATTTATTCTTGATTTTTGACTAGTTGCTCCATATTTTCTATTGGTATGGTTTGAAAACTTATATACAAGAGTAGAACATGGTTCTACTTTATTATTGGATGGGTCTTGATTGGTTGAAAAAAATACATTTGATACATCAGTTGTTCCATATAAATTTCCAGACGTATTTTTTTCATAAACCATTGCTCGTTTATACATAACGTTGTAATGATCAAAAATGAAATCGTGCTGTGGTATTCCATTTTTATTTAAATAATTACGAATGGTTGGGTCGTAACAAAAACAGTTTCCGTCTCCAGCAGCAAGGGACATTGGGTCTTTTTGAACCTTTACATTTGTATCACACGGACCACAATTACTTTTTTTTCTTACGTGGTTGTATGGCATACGGAATGGTGTTGCGTTACAGTTTGTTCGCGTAGTGTTTATATTAGGGTTATTCTTCGTCAATTGATGAGGATTTTCATTTTTAGGAGCGTATTTATTGTTAAAAATATTCATAGTGTACATCATATTTACTTTGGACGGTTTATTTATATATAACCTTTAAATTAAAAAACACATTTTATTTTATCTATTAAAATGTATTGTATTTGTATTATTTCTCTTATTAAAATCGCGCACATCCATTGTTGTACGGGTAAGCACCCATAACACGATGTTTCGCTGTATTTTGTGGACAATTCGCATCCGTACTTTCATTATAACTTCCCGTAAATCGTTGTTTGTCTCCTACATATACACCCGTACATTTGGTAGGATCATTACTACATATATTTGCGTTTGTAATTGTATCGTATTTTAATCGTTCTAATCGACCTCCGCTGGTCACAGCACCTTGTGTCATAAATTTCTTGTTACTTGGATTAAAATGCGTTTTGTTACATGTAGAATCACAGTTACCGGAGGTGCTACTTGTTAATGTAGTTCCTTTTGCGTAGGAACGCTCCTTAGGTAATTTTTGCTGGTACGTAGCAAATCGCTTGTTTTTTAAATGCTCTCGGTAAGAGTAAGAGTAGGGGCGATTGTTTGGTTGTTGACCTGACTTAATAACACTGGCTCGACTTCTAGTATTAGTTGGACAACTGTTTCTATAAACAAAGTCATTTGGAATTAAACTTATGGTTTCTACCTTTGATTTAGAGGTGGTTGAGCAACAAGATATATCTTTATATTTCAACATTATATATAATACATATACACATTTTATTATTTTAATTTACAATAACTATATTGTTATGATGTATTACGCAAAAATATATTTCTAAATATAAAGTATATGAACGTACACATTTTATTAATTATATTTTTCTTATTTCTTATCATAAATCACATATTGTTCAGTATTGTTTTTCCAAACGTAGAATATATGATTGAAGGAATGACTTGCAATCCCAATAAATCTTCCAAAGAATCTGAGTGTTTTAAAAAGAAAATGAGTGACAGTAGAAATATTCTAATTAACGTTGAAACTACTATAAAAGACTTGATGAAAAAGGTCAAAACATTAATATCCACTAGTAAAAAGCAAATGGATAAAATAACACAAACTAAGAAAAACATCGCGAAACTTAAAAATTCGGAAGAAGGGCGTGGGGTGGATAATAGTGATGCTTGTAAGAAACACCCTGAAGCATGTTAATTAAATTATTTTCCCTGTAGGATATATATATGTTAATTGAATATACTGTAAAACTATTAATATTTTTAATTTTGGTATTATTTATAAGTCAACTAAATAATATTTCGTTGTACAAAATTACAAATTGGGTTAAACCATCTACAAAAGAAGGGTTGGATGAATGTTCGCAAAATGAAAAAGATGAACTATACAAACAAAAAATAAAAATTAATGAGGTAAAAGATAGTGCATCTAAGATAAGGAGTAGAATTAAGAATTTAGAAAAAGAGATTCAAAAAAACGAACAAAGTATAAGTGAAAATGAAGGTAAACTTAAATCAGTAGTCGAAAAATCAAAACAAGAACAAAACAAAGCAGTTAAACAGAGTGAATCAATCAAATATTAATTCTAAGTTTACATAACATATTATAGTTAATAACAATATAGGTTATGTTTGATGCGTCATGATTATGGAGACTCATATGTTTCAGGTAAATTGTCCTCATATATTTCTTCTATTTGAATCTGCATTTGTCGCTGTCTTTGCATTTGTCTCTGTAGGCGTCTTTGTTGTTCTTGTTCAAAGTCATCTTCTTCCACATAATTTCTCAACGAAAAACTATTGTCTATGTCTAATTTAAATAGTATTGAATTGTGTTTTTTTAATAAAATTTTATAAAAAACAGGGTCTAGAAATATGTAAATAGTTGATATGGTAACAAAAATAGTTAACCATGAAATATTATCCATAGATATTTGATATAGTAAAGGGTATCTAAATAAAAAAAAGAAACAAAATATCTTGTCCTTTATTAATAACTTAAAATACTGTTTTTTTCTATAAACAAACTTACAAACATATATAAGATAAAGAAATACAAATAAAATACTTTGTGCATATAAAACCATATTGTAATACATACAGTATGATAACCCGGTGGATGTGGGGTTTAAATCAATATATCTAATTAAAGAATTATTGCTCCCAAATACCGTTTTAAGAATTATATTTGAATTAACATAATCAATCTGAGACATTACATAACTAAACATCAACGGTAGTATATGAATCATCGCAATAAGAAAACATCCGTTAATCTCGACTTGTGAATGAAATTCATAAGGATATTGATGTTTAAATCTATATTTATATCTACACTCCATACATATTTCAAAAGCAGGATTATTCATGTTTTCATATCTCCATCGTTCCAAACAAGAATTATGTACATGTTTACTGGTACCTTTACATCTACAGGGCCATATAAATTGATTTTCAACGGTTTCTTCTTCAAAACATATTCTACATTCATGTTCCTCAATATACGGTTGAATATGTATATCAGGTATTGTATACTGAGACTGGTTAATTTTAGGGGATATAATTGTATTGGTATTTGATTCGCAACATTGTTCTTTGATAACTTGGTTTATTATATCATTCATAATATTATGTATAATTTCAATCGTTTTATCATGTAATGGTGGTATCCGGTTATATTGTTTATATTTATATTTGTTTTTAAGTTTAATTAATTCGTTCATTGATACAATTAATAAGTAATATAATTTTATATTGTTATTATATAAATGAGTTTTACAGATTTAACTAATAATAAAAATATAAATGAAGAGTTTGTAGGTAAGATAGTAAGTAAATCACAATCTGATATGGGAAATAACAAAAAAAAAGGAGGAGCAAGTGTTATGGGTCGCGATTTTAACTATTCTTCTGCTATACGAACACCAAGTGAATTAGGCATGAGTCCTAGTGGCAATATGAGTGCTCTTGCGGCAGATATTGCTGGTTTAATTAACTATACTGAAGTATTGGTATCAGGAACAGGTCGGGCTATCAAAGGAAAATTAGGAAATCAGTATTTTTTAAAAACACTTGCTAAATGTAAATTAGGAGGACGAGAAGTAAGTCGTTATTTATACATAAATAATGTCCCTACTGGAAACATTAAAATTGGCGGAGTATCAATGACTGGTGGTAGAAGCAGTATGAGAGGACTAGTTCCGGGAATGATGGAAAATATTGGAAAAATCAATCCATTGGCTATGTTTCAAGCATTTTCAGAAGGAACTCCGAAATGTATTCGCTGTCCTAAAAACGTATGTCCTGTGACAGAAGGTCCTTCCAATATGCCAATTTCTAAAAGCGATTATAAAGAAGTAAAAGAATCGTTTCAAAATATTAACAATACATTGAAATTAAACCATTCCATAATAGACCAATTTCGTGAAAAAAACGAAACTAATAATGATATTATTAACACATTAACTAATAATAAAGTAGCCGTATCTTACAATTTTGGATTGTCTTTATTGGCTGCTTATATCATGTATAGTGTTCTTAGTAAAAAATGAGTCTCCTTTGTGTATCAATAATACTGCTAAAATATAAAAAGCAGAACCTATAAATAAATGGAAATATAGATCTGGTGTGTAATCAATCTTAAAAAAATTTAATAAAAGTTGATGAGGAGAGTAAGTTCCAACGGGTATCAATCCCCAAAATATTGCGTTTAATAATAAAAAGGATGCAATTGCTATAATTAACATATATATTCGTTATTAACTTAATATATGTTATTTTAATTATTTTAACTTAATAATTTCTGTATTATCTAACTTATCGCAGTCGTTTAATCGTTTTCTTTTTCCTATTTATTTTGTTTCTATTTTTTCCTTTACTTTTTCTAGTAATGCTTCTACTACTGCTTCTACTACTGCTTCTGCTTCTACTATTGCTTCTGCTATTGCTTCTGCTATTGCTTCTGCTATTGCTTCTGTTTAAAAGATTGTAAAAACTATTCAATAATTTCCTTTCTTTTGGTAATGATTCTACCTGGTTATTTTGAATGTATTCTATACGATCCATTATTTCAGCAAATGCACTTATATACGCGGGACCATCATAGTCAAAAATATTAGACATTATATAATATTCATATATATTATTGTTGATTTTGGAATATTATATATTGATATGGGTTATAATTATGATATTGCGTAATTAAATACGTTTATGAAGTTCCAATGCGACTACGCCACCAGATAATTGGGCAATAATATAAGGCATCAAATCTTCTTGGGATAACTTACCACCTAAATACATCGCAAATGAAACTGCTGGATTGACATGTCCACCCGAAATATCACCAATTACTAAAATAATCAAAATAAGAGCAAGACCAATTGCGATTGGTTGTCCAGTTGCTAAAATCGTATATACAAGAGTTAGGGTACCAATAAATTCAGCAATAAATTTATTCATTATATATTACCACAACATAATATCTTACAAAGGCATTATGTTATTGTCAGAAAGTATATTTATTGATTATCGTTATCGTTATCATGTATGAATTATTTACTTTTGATTTACAGACAACCCGCTAAATGTCATGTTAAAGTACGTTCGTTGACTGCTATCTCCACTATTGGAACCTACATTCTGTATAGAACTTCCTGCTTTATGTCCAAAAAGAGTGGGTGTTTTGCTTTCGGAATCAACATATTGTGCCAAACGCCGTTGGACATGTTTCATCATCGCAACTCGACTAGAACCATCGTTGGTTGGTCCTTTTGTAGTGTATGAATTTATAATTTTACTAATATTACTCATTTATATACTAATAATATAAAATAATTATTAACCAAATGTAGATTCGCCACAATAATGTATATATAAAAACCCATCCTTATCTTGTGCTTGGTCATATACTTGCTGAATGTGTAGTGAAGTTGGAACCAATCCGAGGTTTTCCACAAATAAATAAATGGATTTATCTGATGAAATTCGGATCCTTTTTCGAATAACATACATAAATTCTGCCATGGTAATATCATTCGGAACTAAATATTTACTTCGATCAATATCTGGTATTTCGCTATATCCCTTATGTTTTTCCACTATAATTGGGACCTTTTCAGGATACTTCTTTCGTATTCTGTAAGATTCGTCCAATCTTTTATAAAAATTATGCTTTTTTTTAAACTTAAAATTTCCCATCTATACTATATCTTATTAAAAATAATAAAAAATGTCTAAATATTTTATATTATATATTTATTGTTATTTGATTATATGGCGTTATTGTTAATCGCATTATATTACTCTGTAATTATCCTAGGAGCGATGTTCATGGATATCAGTTCTTGAAACAATAATTTACATGAATATGGTAACAGCACCCGTTTAAAATCAACCTTGTTTTCACATGTATTACAGTGGTGTATGTTTTTCTCTTGATTAAATACTGCTATTAAACCACACTTGTTACATGTATGAACTTCAAACTTATCACTTGCTCCATATATTCTATCTCTGGTAAATGCGCTTGCTCCATGACTTATCATACAATCTCTCTCCATTTCTCCAAATCGAAGACCTCCATCACGCGCACGTCCTTCTGCCGGTTGTCTTGTCAATACAACCATTGGTCCAATACTTCTACTATGAGTTTTATCATTCACCATGTGTTTCAATCTCTGATAGAATACAGGTCCGACAAATATACTATTTTCAAGTTGTTCTCCAGTCATACCATTATACAAAATTTCATTACCGTGACGTTCGTAACCCAATGTTTGTAACTCTTTGCATATATCTACTACATGATGTTCATTGAAACTAGTTCCGTCTCCAAATAGACCCAATTGTAATAGTACTTTTCCCATTACAGTTTCTTTCAACTGTCCAATAGTCATCCGTGACGGAATGCAGTGTGGATTAATAATAATATCTGGTGTTAACCCATTCGCACTAGTAGGCATGGATTCATGTGGTAAAATCAATCCAATTGTTCCCTTTTGTCCATGGCGACTTGAGAATTTATCTCCAATAGTAGGTACACGATAGGTTCTGGTTCTGATCTTCGCAAATGTATAACCATCTCCATTACGATTAATGTAATTTTTATCTACATATGTATTTTCTTTTGTTCTAAATACCTTACTTTGGTCTCTGTATTTAATTAATTTGGTGTGGTCGTTTCTGTTTTCTTTTATTGGAACAACCTTTCCAATTATAATATCTCTGTTTTCAAGCAGTGTGTTTTCTGGAACAACCCCTTGGTTGTTAAGTTTGTTGTAATTGGCAAACTTCATGCCTTTAGTTTTGGTTTTGTCTGCTTTACATCGTATTTCTTCATCTCCCTGTATCTTTTTGTCTTCGTCTTTTTCAGTATGGTACAATGTTGCTGAAAACAACCCTCTTTCCAAACTACTTTTATTGAATATAATACTATCCTCCTGGTTATACCCCCCATATACTCCAATCGCAACAATAACCATACACCCCGAAGGTATTTTGTGTAAATTCATTATATTCATGATACGGGTATCTACCAGTGGTCTTGTAGTATATGTTTGGACGTATGCTGTTTTATCCATTCTTGCTCTAAAATTAGAGACGTACATTCCCATCGCTTGCTTTCCTTGCGCACATTGATATGTATTTCTAGGAGATTGATTGTGTTCAGGAAATGGAATACAACTTCCCAATAATCCAAATATACTACTACTGTGTATTTCACAATGTGTTTGTGTTCCAGATTCAATTAATTTGCTTTGACTGGTAGCAATATAACTTGAATTTTGTTCTGCTGGATCAATATATTCGATAACTGAATCTCCATATTTACTATTTATTAGCATGTCATTCCAATCGACTTTTTTCTCATGTACATCGTCTAGTAATTTACGATTGTTAAACATAAGTGTTTTGCCATTTTTAACTTTGTAAACCGGTCTAGTAAGGCGTCCAGCGTCGTTACATATTTGTATTTCTTTGTTTTTATAATCAAACACAATGCTGGTAAATATGTTTATTTTACCATTGTATTTGCAACTCTTTAAATAATTATATGTATCTATGACCTTTTCTGGTTCAATTATACCAATCCAGTTACCATTAACAAATAACTTTACATGTCCGTGTAATTCAAGTGGATTTTTGGTTTCAATAGGGATGTATTTGTTTTTCAATACGTTATAAATCGTATCAATATTGGAACGAATTGTAATATGTGTCATGTATCCAAGATTTTTAACTACACCAACACCAGCCCCTTCAGGACTTTCTGCCAAACAAATAAATCCCCATTGTGTATTGTGTAGTTTTCTAGGAGGAATTAGTTTTCCACTTTTATCAATTGGAGTATTTACCCTTCTTAAATGACTAAGCGAAGATATATATGTCAATCTACCCAATACTTGAGCAACACCACTTTTGTTGGAATTTGTATTTTTAATTCCAAAATCACCAGTTGCTAGTGCTCTCTTAATTCCATTTTCTATCGTTGTAGACTTAATAATCTTATATACATTTGTATTGTTAATGATATTTGTGTAACTATAAGTTGATTTCCACGAACCATTATTGATTTCTCGTATTATCTGTTTAGTCATATCTTTTACTAATTTATTAAAATAGTTTCTAAACAAATTATTCAATAATACTCCGGCTAAATCCAATCGCTTATTTTTATATGAATCCCTGTCCCCACATTTTTTCCATCCCAACGATGTTTGAATTAATTGGTTTGTCATGTATCCTAGAAAATACAATCTTTGTTTAGATGAATCACAATGGGGAAATAAATCATTTGTCAATACATTTGTTGTAAAATTATACTTCATTTTATACCCTTCTTCTTTATCCATATTGATTGGTGTAAACATGGCATAATTAACAATAAACTTAATAGCATCTTCTTGCGTTATACATTCACTTGCTTCCATTACGGATGCTTTAAGAGCATAAATAAAACTGGTTTTTCTAGATTCGTCAATATTTAATACAATGTATTCGCATATTTCCTTATCAGACATTACGCCCAAAGCACGAAACAATATAAACAATGGAACCGGTTGTTTTATACGTGGTATTTGTATGTAAATTGAATGACCGCTCCCATTGCTTTTCGCTGCTATCATCATGTTTATTTGCTTTGGTGATATACATTTGTCTTTTGGAATCGACTTAATTTCAGCCAACCAAGACCATTTGTTGTTATTTTTCTTAATATTAAAACACATTACTTTATTTTCACACGCCCTTTCTTGTGCTAATATTGTTTTTTCGGAACCACTGATAATAAAGTAACCTCCTGGATCGAATCTACATTCTCCTACAAGGTCAGTGTGAAGATGCTTGTATTGGGTAAGAACGCATATTTTTGACTTTAACATGATTGGCATTTTACCAATGTGAATCTTCGGTAGTTTTTTAAAGTGAGTTTCTATTTGTTGTAGATTTTCACCATACCTTACCTTAATTTCCATATTTAAATCCAACGTCATTGTTGAAGCATATGTAAAATTACGCAATCTTGCTTCTTGCGGAAACATTATTTTTGTAGCACCGTTGTTTTCATGAATTTCTGGACGATACATTTGGAAATTTGAAAATGTAATAGTAATTTCCAATTTGTATAATCCAGTGGATAAATCTTTGTCGTTTTCAGAACGGACTGTAACTGGATTAAACATATTAATAGTATTAATCAAGTCCTCGTCGATAAAATGATTATACGACTCTAATTGATGACGAACTAACTTGCCCAAATGATCATTCTTAAAATAACTTTCAATAACCTTCCAATTTAACTCATTGTGTTCATCCATGATTTCATCCTTACTTGGCACTGAATTGCTTTGTTGTTTCATGTCTTTATTTTCCATTTGTTGGTTTGCACTAGTTTTGTACATTTTACTTTTTTATATTTTGATTTTCACACATTCAATTTTATGTATAAATCCAGATCTATATACCGTTAATTTTTTGGGTAACATTATTGTATTTCAATATATATATGAAATCAAACAATAATAAATCGCCAAATAAAGGTACAACAAAAAAGAAAAATGATAATAAACCACCATCTATTTTTGATATCTCTCTTACATTTCTAGAAAATACCCCGATTTTTAATAATAATATAATTTCTCCAATTCCATTCCCGCATAATGATTTGGAAAAAACAGTAGACGAATTAATTAATGAAATTTATAGAGATTTTGATGATATATTGAACGACACTTATATAAAACAACGCATTCTTGATCAGTCGTATAATGATTTGCTTTTAACCGATAGTACCCCTACATTAAATAAACAATCTTTTTCACACAATATTAAATACAAACAAGATAATTACCTTATAATGAATAATGATGCAAATGATACTAATAGAAATAATGTTATAAATAACCCAAATAAGGTATCAACTTACTCCCATAAAAACAATAAGCATCCTATATCGTATTATTTAAATAGTTATAATTACAATCATCATAAACAACGAAAAACTTGTGATGTAAATAAAACTCTTACCAATACATTATTGGATATCAACCAAAATTACGATGATTTTAACGTAAAAAATCATCACTTTTTAAAAGCGTCATTTGTCCCAAGTATACCAACACCGTTAGTTGTTAAAAAAGAAAAGATACATATAAAGGTTACATTGAATACCATTGCTGACTTAATAAAATTAGCAGACGATTATCCATTATCTCCTAATGTAGAATACAACATTGATATGGAAGCAATTCATTTTATTCGCCCTGATGTGGTGCGTTTAAATGATATGATAGGGATGCATAATTTAAAAGAAAATATACTGGACCAAATGTTATATTTTATTCAAAAATTACACATTCACAAAAACCAAAATGTTAATAATGAATTTATGCATACCGTTATTTATGGTCCTCCTGGAACGGGTAAAACCGAAACTGCTCATATCATAGGTGGGATTTATTCAAAACTAGGTATTTTAAAAAACAATGTGTTTAAAAAAGTAACGCGCGCTGATTTAATAGCGGGGTATTTAGGACAAACCGCTATAAAAACAACTGAAGTAGTAAAAAGTGCAATAGGCGGGGTTCTTTTTATCGACGAAGCATATGCATTGGGAAATACCGAAAAGAAAGATTCATTTGCCAAAGAATGTATTGACACACTATGCGAATCGTTAAGCAATCATAAACATGAATTAATGGTAATCATTGCTGGATACGAAGAAGATTTAAAAAAATGCTTTTTTTCATACAATCAAGGTCTTGACTCGCGGTTTATATGGCGCTTCAAGATAGATGATTACACTCCTGAAGAACTACAGTTGATTTTTAACAAAAAGGTAAAAGAATGCGGATGGACAATTGACAATATATCAAGTTCATGGTTTAAAAAACATAATAATTACTTTAAATATTTTGGGAGAGATATGGAAACATTGCTTTCCAAAGTTAAAATTGCTCACAGTCGTAGAGTATTTTGTTTGTCTGAAGATAAAAAAAGACATATTACACTTAAAGATGTAAAAAAAGGATTTAAGTTGTATTTAAAAAACGAGGAGGTTAAATCACGCGTTGAAAACAAAGATAATCCATTGGTAAATATGTATTTGTAAGTATTTGTAAGTATTTGTAAGTATTTGTAAGTATTTGTAAGTATTTGTAAGTATTTGTAAGTATTTGTAAGTAATGTAAGTTTAAATTTAATTATTAATTTGTATTTATAATTAAATAAGATGACTACGAAAAAAATATCAGTTAATCCTGATTTTTTTAAAATGGGTAAATCAAAGACGTTGAGAAAAGAAAGAAAGAAACGGTCTGCTCGTAATTCAGATTATTCTGAAAATAAAGAACTCAAGATGAAACTAATAAACAAAATAAAAGAACACAAAAGAAAAGAAAAGGAAAATAAAGAAGGACATGTTATATCACCGGATGATTCAAGACAGAATGATTTAAACAATAGTTTGGATTATCTACAGTCTCTATCTGCCAAGCATAAATCCAAAAAGGAAAAAAGAAGGGAGAGAAAGATGGCAAGGAGATTAGAACGCCAGCAAAAGCAGCAGCATCAAATGGGCCCAATTATGATACAACATCCTCAACAAACTACGCAACCTCCCCCATTGTATACCACATCATCTTCCATGGCAGGACACCCTCTTATACAACTAAACACGCCTATTCAACAGTTAAACCAACCTACGTTGTCCGGGGGTATGAATCCAACATCGTATATTGTAAACGATGAGTCAATTATTAATATGAAACCAGACCCACCCTATGGAATACTTAAACATGGTAAAAAACCATTGTTTTCTATTTACAATAAAACACTGAAAAAACCAAGAAGCATAGGACAACCTACCACTTCTCCTATTACAATTTTACATACCCCAAATAAGGATGGAACAAATGTTAATATTCACACAGACCAGTTTTTTGAACGACAGAAAAATTTAAATCAATTAAAAGATCAATTATCTGTTAGTGGACGAAGTAATATTCCTTTTTCTGTTCATGCTAAGTCTTCTTCAATGCTTAATCCGGGTAAAACCTTAAAAAGAATGAAACAACTTCATACTACCACAAAACGGTTTATACATTTGGGTAAAAAAGACGGTCGTGTTGGTGTATTGATTAAAAACCAAAAAACTAGGAAAAAAATATTAAAAGATACAAATACTCTTAAGAAACGTCCACTAACTAAAATCAAAAATTATTTAAGAAAGCACAATCTAATTAAAATTGGTTCTACTGCTCCTGAACATATTATTCGAAGTATTTATGAAAATTCGTTTCTTGCTGGAGACGTGTATAACAAAAACGTAGATATGTTGCTTCATAATTACTTGGATTCTTAGTGGTTTACAATTAATATTTACAACTAACTTAAATATAATTATACGTATTATAGTGTATAAATACAATGACAAAACTAACCAATGAACCACCAAGTATGATTGCTGAATATTTTAATAAATTCAATGAGTACAAGAAACGATTCGGTGATAAAATATTTTTACTTTGGCAGTGCGGGTCATTTTATGAAGTGTATGGATTAAAACGAAATAATATTACAGACCATTACTTACAGGAATTTTCCCGAATATTGGAGTGTCAGATCGCTAAAAGAGGTAATTTTGATTCGGTTCCATTGGAGATGGCGGGGTCTACTATATGTAAACCCTTGCAAAAATATATTCCTAAATTATTGGACGAGGGGTATACGGTTGTAGTGTGGGAAGAGTATGCCGAACAAATGATAAAAAAACGAAAAATAAAATTAAGACGAGAAAAGGGTGTATACTCTCCTAGTACCAATATTGAATCGAGCAACCGAAACATTTCTAATTATTGTTGTGTTATTTGGATAGAACAATATACGGGTGATGCTTTTAACAAATTGCCTTATTTTCACTGTGGTGTTGCGTTGATAGACAACTTCACAGGACAGTCAAAATTATTTGAATTTCATTATCAAAACAACAACATCCATAATTCCACCGCTTTTGACGATTTGGAACGTTTTATTTCTATTTACAATCCAAGTGAAACAATTTTTATTCACAATTACGAAAAACAGTATAAAATTAACGATATCGTTGCGTTTATTGGACTGACATCAGATAAAATACATATTATTTCTTTGTTGGACGATACTGAGTTAAGAAATAAATCTATCAAGTGTGGAAAGGAAGGATTTCAGAGAGAATTGTTTGACACTGTTTTTAAAATTTCAGACTACAACCTTTTCATGAAGCAAACACAAATGGACGTTTATATACACAGTGCAAACGCATACTGTTTTTTACTTGATTTTATAACACAACATAACAAGGAGTTATTAAAGTGTATTGGCGAACCTAAATATGAACAAACCAGTGATAATGTACACTTAGCAACTCATTGTTTAACTCAATTAAATATTATAAATACGGAACAGTCCACCAACAATAAATTTTCATCTGTATTGAGTATGATGAATCGGTGTAAATCGGCAATGGGGAGGCGGAGAATGAAAGATTTAATATTACATCCTTCAACCAATGTGTCTTACTTAAATAATGAATATGATATCATGGATTATATGAAGGAACATATGTCACTTGAGATAGTATTGGAATACAGGAAAGAACTTAACAGTATTAGGGACGTGGAAAAGTTATATAGAAAGATTATTTTAAACGTATTAAAACCATATGAGTTGCCAATGATTTATTATACACTGGTTTCCTTCTTAAAAACATACAATACAATGTCGGAATATAAAACTATTAAAACATATCTACATGAAAAGTCGTTAGATGTAAATAAAACCAGTAAAATTATAGATGATATAGCCACCATTGTTGATTTGTTTGATAAAATGGTGATAATCGATAACTGTATGGAAGATCCAAAAAAGATTATTAATATTTTTAACCGAAATATTTACATAGACCTAGATATTGCTGAAAAAAAACAAATTGAACACCGCCAACAGTTAAATACAATACAAGAGTTCATTTCCTCATTAATCAACGAGCCAGTTAGAGTTCATTCTACAGAAAAACATGAAATTTATATTAAACTAACCTCGAAACGGTGTGAAAAGTTACAGAAATCTATAATTCGTTATTTAAATAAGTATAATACTTCGGGAAAAGAAAAAAACTTATTGTTAACGTTTAAATCACAATACGATGGACAGACTGTTGAATTTGAACTAGATTTACATCATTTTAAATATACAACCGCAACCTCTGGAAACAAAAAAATAAACAGTCCTATTTTAAACCAATTGTATATCCACATGATGCAAGACGCAAGTAATATGAAGGAACTAATAAAGATACACTTTAACAAGTTTAATGATATACTGAAAACTCATTATAACGAGTTTACAAACATTATTCAATATATTTCAAATGTTGATATTTTATTTAACAAAACCTTTTTGGCAATGAAATACAATTATTGTAGACCGGTTATTGAAGATAGACATGAAACAGTTTCTTATTTAACTGCTGAAAATATGAGACATGCGTTGATAGAACATTTAAACAAAGAAGAAGCATACGTTCCAAATGATATTTCATTGGAGGTTGATAAAAATGGAATGTTATTGTATGGAACCAATGCGGTAGGTAAGTCCAGTTTGATTAAATCAATCGGTATTTCTATTGTATTGGCTCAGTCCGGTATGTTTGTCCCGTGCAGTAGTTTTGTTTATTTCCCTTACAAGTCAGTATTTACTAGGATATTGGGGAATGATAATATTTTTAAAGGATTAAGCACATTTGCTGTGGAAATGTGCGAGTTGCGAACGATTTTAACGAATTGTTGTGAAAATAGTTTAGTATTGGGGGATGAGTTGTGTTCTGGAACAGAAATAGATTCGGCATTGGCGATTTTTGCCAGTGGTGTAAACTATCTGTGTAAGAAAAAAGCAACGTTTGTTTTTGCTACCCACTTCCACGATTTGGTTAATATTCCTAGAATTCAAGAATTGTTACAACAAACATTAGTAATGTATCATATGTCTGTACAATACGATAAATCAAGTGACATGCTAATATACAAACGAAAACTGGAAAAAGGTTCTGGAGAAGGAATGTATGGATTGGAGGTATGTAAATCCCTTAACATGCCTGACGATTTTATTGATTTAGCGTATAATATTCGAATAGCCAATAAAAATCAGTCGATACTTGACAAATCACAGAGTCGATACAACGCAAATATTATTAAAAACAAATGCGGAATGACAAATTGTAATAATAAAGCAGATGATATACATCATTTAAATCCTCAAGAATATTCAAACAAACAAGGATTTTTTAAAGACAAGTGGTTTCATAAAAATCATTCTTCTAATTTAGTTCCAATCTGCAAAATATGCCATTTAAATATTACTAAAAATAAAATAGTTCATCGTAAAACAAAAACATCACGAGGTATTGTTTTAATGGAAGAATGATTTGTATAATTAAAATATGTTTATTAAATTATACATTTATACAGTAAAATTACACGTTGTTATAAACTAATAAAATGTAATTATATCATATATGATAAATATTTTAGGTACAATTATACAATCTATAAGAGAAAATTGGTCAGAGATAGTAGTAGGGATTACATTGATTGTAGTTCTTTTACTTACTCTTTCTTTATATGGACTTAATTTTGAAGATATCGATGATATTATATCAAATAATAAGGGTGAGAAAAAACAAACAATTGAAATTGTGTACGAAGGAATGGTGAATAAATTTGATGATTTATGTACCGATTCCGAAGATTTAGAAAAATTATGCTCTGGTTTAGGAAGTGGTGATGGAAAACGACGGGGGTGTAATGTAGCAAAATGTTGTGTTTGGGCGAAGAATAATGATACAGAAGAGTGTATTGAAGGAGATAAAAGTGGTCCTATGTTTAAACAAGATAAAAATGGTATAAACTATGATGAATATTATTATTTAAATAAACAATTTAAGATAAACCAAGAATAGATAACTAATAATAAGATAAAATTGATTTAAAATTATTTATTATTCTAATATTATATTAATAAACAATGATTGTTCCTATTAAGTGTTTTACGTGTGGAAAGGTATTGGCAGATAAATATTTGTATTATACTCAACGAGTTAATGAGATTAAGACATCTAGAGGGTTGGATGTAAATGATGTAATTTATATGACAAAAAATAACATTAAAAAAACGCCAGAAGGTGAGGTAATGGATGAACTTCACTTGAATAAACTTTGTTGTAGACGACATATGCTAACTCATATTGATATTTATTGATAATTCTAGTTATTAATATGTAATGATATACAACAATAAATAATTATTTTATAACACATTTTTATATCTATTTTTATATATAAATGGTTAAATCAATACTTAGAAAATCCAAACAAAAGAAAGTGCAAACAAAGCGCGTTCGTTTCAATAAATACAAGAAGGTAAAAACAATACGTAAGCGATTGTCTAAAACAAAGAAAAACAAAAAAACAACATTAAGCAGTAAAAAACTTAATAAAGGTAAGGGAAAGAAGGGTAAAAACGGAAACAAACGAAAAAAAACACGTAGGAAACACGTGAAAAATACCAACAATAAACCCAAACGGATTTTAAAATTAAAAATGAAAGGAGGTAGTGGTCACAGTATGGGAGAGAAAGTAACCGGTATTTCTAATAATTCAAACCCACAACAACAGTACCCCGAATCGACAAATTTAAATTCAAGTATCCCAACTCCTTATCAGAATGGAGGCAGTTTGTGGAATACATTTGGTCTTGGGGATGTCCCACTTGCTAAATTTGGGATTTTAAATTCTGCTAAAAATATATTTTCTTCGGCAACTGGTGCGGATAAGACTATATCAGCTAGTCCAGCAATTCATCCAGAAATGAGTAAATCATTGGTAAAATACCCTACTCCTATTGATATTAAATCAATACATAGTGTATCTAAAAATACCGTTTCATGAAATAATGCGATTATATAATATAATATATTAATAAATGGATCCTATAAAAATGTTTAACAATATATGCACTCCTGCTCAATTGTATTTAGCAATTTCTCTAGTTGCTATTATATCTATCCTTATCCAAAACTGCGAAGACAACACTGTATATCGTGTTGGGGATATGGTTGTGAAAACTCCTTGTCATAATTTAGCATTTTTTGCTATAAAAATATTATATGTATTTTTATGGACTTGGTTGCTTAATTTATTATGTAAAAATGGGTTTTCCGGATTGTCTTGGTTATTGGTGTTAATGCCTTTTATTGGTATGTTCGTATTAATTGGATTAGGACTTGTGTTATTTAAGTAAAATAACATACTGATTAATTCGGCAACAAACATCTCTCCCGTTTAACATATATATGTTGTAAATCTTGATGAAAGTCATAATAATAATAAAATAATTAACTTGAATATTAAAAGTTAATTATCTAAATAGTAATATTCATTTATACCCATGTGTTTTGGTTATTTAAACTATTAAAATAATAACCTAAAAAATTCATTATAGATAATATATAAGTATGGATTCTATATCATGGACAATTATAGATAAAATGTTTAAAGAAAATGATAATTTTCTTACCAAACATCATTTAGATTCGTATAACCGGTTTTTTGATGGTGGAATAAAAGAAGTATTTAAAAATCAAAACCCAATGAAATTTAACAGAACCAAGGATGAAAAACACAAAATATTTAAACACAGGGCAAACATATATTTCGGAGGGAGAAATGCTGACCGTATATACTATGGAAAACCAATCATATATGACAAAGATGAAAATGGCGAACGACAACACTATATGTATCCAAATGAAGCAAGATTGCGCAACATGACATATGGGTTTACAGTTCATTATGATATTGTAATTGATTTTGCAATATTAATAGACAACAACAGTGGAGATGAAACACTAAGACTTCCATCCGAAGAACACTCAGGTATTCCTAGAAAATATGACGTTCACAAAGAAACAATCACTCTGGAAAAAATATACTTAGGCAGGTTCCCTATTATGATCCAGTCTAATTTGTGTTTTTTAAAAGGTCTTGAACCAGAAGCACGATTTAATTTAGGTGAATGTAGAAACGATATTGGTGGATACTTTATTATCGATGGCAAAGAAAAGGTAATAATGAGTCAAGAAGGAAGAGCAGATAATATATTGTATGTTAAAGATAGTTACAATGAAACGTATAGTCATGTTGCTGAGATTAGGTCTGTATCAGAAGACTCCTCGAAACCAATTCGCACTCTTTCGGTAAGAATGGTAGCTCCTCAACCAACTTTATCCAACAAACAGATCGTTGTAAATATACCCAATGTTAGAAAACCTGTGCCATTATTCATTGTAATGAGAGCATTGGGAGTGATTTCAGACAAAGAAATAATTGAAACGTGCTTGCTTGATATTGAAAAATACGATTATTTGGTAGAATATTTTCGACCTTGCGTCCATCACGCTGGACTTATATTTACACAAACTCAAGCATTGAAATTTATTGCCGAATTAATGAAACATAAAACAACAAGTCATGTATTGGATATGCTATCTTCTTATTTTATCCCACATATTGGAGAACTAAATTTTAAAGACAAAGCATTGTATTTAGGATACATTGTTAAAAGCCTATTATTAGTGGTTAACAAAAACGAAAAACCAACTGACAGAGACAGTTATGGTTACAAACGTATTGAAATAGCAGGAACCCTTATTTCACAATTGTTTAAGGAATATTACACCAAGCAATTAAAAACAATAAATCTTTACATAGATTCTAAATTTTTCTATGAATCAACCAATGGAGAAACATATCATGGGATGGATTTCAAAAACCTGATTTTAAACAACACAAATGAAATGTTTGCTAAACGCATTGTAGAAGAAGGGTTTCGCAAAGGATTTAAAGGAAATTGGGGTTCGGAGGAACACACCAAGCGAATGGGACTAGTTCAAGGACTAAACCGCCTTTCTTTTTTCTCAGCATTGTGTCAATTAAGAAAGACAAACCTCCCATTGGCAGCAGAAGGGGCAAAAGTAGTTGCTCCTAGATTATTACATGCTACACAATGGGGATATTTGTGTCCCCTACATTCGCCCGATGGGGGCAACGTAGGATTGCATAAACATTTGTCTACATCTACCATAATTACTAGTGGAACTAGTGGAAGACCATACATTAAATTGGCGAGGGAACTAGGAATGAAATTGTTAAACGAGTGTTCCTATAACGAATTGTCGAATTTAAGTAAGGTATTTGTAAACGGTGCTTGGGTAGGTTCTGCTCATTTTCCAATGAAAATAATTGAAAAGTTGCGTTTGATGAAACGTAACGGTATTATTGATATTTATACCAGTATATCATTTAACACAAAGAAAAATGAAATCATTGTATGGACTGATTCTGGACGACCTTGTCGTCCACTGTATTACATGCATGATAAGAATGTATTAAGTTATGAACGACCAGATGTGAAGGAACGATTCGATAAGAAAAAAATAACATTTACTCAAATTGTAGGGGGATTTGGAAATTATGAATTGATGGAACCTAAAAACGCACCAGATAGTTTGTTGAAAAAACAATCATCCGTTGTAGAATATGTTGATACAATTGAATGTGAAGGAAATTTCATTGCTAAATCAACCACCACTCGCGACGATTACGTTAAAAACAGGGTTACGCATCAAGAAGTGGACCCTTCCTTAATATTGGGAATTATGGCGAATCAGATTATTTTTCCAGAAAATAATCCTTATCCTCGAAATGCGTTTTCATGTGGACAGGCAAAACAAGGAGTCTCTATGTTTCATAGTAATTTTAGAAACCGTATTGATAAAACATCTTACTTGCTGAATTATGGACAAACGCCATTAACGAAAAGCAAATATTTGGATTATGCCACAAAAGAGCAACATCCTTATGGTGAAAATGCTATTGTAGCTGTTATGTGTTATAGTGGATTTAATGTAGAAGATGCTGTTATTGTAAATAAAGGATCACTTGAACGCGGGTTGTTTCGCACTACTTACTATAACATGTACGAAGATCATGAAGAAACTAAAAATGTAGGGAATGCTGTCATTGATAAACGATTCATGAATATCGAAGACAACAATGTCACTGATTTAAAACCCGGATACGATTATTCGAAATTAGATAAAGCAACCGGTTTAATTAAAGAAAATGAAGAAGTTACAGAAAAAACAATTGTTATTGGGAAAACGACACCATTATTTGGAGACAACGAAGGCAGTTTCAAGGATGATTCAGTTACTCCAAAGAAGGGTCAAGTTGGGTATGTTGACAAATCGTTTATTACAAGAGGTGAAGAAGGAAAACGAATTGCGAAAGTAAGAATTCGTGCGGAACGTATTCCCGCAATTGGAGACAAATTTTGTAGTAGAGCAGGTCAAAAGGGAACTATCGGTATCATATTGGATGAACAAGACATGCCTACCACAGCGAATGGAATTCGTCCGGATATTATTGTAAACCCCCATGCAATGCCTAGTCGTATGACAATTGGGCATTTAGTAGAAACCATCACAAGTAAAACAGCAGCCATATACGGTGGATATGGTAATTGTACTGCTTTTATGCAAAAAGGTCCTAAACATGAATTATTTGGCAAAGCATTGGTTGAATCCGGATATCATTCATCAGGAAATGAAATACTCTACAACGGAATGACTGGTGAACAATTGGAAACCGAAATTTATTTTGGACCAACGTATTACTTACGATTGAAACATATGCCCAAGGATAAAATCAACTATAGAGCAACGGGACCACGAACAGTAATGACGCGTCAAACCGTTCAAGGACGAGCAAACAATGGAGGATTACGTGTAGGAGAGATGGACCGTGATTGTGTTATTGCTCATGGACTTAACTACTTCCTCAATGAATCCATGATGGTGCGTGGTGATGAATTTTATATGGCAATATGTAATAAAAGCGGAACCATTGCGATTTACAACGAACAAAACAACTTATTTTTAAGTCCATTTGTAGACGGTCCTGTGAAATTTGTCACTAACATTAACAATGAAATTAATATTAAAAATGTAAGCAAATTTGGTAAAGATTTCAGTATTGTAAGGGTTCCGTATGCTTTTAAATTATTGATGCAAGAATTACAAGCGATGAATGTTCAAATGAGAATTATTACAGAAGATAATGTAGACGCATTAACTACCCTACAAGAAAGTGATAACGTTGTCCGTTTAACCAAATTCAACGATCTTAATGAAATCGCAAACGAAAATAAAAAGCAAATATTAGCATCTGAAAAAAACAACTTTTTTAAAGAAACTACTATATTAGTGGAAAAGGAATCTCCAGCATTAATAAAAAATACAACTATTGTCGATATAGGCAACGATGGAGAATGGGGTGATGAAATGATGAAAATGCCTATGGATTCTGGAGTTGGATTCGGATTGGGATTAAACAATAATATACCTGCCCAAGTATTTATAAATACACTTACTATTGGTGATAAAACTATTAAGAAAGGAGACATCGTTAAGGTAGACGAATTTAATACAATCTTTGGTAAAGAATATACGTTTAAAGTGGTTGAAATAATAGAGCAAAAGGACGATGCTACTAAATATAAAATACAATTGGAAGATAACGATAGTGGGGAATTTAAGTATGTAAGTGATATAGCAAAAATAGAAAAAATACAGGAATCTGGTATAACGGTCGATACAAGCGAAACTCAACCCGATTCGCCAAAATCACCAAGTTACGACCCGTTTAGTCCGGGAAAAGGATTGACCCCCGCCACTCCAGAATCAATTGCTCCAACAATTAATGCACCGGTTCAAACCAACATACTTGAACAAGAAGAGTATGAAAGTTCCGATGACGACGAAGGATACGATGACGAAGAAGATATATATGGAGAAGTAATCAAACCAAAGATTACAATTGTAAATGAAGGAGAATTGGACAATAAAGATTTAGAAATATTAACGGTAGATGATATCAATGGAGATAAAGGGGGCGAAGAAGAAAATGATGGAGATACCAGTGGTGTTAAAAAAGGAATTAAAATAGACATTTAATACATAAAATTGAACAACTTAAAATATATAAATAAATATCTATATATTTTAGATAATGACTACCGTAAAAGAAAACAGTTTAACCATCTCCAACATTTATAAATCAAGAAAAAACCTTCTTGAATTATTAGAAACGAGGGGGTATAATATAGAAGAATGGAATGATTTTAGTATTAATGAAATACAAGCAATGTATACCAATGAACAATTGGATTTACTTTTAAGTCATAAAAACAGTGGTAAAAAGATTTATGTTAAATATCATATTCAAAAAAAACTTAACTATAGTAATGTTTGTGCGTATGTTGAAGATATATTTATAAACGAAGAAATTTTAGAAAAAGACGACGAACTTATTATATTTACGAAACATAAACCAAATGATACGTTGGTGAAATTAATGAAAATGTTATTTATCAATGATGGTCAATTTATTAACATCTATTACATGAAGCAGTATTTGTTTAACATATTAAATCATGTAAATGTACCGCCGCATAGAGTATTGAGTGACAAAGAAAAGAAAGACATATACGAAAAATATAATATTACTCGTGACTCAGAAATGCCTGAAATAAGTAGATTTGACCCTGTAGCACAAGCAATAGGAATAAGACCAGGTGAATTATGTGAAATCACCCGCTCTAGTCCAACTTCTATAACAAGCAAATATTACCGATTTTGTTTACAATAAAAACATCACATATTCTTAAATACAATAAGTAATAATACACCTATTTTTTATTGTATTGATTTATAAATTATTGGTTATATATAAATGAGCAATACAAATGTAAATTATGATAAAGAAGGCGAAGATAACATAAATAAAAAAAAAGAGTTGATATGTAATTATCACGTAGCATTGATAAATGGTGGAAATCTACAGTCATCTAAGGATAATATTACGACATTTAAAAATAAACTACTCACAAATATAGGCACCAACAAAAGCAATATTGATAAATTATCAAACATAACATTAAATCAATCAAAAACACTAGAAGATTTAGAAGAAATGGAAGAACGACTACAAGAAACATCTGGAAAATTACATGCCGGGACAGAATTAAAACAAAACATATACGAAGAAAATACAGCATTAACGATGCACCTTATTTATTATGTTTTAGGAATAGGATTTATGGGATATTATGCGATTCGATTAATGAAAGGCAAACAATAAACCAATACAATATAATTAGCAAACCTTAATAAATTAGCAAACCTTAATAAATATTACACAAAAATAAACTTCTGTATTGTATTTATATGACCCCAATTAAACATCTTTTAAACAATGTATTGGATATTAAATCAGACAAACATAATTTAAATCAAGGAGATGAATTTGTTAAAAATAAAATGAAATACTTGTTTAAACCCAAACTAATTGAAGGAATGGGGTGTACCATTAACGACCGAAATGATCCAAAATATGCTAGGTTTTTGATTCCATCAAATGATTCTCATGTATTGGATGGGGCCAGTTGTACAATAGATGAAAATAAATCAGCAGGGGTAACCTGTGATAGTTCTACTGGTTTGTTTGCATTTAGTGGATGCGAACCAGTCACCATCGGCGACAAAATCAAAGTAGAACAGCAAAAGCAATTAGTATTAAACGAAAAAATAAATAACAATAGCAAAATAGACGTGACAAACAACGGTCGTAATGTTGTGGTAGATGGAGTGACTTATTTCGTAAATCAAAACAACAATTACTACAAATATGTCAATAGTATTGGAGATAGTACATTTAAACCACGTCATGTTAATTTCAGTACAACTTGCCCAAAAACAGCACCTACTATTGAAAAAAGAATAACTGGATTTATCGAGGGTATAATTGACCCTGTCAACGATGACCAATGTCCATTGTATGAACTAGATTCAGAAGAACAATTGCTTTACGCCCAAATTATGGAGTCCACTCGCAAACTTCGAGATTTACAGGCACAACAAATGGAGCAACAAACGGACACATCTGGATTACAATTTAAAAAAAACAAGGAAACTATTAAACTAAGCAAACAATTTATGGATTACAATGAAATGGTTAAAAAAAGCAAATATTATACTGATAAAGTAAACGCTTTAAATCTATCACATAGTGAGATTTTAAAAGGCATCACGATGTTACAACTGCAGTATGGTTTTTTTGGTATATCATCTATTGCTTTGATATTTTTAATCGTAAAAATTATGGCAAATAAAGAATAATTTACAATGTAATTAAATTATATTATAAATTTATATATATAATAAAATGACTACCAAACAAGGGATTTCTTTTATGAAACACAATCACATAAGTAACACTGTTATAGAAGGAAACACGCAGAGAGCAGAACCTTTAAAAGATATCGATAAAAAAGCACCTGTATTATACAGTAGTATTGTAAAAAAAAATACAGAACATGCCGATGACGCATTTAGCAAATGTAACAGTTTTTGTGATCAACAATATTCCGAACAAGAACGAAATGCTTGTTATTTAGGATGCGAAATAAAAAACCAGGCAAATGCTGCTGGAGATATATCATTGAAAAAAAACAAAACGTTTTCAGTTCCATACGACAAATGGAAAAAAGAATATATCAAAACCATTCCAAAAACAAGTAACAATGAAATAAAAGCAAGTTATAAAAAATGGAGTCCACCTCATACGTATGGTGATATACCAACTCATAAAGAACGAGTGTGTTCTTCTTATTATTGTTGGAAAAGAAGAAGAAAATGTTTTTCAAGATGGGGTTTTAGAGTATGTGTACCGTATTATTGGCACGGATATTGTGGAACACGATGCAAAAACGTTCAGCGCTATAAAAAAGGTATAATTAAACAAGGGAAACAGATAACTATTCCAGCCAAATGGGAAGCATGCGAATGGACGGAAACGTATAGATATCCTGATGAATTGGAAGGTAAAAATGTGGAAGACCACCAAGTTGGTAATTGTACCATGTTTAAAACAAATACGAATGAAGATATTGATGGAACATATTATAAAGATTATTCTCTTTACAAATTAACACAAGCATGTAACGATGGAATGAATAATTATAATCGCAAAGATTGTAGCGTTAGTAATAATAAAATTGTATGTAATGGAACCAAAAAAGGAAGGTATTTATCAGAAGACATGCGTAAAAGCACTGAAGAAGAAACCAAACGAAAACAGTTTTTGTTTAAAAGCAACAAAGCAGTAGAAGGATTTTCTAATGCGTGCAAAAAACAATGTTCCGATTATAAATCTGTTAGTGATATTAATAATAAAATGGTTAATGGAAATGATGGTTGTTACAAATGTGAGATAAGGAATAATAATTTAATACGTTATGAAAATGCCAAAGAAGAATATATTGATAATATTAATTACAGAGCATCTCAAGCATTCCCTCTGGAAAACAAATTAAATGATTTGACTTCTAAACATTCGCCCCAAAGAGATATACTTATTGATTATAATGGCAACGCTCCAGAGTCTACATACACGAAAACATCACAAAAAATACAGGAAAACATAATGGAAAAAAATAAAATATTGTATGATTTAATTAACAATATGTCTTATTCTAAAAAAAACAATGCAACCATAAATGCATTTTTAGAAGATATGAAATCAAAAACTCCAAGTAAAAATATTGAATATGGTATTTGGACTGGATTGGTTGTAACAGCAGGAATAACAGTTGCAATGTTGGCAAGCAGCGAATGATAAACTATTAACTATTTACAATCAATAACCTACTATTTATACGAATAAATTATAATGATTATATATATAATGTCTGATACAAATGGAAATCCATTTACACAATTACATGAATATGTCAGCAGTCTTAAGACGACAGAGTGTGCTGTCAACAGTAGTAGTGATAAGTGTTCTGAATTAAAAACGATAGAAACAAAAATAGAAAATACGTCGAATGATTATTCCGACAAATTAACCCAAACACGTTATGATACACAACAAAATTTAGCAGATAAAAAAACATCCATAAAAATATTTACAAAAGAAACCAAAAACTTAAGTGATCATATTAGAAACATAAAACAAGAAAAGCAAAATAAACGACGTATAGTTGAATCAAGTGAATGGGAATACGACCGTTATTCGGCACATATTTTCATATTTAAAATTATCTTTGTTAGTTTGTTTATTATTAGTTTAATTTTGTTTACCAGGCAAAAAATATCAGCGATACCCGATACCGTTTATTTTGGGGTGATTATCATAATAGTTGCTATTATGATCTTTAATGTAGGGTATGAAGTTTTGTTTAACTTGCGAAGAAACAAATTTGATTATGATAAATTCGACCAATCGTATGGCGATAGGTTTAATACAAATGTTGGAGGTGGAAACGAAGATAATCTAAAATCTAAATCTGGTTTGTTTAAAAGCTTAATATGCGAATCATTTGTAAATGGAAGCGAAGATAATTTAAATGGACATCATTATAGTTTTATAAACTAACTAAAAGGTATAATTATATTCCACAAATAACATAAATTACAAAGTTAATGTTATTTTTATTCTAATGAATGTATAAGAAAACAATGATTAGTAATATTGATAAGGTAGTTCAACAATCAAAAATACAAGAAAAAAAAGACAAATATTATACATTAAAAAATGAGTTTGACAGTTTACCAGAACGTATTAAGAAGGTAGAAATGCAATATTATCAGGAAGGCGGTTGCAATTTAAACGATGATACAGATAGAACACGATGTGGTATGGAATATTATTTAGACATTAAACGTGAAGAAAGGAAAAAAGCATTTGAATCTTTTGCGAATTATTCCAATCAAAATGAAGAAGAAGCAGAGGAATTGTCTAGTGTTGGATTTTTTGATACGATTGGATTAACCAAACTGTTTAATAAAACAGTAGAAGGTATGAGTTTAGACGGCGATGGTAAATGCGATTGGGATACAAACACCGATGCGTTTCAAAGATGCGAACCATCCGACGACAACAACGTTAAAGCATGTAAATACAATCAAGAAATAGATAATTTAATAAATGATGATTATATTCATCGTAAAATGATAGAAGAACGTGTACAACAACAAAGTTACAATTCAAAAATCAATGAAAAAATAGCCAATACAGGCGAATTGCTCGATAAGGGAACTCGCGAAAATATACGGAAGGGAATGGTAGATTACCGTCACGCAACGTTTTATGATAAAAAAAGCGATACATATCGCAATACGATAGATGTATTAAATACAATTTATTGGATTGTATTTGTTAGTTTGGTTGTATTTTTTATTTACAACAAACATTATGAAATCGAACAAACTGGATATTTGGTTTTACTTGTTTTTTCTATTATACCATTTGTATTGAAACCATTTGTTAAATTAATTATGCTTTACGCCAAACGGTATCACTTTATCGACACCCTTTATACTATTATTGCGACAGGAACCGTTGGATTGATTGGATTTCTTTACTATATTACATCAAATTAAGATATAAGTTAATTAATACTATAAAAAATTATAGTATTAATATTATAAATTATCAATGTATTGGTTTATTATGTTTCCATTTCATCGGGGTAATCATAATCGTATATAATTTTGACTCCAACCCACTTTCTTAGTTTATACTTACCACATAGTGTATCCAACTTGTCATATAGATCTTGTAGAGGAGGTAACTTGTCATCAAAACTACTTTCATACCATTCTTTAAAACTAAGCTTAACTTCCTTCTTTGATAACGTATCATTGGGGTCGTTTGTTCGCTTAATACACTCCTTTACGTACTTTGTTAAGAAGTCACTTCGCTGTCTGTAACTGTTGCTTGCTTCCATAACCTTTGAACAATCCTGAACATGTCCTTTATTTTTACGCGCGATTTCAATCAACATTCCCATAAAGATAGGTGCCCATGAAGTTAGTTTCTTTTCCAATGTTTTGTCTTTTTTAAACTCTTTGTCTTGAGGATTATTAGATGGATTACCTACAAACCTAGATTCAAACGGGACTTGACGAATACGACGCCATGTTCCATCATCCTGTGCTTTAATTTCAAACAAGTGATTGGTACAGCACACCAGTTTAAATTGTGGAATAAATGTAATACTTTCAGAATACAACTGTCTGGCTTGTATTGGGTCTCCCCCTGTTATTTCTTTTAAAATACCTTCATTGATCTTGTCTCCCTTACTAGGTTCATTCATACATGCATACCGTAATCCTTTTAAACACGCAACTTCAGAAGATGATGACCCGATGTCTTGTCTTTTTTTAGTAATTAATGAGATAGGAACAGTTCCTTTTAAATCACCCAATGCTTTTTCCATCAATTTTACAAACATAGACTTACCATTACTGCCAATTCCAGTATAAATATTAAAGGTTTGATTTAAGTTGTTTCCGGTTAAACATGAAGCAGCATGTTCCCACATGTAATCCCTTAATTTAGGATCGGGAAATAGTTTTGCCATAAAGTCTTCGATTTCTTCCATTGCTTTTTTGTGTTTTGGGTTTTCGCGGTCTACCTTAACATAATCTATCTTGGTGCTGAGTGATATATAATCCTCTGGCAATCCCTTTCTAAACTCGTCCATATCAAAATCATAGACTCCATTGTTAAAACACAAAAGCATTTCGTTGGTGTCTAATTTACTTAGTAATTGGTTATCATAAAACATATGCTTGCACTCTGTCATGATGTTGTTTTTTGGAGTGCATCCCTTTAATTTCCACGCTACATTACAGTAAGTGGCTGCTTCAGTAGACAACTGTTTCTGCTGTCCTTCAGTAATATCTTTTCCCAAATCACGTATTTTCATCATACATTCTCTTTCTTTACTAATATATATCTTCGCCAAATGACTAGATAAGTTTTTCCTTAAATCGCTTCCTGAATCGCACTCATGCCATTTATTACCTTGATACGTAAACCATATGTTTTTCTTAATAGACACACAACGAAACTGGTCTTTATATAAGTGTTTTGCTAAAACCGCCATATCGTAGTCCGCCCCCGCATTTTGCGGTCCACCCATTAAGGTTCGTTTGATATAAACATCTGTGGAATTGCTACGTATTCTGTCATATTCTGCTTTATTGTCCAATTGACACCAATAACGAATACTTAAATGAGTTAGTTTTTTTCCACTAGTAAATCCAATGCTATCCCATTTATCTAGTATTTCACTTATATTACCAAAATCGAATCTCTCCCATTGACTCGAAAAGTATATAAACGTAGTAAGTAATAGTTGATTGGTTGCCTTCAATGCCATTGCGACGTTGACCCAATACGAGTATTCAGTATAATATCTTTCTGGTAGCGCCATCGTATAGTCGTGTATTTCCTTTATATCGGGGTGGTTCTTGTCGAGAAATGCATGTGTTATTTCCATTACTTGATTTAATGAATTTCTATCAACCACAATTGCTTCTAAATTTTCACGAGAAGTATAGTTAGTAAGCGACGCAGGGACGTCAATCATAGTTGCCCCTAACTGTTGTATTCTACCCTTTCTACTACCACCAGACGATGATTTCATTGACTTTAATTCTTCTTCGTATTCTGGTTTTAAGTGTGCTTTAGGCCAGTCCAAATAACGAGGACTAAATATCCTTACTGCTTTAACTGGTTTTATATTATTAACGTCCTGTTCTTCAAGAGTATAGTCGTCTTTGTCAGTGCTTACTTTGTAATAATAAGTTAACTTGTATGATTCATTATTTGGTTTTCGAGAACCATACATCATCCAATTGTTTCGACCACATGTAATTGCTTCGTCCAATACGTTGTCGGCAGTGTTTTGTAGTTCCAAATCGTCTAATATTTGACTACCAATACACTCCAATACATGCTTTCTAAGTAACATTTGTTTATCGTGACTTAAATGAACACCCATAATCATATGAATTCCATCTTTTACCAGATCATCTTTTGGAACGATATCCGGTTTTTCAAATATATAAACATTAAACATTTTTTTGTCAATGTTGCACAACAAACGAAGTTTTTCAACATACAAATCTACAATATCATATACATGCTCGTCAGAATGTTGTCTCTCTGTTATTTCAGTAGAATACCTAAAATCAAAGTCAATTAGAATTGGACCTCCATTTTCTCTGTCTTGTGCTTCTGTAAGATATTCCGGTTTATTTTGTTTAAATGTATGGTTAACATATAACTTTTGAAACTGTTTGGTTTTTGTATGTGGAATATTATAAGACCCTGCATATATATTTGATTTTTTATCACCAATTCTGGTGTGAGTGTATGACCCTCCCTTTTCAGCCTTGTGGTTTTTTAAGAATTCACCTAAAGAGGACATTTTTGTATAATCTAGAAATATTAAATTTTTTATAAATTAAATCAATTTCATCCGCTCTTGTTTTAAAAATAAGAATAAATTTTAAAATACTATAATAATGCCTGTTAAACTATAAGAAACATTATTGTTAATTAATATATTAATCCAATAAACTTAAATGCTTTACTATTATCTATATAACGATAATGTCATTAACACTAGGAGAAAAACGACTATTAAAAGATGTAATTTACATAAGCAAAAATCCGTTAACAAACCAAGGTATATACTATATTCATGATATAGATAATATCAAAAAAGGGTATGCGTTAATTATAGGAGCAGAAGAAACCATTTACAGTCACGGAATGTATTTCTTTGAATTTAATTATCCAAACGACTATCCTTTTTCTCCACCAAAGGTTACATACTTGACCAATGGGGACCGTGTTAGGTTTAATCCTAATTTATACAGAACTGGAAAAGTTTGTGTTTCCATCTTAAACACCTGGAGCGGACCTCAATGGTCATCGTGTCAAACTATATCCAGTATTTTATTAACATTAACAACACTGTTCCATAATAAACCATTATTAAATGAACCTGGTTTAACAGAAAACAATTCTTCTTTTAAAAGTTACAATAATATCATACGATATTCTAGTATTAAAGTTGCTTTGTTGGATGTATTAAATAAAAGGGTATGTTCTGTTATGTTTTTAAAATTTAAAAGCGAAATTATTGAATATATCAAATCAAAGCAAGAAAGTATTCGCGATGATATTAAAACTATTGACAAGTTTCTTTTAAAAACTGAATCGAAAAAGTTGAATTCAAGGGTATATGGTATAACGTTGTGTTGTGTTAAAAAAGGCGAACTATTAACCCAATTCAACCGTTTTTTGAATCATTTATAGATTTTATGATAAAATTGAAAACAATATATAAATATATATGTTGTTATATATACAACATGCATTTCTGTATTAAGTGTAACAATATGTACTATATAAGGCTGAGTGGCGGAGATGGTAGCGATGTAAACCAATTAAATAATTTAGTATATTATTGCCGACAATGTAATTTTGAAGATACAGATTTAGTAGTAGATAAATCATTAATTTGTGTATCAAAAAGTTACATCAATAAAAAACAAGAAAATTACAAAGATATTGTAAATGAATATACAAAACTAGACCCTACTTTACCAGAGGTTAAAAATATAAAGTGTCCCAACAACGATTGTATTTGCAACAAAGAAGAAGGACATGATACAAAAATAGTTACGATTCGATACGATGACTTGGATATGAAATACATGTATTTGTGTTGTTTGTGCGATACAGTTTGGAAAAATGAGTAAAATTGATTTATAATAATATTAATATATTTTTTACCAATTAAAATTAAGTATATTATTAATACATAATGAACGCAAAAGTAGTAACTGATTTTTTCGGGATTACAAAACCCGAAGATACAAATAAACCAGAAGACAATCCTCCAGAACCAGAACCGTTCGATGATGGAGAACACAAGGTGGGGGAATCTGTAGAAGAAAATGTGGAATTAGATGAAGAAGAAGATTATCCAGATGAAAGTGATGAAGAGAGTGAGGATGAAGACGACATCGATCTTCAGAAATTAGAAGGGTACACTGAAAAAAATATATTAATCGACTATCATCCAGAAGTTATACAGATATCAGAAGAAGAACTTCAAACATTGTCTAATGTTGTAAAAGATAAAAATGGCAGTATTATTGACCCTTTCCACAAAACAATTCCTATTTTAACAAAATATGAAAAGGCAAAAATCATTGGTATTCGGGCTCAACAAATCAATAGTGGTTCAGAACCATTTATAGCAGTAGATAGTAATATGATAGACGGACTGACTATAGCACACGAAGAATTGATGAAACATAAAATACCATTTATAATTCGCAGACCAATGCCCAATGGTGCAAGTGAATATTGGAACATCAATGACCTTGAAATATTAGAATAAATAGTATTCTAATTATAAACTGATTATTATAATTAAAAAATCATATCATATGAATTATATGATTTTTTATATACCAGTTATTTTTTTTACTATACGAATCGTACCTGTATTAACTTATTAACTTTATTTATCGCTTGCTAATTGGTAATTTTGACAAACGAGCATATATTTGTTTTTTACTTAAAGACCAAGAATTAGGATATAAATTAGTAGTTATACTGTTTCTGTTTGAACAAGTAGATAATTCTTTATATAGTTTTGGATTGGAAAATGAATTGTTCCATCGACCATCTGGAAAACGATTGTTTTCACAAACAAACACAAACAATTCCTCACTTCGCTCCGATGTCATCGTAAATCCTTCCCACGTTGCAACGGATTCAATGTAGTAATTATAATTGTTAAAATTAATTGTGTCTCGATCTATAAATGTATTTAACAGACTGGTACCTATTAATGCTATATTGTTTGCATCCACATCTTCTCTGTATATATTGTAATACACGTCAATTGTAAACCGACCTTCCCGGGGGTTGGCAAATGGATATATTGTTCCTCCATTTAATTCCCAAGTAACTGTTATAAAGTTTTTGTTAGACACTGTAAATTTTACATTGGTAGGTTTCGACAAATAAATCGAATTTACAATTATTTGAGGTATTGGTGCTTTCTCCCCTGAAAACAATTCCAATACACGGGTTGAGTCCGTGTTAGCAGTATCCAACTCAAAATCAAGTGTATTAATACATTGTATCGGAATGTTATTGCTGTCTAATGCCGGAATCAACGACGCGACACTAGTTCCATCGCCTATCAATCGCGTAAAATTAAAGGTACCCAAACTTATATCTGTTGGATTGGGCAATATGTTTAATCGACACAATCCACTTAGTTTGTTTTGTTGATTTTCACCAGATGGAAAGTCAGATATATAAATATTAGTAAACGATTGATAAGAAGGCACATATAATGTTACGGTAGACCCGCTGTTGCCTTGGTTTATATTTGTGTCGTATACCACTGTATCTTCGCTTGTAATTTGGTTGTTACCTATTATAGTTGAATTTGTAAAAAACGACAAAACATGATTTTGATTGCTTATATGACTTGTATCAAATATATACGTGTCTCCCTCATATGCTTGAAAACTAATATCTGTTACAAGTGATCCAAATCGCCGGACAATTGTTTCTACTTGCAAATTTTCTATGTATTCAATAATGTATTGATTGTCTATTACCTTTACATTAAAATTATAAGTTTGTGGAGAAACGACGGACTGTTGATTTATACCAATTAGCGCGGCGCCAGATAAATCTTCTATTGTTCCGGGTGCGGTGGATATAACAATTCTAGGATTGTATGATATATTACTGATTGCGGTATTTATAAAACATTTTGTTGTATTGGCAACTATACTTGCAACTTGAATGGAAATATTGGGAATGGAAATATTTTGAAATATTGGTGTACTGGTATCAATATCAAACGTTACCAGTAATAAATTATTTAAATTGTCGGGGTTGGATGTACTGGTTATAGTAAATTTAGGATTGTTAATAATGCTTCCTGAAATATCTGGAAATAATACCTGTCCTGGCATATCAAAGATACTTTGATTTTGATTTGTAATTATAATACGCAATGGTGGAAAAGGTGTAACTCCCCCGAAATAGGTTTGTTTTAAATCGGGTTCCATAACAAGTTCTATCTCACGACTACCATTTAAACTAATAACACTTGTAGTAGAACGTGTAATGTTATCTACTGCTGAAATTTTAAAGACAGATACATTAAATATGTACAAACTAGGATTTAAACCACTAGGACGAGAACTTAATAAATACGGTGTTCCATTTACTTCTTTAAATATAGGCACAAACGTGTTAAATATAATATCATCACTTATAAAACGTAGATTTATTTTACTATTGGTAACCCCATTGTCGATTTTGACAAACATTGTTGTAATATCTACGGTATCGATATCAATTATATTTGAAGAAGAGTTGTTTATAAGTATGTTATAATCTGATGTAGGGGTTGTATTGACTATGGTGATTTGGTCTGTATTTTTCATTAAAAATACAAATTTCATAGTGGTTTCTACAGCAAGAGCTGAAAACCCCGTTGTAAAGTTGTTTTCATAAATATAAATCATATTTTCAAATACGTGTGTAATATTATTTAATTCATTTGTATCGTATAATAATGATTTGGGTGTAATACACTTAAATCCAAACATAAAGTAGCGAACCGTTTGAAAATAGTTAGTATCAAAGCGCTTTGGGTCAAATGAATCTTTTGTAATGTTAATATCTTCTAGTTGAGAACCACTTATATCACCAAAATCAGGCAACGATGCGTTTAATTGAAACAGATTAATAGATTGTTGTATATTTTTAAATTCTTCGCTTCCTCCCACTGCTTTTATTTTTATTATTTTAAACAGTGCGTAATCACTAAAATCAAAATCGACATCGGTTATTGTTTCAGATACGTATTGTGTTATAACTTTTCCAGTTCCACTAGATGTTAAATTCATTCCATCCTCAAAATTAAACAATATAAGTTGTCGAGTGTTCCATGATGGTATATCCGTGGCATCTAATATAGACGTTTTCACCATTACATATGGTTGCAATCTATCTGTAAATTTAACTACTTTTAAATTGTTAAACGTGTTGTCATTGTTTTGGAGATTTATGGTAAACGTCATGGTTTTTAATTCAATCCCTTCAAATGATGCCATTGTTGTAGTATAATATTGTATAATATAATTATTAAAATTAATTAAATTGTACTATTTTTGATACGTAATATATATCCATCACAGTAAATCATTTCTTGTTACAATCAAACTGCATTTTAGATGCCAACCGAAAGTCTACATTAAATAAAGAAGCGTATCGTTGAACAAATGTTTTTTGTTCGGTTGTTTTTGTGGTTTGCTTTTCACACCCCCCGTCGGTACAACGATAACTATTAAATACTTCGGGCAATGGTGGAGGAACAATCGTTTCTATCAATACATACGAATTGTATAAATATTTGTTGTAAATAGACTCTTGAAAACTAGCATTGTTGCTAGAATCATATATTATATTCCAGTTGGGGTCTCTAAATAAATAAGTAGGGTCTGAATTGTCGGATATATCCGATTGAACGGATACTCCATTATATTCAGATGTAGTTTCCATCACCAATTCGTAATTCCAAGCACATATATATGGGACCATATTTCCATTTTTATTATACCTACTGGAATAAGGAAGTTCATTTAATCCAAAATCAGATGGTGTAAATATAACACTAGACATGTCATTTAAATTTTTACCCGTTGTAGTTTTAACATATGCTTTTGTTTTGTCTAATCCATATCCAGCGTTATATGATATATCATAAAATGTGTTACGTTGAGTCGTTTCATCATAGTATATTGAGGGAAATTCCCGTATTCTAATGTCTGTTGTTCCTTTATAATCATCTGGTAAAATCCACCCATTACTATTGTCTTGAGTATATACGTCATTGGGTGTCCAAACAAAATAATTTATTTTTACTTCACTAATATCACTAGTATCAAAATTCTTAAAGTAAATATTACGAGACATATCCAATAAGGTTTGTTCGGATAATGTCAACGTAACCTGTGACAAATCTTCTTGTATTTCAATATCAACATTTCCTGGTTTGTATATAAAAGGCGGTATTACAATGGTAGACATAGAAAGGTCGTAATCGGTAGAAGGAGGTATTTTATCTACGTTCCACGTATTATTGATAACATATGTCCAAGCAATATAATATACTCCACTTCTAAGGTTTTCTTCGTTGATAATAAATACACTTTTTGGAATTTGAGGAAAGTTAAATTCATAATAAGTGTTGGATTCCACTTGATACAGAAAATCAACATTATTTACCGTATAATCAACGCCGCTTAATTCAGTAACTACGTTGCTAATATCACTTAATGAATTGGGGTCCAATCCACCACTTATTAAATTTGTAATATTTTGACCTTTTGAATTCCAACCGAAATATCTAAATTTAACTGTAGTATTGTCGTTTACAGCATTCCATAAACCCACTAAGTTAAACTTTAGACCCAATACATTACTGTCTGGTATTTCAAGTATCAGCGATGTGTTTCTTGAATTAAACTCCAAATTTAGTTTGCCAGGATAGTAAAAATCAATCACATCGTATTCGATGGGAGAGATAAACCCTACTCCATAAATATATTTATGGTAGAATGGGTTTTCGGCAGTTCGGTTGAAAAAATATTTGTTGGTATTGTTTACTAGATTATATGATATATCCCAATCACTATCCCTATGATACACATCATTCAAACTATTGCCGTCTGTTTTTATAATACTTTGAAATTGGAAATTATTAGTTTTATCTTGTATTTTATAATCCATTCTACAGATGTAAGGAATTTGAAATGTAGAATTTGTATGGATATGACTTTGTGGAAAAGTAGTTGTTCCTCCCAAAAAGGTAGGGTTTCTAAGTTGATGAAATATAATATCAGTTCGTGATATATCACTTAATAAAATATAATCAGTATCCGGTCGTTTGTCGTAAATTTTAATGGTGCTATTGTTTTGTGATACATCACTATTGTCGGTTCCCAAATAACTTAATATGTTAGCAGGTGCTCCTAAATTACTTAAATAAAGTCCTTTTTTATTATTTACGGTTACGGTTACTGATATCTCGCCGTTAGATTGTTCTTCCATCAACCACCTTACTTTTCCTGTAATATTTCTCCCATTATTGTTTTCCAAATAGTAGGCATTTCCTTTTGTAAAATAAGCAATTGTTTGGTTGGAAGCATCTGTTACTATTCCAAGATGAGTCCCCGATTCAAAAGTCGTCATCGATGTGGTGCTAATACTTGGTATACTACCTATACCCCAATTCGCACTAATATCTGTATTGTTTATCTCTCCCTCTGGTATAATCATTTCTACAATGTAGGTTTTTACGTTACTAAGATTGTCGCTAATATCACTACCCAACGATTCATTTGTTGTATTGGATATATCGTATGTATTGGTCAATCGATAAAATTCATGTGATTTTCCAATATAACTAACGTTTATTATGTCAAATCCAATATCGCCGTATCTGTTTATGTTTGTGTATGCTAGTTCTGGACTAGGTAAAATGGTTTTATTAAAATATGTAGTAGGGGTTTGATACAATCTAGGGTCGTCTCTACCTTGATATCCTGGTGGAAGAGACCAGAAGTTTCCTGAACTTTGCGATGCTTCTTTGTTTGGGGAAAACAAATTAAAATCAAACGATATGCGTGTATTGCTAGCATCTAGAGTAGTATGGTAAATCTTAATATAATCCACAAATCTCTCAATGTCTTCTTGAGCAAACTCTAAAAACAAATTGGTAAAATCACTATTGGAATATACATATACGCCACTTAAATCATATAGAAAATCATTATAAGGAACATCAAATACGGTGCTATTGACTTGATATTCCCCACCACTTGTTTTATCAAATGGTAGGTAGTCAGCACTTACTCCTCCATCTTGTATAATTTCATAATCCCATTCAAAAATATATTGTCCCGATAGTAATGTGGAATCAGGGTTACTGTTTTCGCTTATATCAAATGTTACTGTTTCTGGAACAGTACGATTCGGATCATAAAACGAATACGACAAATCAAATAAATTGTATGAAATGTCGGACGTATCGTAGTTATTTTGCTGGTCCGAACCATTAATTGTATCTGGTTTCAAAACATGCACGGTTATTCGTGCTCGCACATCTTTATTATGATTAAAAAACAAGTTCGTGGAAAGATTCGATAAAATAGAACTAGGTAATGAAGCGTTTAAATTTCTGTAGAAAAATTCGGGTTCACTTCCTCCGTTTAAATAAGGTAGGGTTGTATATGAAATGTCCAAAATACTATTTGGATACACCCGTCTTCCAAACTCTGTGAAATCAAACTCATTCTTATTGCTAATACCACTATGTAAACTAGATGTACCATAGTATGATTGTTTATAATCGATTGGATTATATTTGTCGTAGTTGTACCTTTGTATAGTGTAATTCCACCGAATACAATAATTATTACTAGACATGTCATATAAAATGCTGGTTGTATCGGGTAATACGTTAACCATTTTATATGTGATGTTCCAATCCACGGTGCTCACCAAATGTCCATAATATGGTAAATTAATCAAGTCGTTACGACGAATTCGTAAAATATCAATGTTTAAATTTGCGTTGGATTCATACGCAAAATATTTGTTTATGGTATCATTGCTGATAAGCGCTTGTGCTGAAACGTCTTGAGGCGTTCCGTCAATGTCATTTTCATTGTTGTACCGATTTCGTGAAACATCAAAGTTGTTAGTTCCATTATAAGGAACATCTCCATAATCAATATTGCTTTTTGGTATAAGTTGTAGATATGATGCGTTGTCATTTAATTTAACTAATTCATTGTAAGAAATATCGACAAATGTGTCCCCGTATGGAAAAACCGATGTATTTTTTGTAGAAACAACATTGGATAAATTTATAGGAGTTCCAGTAGAGGTTAATCCATATTGGGGGTCTTCGTTTATAAATATATAAATGTTGTATGTTAACTTGACTATTTCATTGTCTTCAAACAAATGAATGTAAGCAGTTTTATCAATCGCGTTCTTTAAATATCGTGTTCCTTCGCGATTGTCTGGATGATACCGTTTAATGAAATTATAAGATATGTCATACTGGTCTTGTTCTGGTATGGTAAGTGTTAATACACCAGTATTGTAAGACAAATCAATAGGTCGTATTGCTTTATATATTCTCTCTACATCTAATGTGGAATATTGAGATGATAACGCTCCTATATTGGAAAAATAATTATACTGCCAAGATACACCATTTATATTTAAATTAGGTGTAAAAAAAGGAGCATATCCCTCCAACATATATTCGGTAATAGTATTGTATATGTCGGTAAAAATAAGTTTGTAACTATTTTTAATAGAGTAAGTCCATAAAAAGTTGTATTTAGTATATTTTGGACTAGGCATTACAATTTCACTTTGTTCTGGAATGCCGTTATTTGTTCCATATGTTCCACTTAATTTAAATACACGAATATAATTAGATGATGTGTCACTTGCGTTTGTTTCAAAGAAATTGTAAGTGTAAAGATTACGACCATTTATATTGGTTTGTTCAATTTGTTCTTGATTGGATATGTCATTAAATGTAATAGGACGAATGGTGTAGTTGCTGTCGGTTAATTGTTGATTGTTTGGTGTCATAGAAAGGGAAGATCCGTTAAACCAGGGTCCATTTAAATCTTCCCATATGTAAAGGTAATAATCTACATATACTTCGTGGTTCCCTAAGGGTTGTATAGTAATGTCTGTAACTTCACTAATCATATCTGCTGGAATAAACCTAGACAGATACGTTAAATTTTGCGATAAATCATCAATGGTTTGATGTATGCTTGAAATATCGGTCTGTGGTATCTTAAATGTAACACGGTCTAAATCACCAAAATAATAATTGTTGTCTGGTTCAGTATATTGTGATTCGGTCATTCCGTTGTTTTTTATTAAATAAACCACGCGGTCTGTAGCACTTGTAAGAGTGCTATTGTCTTTAAAAAAATAAGCGTTTCCAATAGTACCACGTGATATATCTTGAATACTTGTCACATTATCACTCGCATCAAATGTAAATCCAACATAGTTTGGTCGCTGAACAATATATTTTTGAGCATCCAGTAAAGAAATGTTTAACTCTTCAATTGAGTTATTACTTATATTGGTTTCTAACATTTGATGTTCTACTTCTACAAATGGATACGTATTATTGTATTCTATTGTCCCTTTCTGTAAATTATGATGAAATATAGTATTTGACAATAAAGTAGTCATATATAAAAAATATAACATTTTAAAATGCTATATTTTTTATGATTTATTAAAGTTACATCGTACTATTTTTTCAATACCTAGCATTTCCATCGGTTACCACAATTTAAACATGTAACAAATGTGGTCATAGGTTCGTCTGCTGAACGTGTTTGCATTTCATAATATGTACACCTTCTTTTTTTACATTTATAACACTTAAACTGATCTGTTGCTGCCATCATATTATCAGACGTCATATTTTTGTCTCTCTTTATCTTGGATTCTATTAATGCTTTCCATATAGATGGGTCCATTTCTTGATGAGTTAATTGTTCTAATGCATTTTTTGTTATTTTTTTATTTTTGATGGATTCTAGTAATACAGAATTACTTACCATATTTGACATAAGGGTTCTCAGACGATTTACATACAATTGAACAAAATACTTATTTTCCCATTTCTTAACAATTTTTTTCCGTGTGGCTTCGTTTAATGTATAGTTGAATATACTGATTTCTATATTTTTAGCAAGTTTATCGTCTTCAATAGCAAACCGGTCCTTAAATGCGTTGCATACATTTTTACGTATGGTTTCTGGATTTTCTACCTTCATGATACTAATATTGGATTACTATATTTGGTATTAATATATTTAAATTCAATTTATTAATAAATTATTTTTATGTAGAACAGTTTATTATGATTCATTTTCACTTGAACAGTAACTATCTTCGCTTAATTCAGAATAATACTCTTCTTCGCTATCTTCTTCTTCGCTATCTTCTTCTTCGCTTTCTTCTTCTTCGCTTTCTTCTTCTTCGTGTACTTCTTCTCCATCATATTCTTCAGAACCATCATCGTCATCATAACTTGCGCTTTCTTCTAAATCATCATCAATCGGAACATAGTCTTCATCATCATCATCGTCTTCTTCATCTACTACAAATCCGTCTTTATGATATCCCTCCTTTGTTTTGTCACTGTCCGAAATTTCTTCTTCGTCTTCACTTGGTTCTTCCGAATGTGTTAAATCTTCAAATCCGCCGAATAGCGTTTCGTACGTTTTTTCCCATTCTTCTTTAGTTAAATCATCGATTGAATAATCACTAGGTTGTGGGGTAGAATGCTTCAGTATAATCATAGTGTTAAAATAAAGCGCCTCGTCTACTGGAGGTGGCAGGTCATATTTATTTTCGCTATTCGAACGACCTGTATCTTTTGCATAGACTGAATAAAAATTATTAGATACCTTCCAAGTATGCCTTTTCATAAAATTAGCACTCGATTTCAAATTACATTTTTTGTAAAGTTCAGATACAACCATGTTTTTAACCGATTTTTCGGTTAATGAAGCATTTTTATTTACCAAAACAACTTTTACCATATATAAATTATCTTATTAAATCGGTTTAAATAGTTTCAAATAATATATATAAATGAAGTATTATATCGATGAGTTAAATATTAACACGCTAAACCTAACCAAACTAAAAAATAATTTATATTATGAACATAATACTAAAAATATTATATTATCGGATAATGGATATTATACTATTTATAATAATCAATATTATAGATATTTCGTAGACTCAGACAAAGCAACCAGTGAATATTGTTATTATAAATTAAATAATTATTTAGACAAGTATACAATGTATGTAGATAACAACGAATGGATACGAAAAAGAATAAAAAATATACCAATTCATCATCAAAACATTATTGTCCAAGAAGAAATTTTCAAGTTAAACGAAAAATGTAATGTATCCTTTATAATTGAAAAAAACGAGAAGGGAGAGATATACGACGCATACTTTCTCTCCCAATTAGATGAAAACAATTTTTCTTTTCAAGAAACAATGAGTTATTTATTGTCAAAGTTAATATAAGTTTATGTATATGATATTTTGGATTTTACAAAGAATAAGTATTTCATTGGTTTTGATTGCATGTGCTCATTATATTTATATTTTCTTAAAACATAATCTTACTATACCAAAAACAAGAGATTTAGTTAATCAACCACGTGAAAAGTACAAGGAAATGTATAAAAAAATAAACCAAGGTATGTATACAGCAAGTAGCGTTAATGGTGATAAAACTAATAACGACGCAAAATCAACAAATGTTCAATCAAAAATGAAAAATGAACTTAAAAACTACTTGAAAGATTTGAAAAAATCAAATAATACCTTGTCAAATAGTTCCAACACAAATAATAGTTCTTTATCTACAAATCAGTCACCCGTTTCAGATGGTTCTACTATTTTTAATAGTGCTCTTTCTGATTCAGGATTTTCTAATTATTAAAATAAACCATAAATCGTCATAAATATATTTAAACAAATATATTTAAAAGCATTTATGGTTTTATATATATAATCCATGGCATACAATTCAAAATTTCACCTTCAAGGAAAACGTTCGTATCGTAATCACAGTACATCGTCTACATTATTAAACAAGGAGCGCAAGTTTTTAATATCACAGTTCCCAAATATAAAACCTTTTTATGAAAAAACTTTACATAACAAGGTTGATATAAAAAATAGGTTTTATATTAGTATCCCAATGGGAAAGAAATATTTTATTTGGTTTACGTATTTAAACGGACGACCCGTATGTGTTCATTTAAATTACGTGTTTAAGTCAAGGAGTTTTCAAGAAATAAAGATTATTGCTTGCAATTTTGATCCTGCATTATGTGTCGGGAATGGTACAATTCTATTTGGAACGCATTTACTATTAAATGGTAAAAATATATTTAATATTGAAAATATATTTTACTATAAAAACAAAAAAATTCTATTTGAGACACAGTATTTAAAGTTCAGCATAATCAATACTCTTTTAAAATGTAATATTGCGCCTAAAATATATCTAAAGCACGAATATGTGTTTAAGGTTCCAATAATTACAACATGTTATAAAACAATGAAGTCAAAACTTGAAAAATTGCCATACCGAATCTATTGTATTCAACATCGATCATGGACCGAAAATATATATTTAAATGAACGTGTTGAAATAAACAAAACACAAGAAGCAGTATTTACAATTGAAGCAGATATACAAACAGATGTGTATAGACTATATTGTAAAGGAACAGATGATTTAGTGAATATAGGATATGCTTATATTGGTAATATTAAAACAAGTCACTTTATGAATAAACTCTTCAGACATATTCGCGAAAACGATAATATAGATTTAATAGAAGAAAGTGAAGATGAAGATTATTTTGAAGATACGCGTTTAAATAAGTTTATGTTGCATAAAAGTTACAATATGGAATGTATATTTAATAAAAAATATAACAAATGGGAACCGATAAAATTAACAAATAAACCAATAAGTAATGCTCAAGATATGATGTTTATAGAAAAATAATTTGTATTGTTATTATATATAATGACAAAGGGCAATACAAAAACCAAAAAAATTGTTGGTAAAAAGACAAATTCAAAACGCAAAACAAAAAATAAAACTCAAAAGGGAGGAGCATACGGAGCAACCATGAACTCAATGGCGAATAACGCCAAAGCAAATATGGGTTTTGGTTATTCTGGTGCTGTAAAATATAACCATTGTGGCGGTAGTAAGGGAGGAGTTGCCATATTTAATAATAGGGTTGGATATGGATATACCAATGAAGGGGCAGCGAATGCTTCCAGTGTTCAGGGAGGATACGCACCTGTTTCTCGTTACGTAGCATCTCAGTGTGGTGCTGGTAAAAAGAAATCAAAAAATCTACGTAAAAAGGGTCGCAAGGGAAAATCAAAGAAAAACAAAACACTGAAATCGCGTAAACACATGAAAAAATCTCACAAAAAAAAGAAAGGAAAGAAACGACAGACGATAAAGAAATTAAAGAAGAAAAAGCATCATCAAAAGGGTGGCAGTGGTTATAGTCAATATCAAAGCAATACCCCAATTGGCACTTCGTTTGAATCTCCCAATATAACCCCCCCGCACAACGCATTGGGTCCTGTAGGAATCACTAAAACAAACATTAATTGTGTAGATAACTACAATCATTATAAAAAGTAAATAAACATAAAATTAAATAATATTATTATAATTGAAATATTATTTAATATACAATACCATATTTGAATATGAAGAAAGAAGGTACGATATATGATAAACGTTCTGAACATAGAGTTAAACATCGTAATTTAGTGTTTGATTTACCACCTAGTATTATTGGGTTAATATTTGAATATGATGATACGCATCGTGTCACATACAATTATTTGATACAAGAAATAAAAATGTTTCCTATTTGGAACATTACTTATTTAAGTGATGAATTAGAGACAACCTCTCATGCGGTATATTATTGTAAAAAAATTGCAAGTGATATGTTGTCTCACTGGACCAATCATTATACTTCTTTTGTAGACAGTCTTTTAAACTACCAAAATGATACAGCATATTGCGACAGAACATTTGTAAATTATTTAGACGACCATTCACATGGTTCTATTATACCAGGTAGAAATGAAACCATTTTTCAATGGATAACATATTACAACACTATCATTTCTAAATAAATTATAATTACTTTGATTTAACTTATTTGCATCCCAAACAACCTTTTAACTTGTTCGCACAGTTTTTAGGTTTGGCGATGTGTAACTTACCACCATCCACCATAATAAGAGTGTCAATCAATCCAGGAAGCATATCTTTGATAACAGGGTCTAGAAATTCCAACGCACCGGCATCTGTATTGTCTATTACATAGCAAAGAATGTCTACTACCAAGTCTTTTTTCTGCTCTCCATTTAAATGATATAACGTAGTGACCTTTGATAATACTTTCATCGTAGCATCCGCCATATTCTTTAGATTTACACCCGATGGAAATATTTTTACGATGTCTTCTCCAATAGAAAGAACATCGTCTGCCTTAATAGGCGTTTTGTTATCTTTTACCGATTTTAACTCAGCAACCTTAATGTGAGACATTAATTATACATTATTATTATATAAAATTCTTAAATAAATGATGATTTAAAGCAAGTATTATTTAATTTTATTGTAAAATATCTTATTATACAATAAAATTGTAGATTTATCTAATCATCGTCGTCGATTAAACATGATCGGTTTAATATTTCGGTTCCGGTTTTAATTTTTATTGTGGATGATGATTTTGAAGACACCTTTTTTGATTTTGCCTTCTTTGCCTTTGTAAATGGGGTATCCCCTTTTCGTTCTACAATTGTATCCCATTCGTCATTATCGAAGTTATTGCTGTCGCTTTTTATTACCTTAAATTTCTGTTTTTTATAAAAACGCAATCGTTTGGTCCAATGCCTTTGAAATATACCATGGACATCTACGATATCGATAACTAATGCTTCATGATCTTTTTTTCTTAAAATACGCCCAACTGCTTGATTAACACTAACCTTTGGAGTAGCCATTAGCAATGTAGTAAGTGATTTAATATCCAATCCTTCTTCTGCCATAGCATACGTTCCAATGATAATCTTTTTTCCTTCACTTATTTTTAAGTCTTTCTCTTTCATCCCTCCAACATAATACCCCACCGTCGCAATATTGCGATGCTTGATTGCGTCGTGTAAATAATGAAGAACGTTTTTGTTATGCGCCAATATCATAATTTGGTCTTCTACAGACCCTTTTTTAATTGTATCTTCTAAAATGTGTAGTAGAAACTCGCTTCGTCTATTGTATTCACATAATTTTTTTATCATTGACGTATAATTGACTTGTCCTCTCCAATTTAATACTTCATTGTCAAAATCAGAATCACCACTTATGTATTCGATTGCCTTTACCAATACTTTGTTTTCTCCTTTCCTTTTTTTACTAAATACAACATCCCCCAAAAACATTTTAATAACTTTTGTCAATCCATCCTTTCTTGTTAATGTTGCGGAAAG